GATGAAAAGGGCGAACAATTGGGAGTTATGGAGACTAGAAAAGCCATATCAATTGCTCGTGAACGGGAATTAGAGGTTGTAGTTGTATCTGAAAAAGCAGATCCACCGGTTGCAAAAATTGTGGATTTAAATAAATACGTATATAAAGAACAACAAAGGAAGAAAGCTCTAGCAAAAAATGCTCGTGCAACTCGGACTGAGTTAAAAGAAATGCAATTTAGACCAAAAATTGATAACCATGATTTTGAAGTTAAAGCAAACAAAATTAAAAAGTTTTTAGATAAAGGTGATCAAGTAAAAATTGTAGTTCGATTTAAAGGTCGCGAACGGTATATATACAAAGAGCACGGATTAGAACTTTTTGAACGATTATCGAAAAGTTTGAAAACAGATTTCCTTTCAGAGCCTAAATTTGTCGGTTCAAGTATCGTAGCAATTTTAAAATGTTAACAATTGAAGTAAGAAATAATAATGCAGAAAAAGCAATTAAATTATTAAAGAAAAAAATTAATGCCGAAGGCACGTTAAAAGAATGTAGGGACCGACAATCCTATGAAAAACCGTCAAAGAAAAGGCGCAGACTTAAAGCTCAAGCAATTCGTCGTATAGAACGAAACTTGGAAAAATTATATGAAGGTAGAATAAAAAATTATTGACTTTATCATTATACCATGTTATAATAGTGATAAATAATATGAGGAGAAGATTAATGCCATAATGGGTTAATCTAACTCTGTCTTGCTTATAAAAAAGGAGAAAATTATGACACATAGACACCTCACAACCGAAAATCTTAGCGATTTCATTACTTCACTAACACCGTTTACGGTTGGAATGGACCGTATGTTTAGAGACTTAGAGCAGTTTTCTAACACATATACAGGTTCGTCTACAGGGTATCCACCCTACAACATCGAGCAACTTGATGACGGTAAATGGGTAATTTCAATGGCCATTGCTGGCTTTGGTGAAGATGATATAGAAGTTTCACAAAAAGAACGCAATCTTACAGTTAAAGGTAAAATTGAAAGTAAAGAAAATGATGACAAAGATCATTTTGCTCATCGTGGTATTGCTAACCGTTCTTTTGAGCGAACTTTTCGTTTAGGTCCACATGTGCTAGTTAAGGATGCAACCCTTAAAAATGGCATGTTGACTATTGATTTAGAACAGGAAATTCCTGAGGAAGAAAAGCCTAAGGTAATTCCTATCACGGTTAATTAAGCAACTTTATATGCGGTGTCAAAACTGGCACCGCATTCATATTAACTAAATATAAAAAAAGGTTTGCTCATGCCTGATGTTGAAACTATAGTTGAAAAAGATACAAAAACAGTTCAAAATTTAAAAGAACCCGAAAAATATCAAGTCATTTTTATTAATGATAATTTTACACCAATGGAATTTGTTGTAGAAGCATTAATGGCTATTTTTCATCATTCAAAAGAAGCCGCAGAAAAGATAATGATAGATATTCATGAAAAAGGTAAAGGAACTGCTGGTGTGTTTTTTTATGAAATAGCCGAACAAAAAGCATTAGAAACTACTCATTTGGCAAGATCTAAAGGCCATCCTCTAAACGTCGAAATTGAAACAGTATGATATTATAGTTGTCGGAAATGGTGTTAGTAGAAAAAATATAGATCTTTGGCAACTAAAAAAAGATTATATAGTATACGGATGTAATGCAATATATAGAGAATTTCAACCTGACATTCTTTTTTGTGTTGATGATAGAATGTGCAATGAAATTCATGTAAGTGGTTATTCAAAAGCACATACAGTAATTTCACCGAATAAATATAGTTGTCCTTCGGCGACACATATCGAAACAAATAATAAATGGAAAAAATGGAATTGTGGAGCATTAGCATGTTATTATGCCGCAACGCAATTACCAAATATAATATATCTTATAGGATTTGACATTGGCGGAGAAGAAGAATACAGAAATATCTACGAAGGATCTCTCCATTATTGTAGTAGAGGCTCAGAACGCCACTTCTCAGTGGAATCTGCTACCACAAGACAACTTCTCTGGACCTTTCATTCCTTTCCCAATATCCAATTTAGACGAATTGGTGGAATGGCAATACATGAATTCGGAAGATGTAGAAATTATAGAAAAATAGAAAAACTACCTTATGAAAATAAAAACAACTAATTATACTCGACATGTTATTGGTGACAATATAGCATTATCTTTTGAAGATTTTTATGAAGATTTAAAAGAATTAAGATCCATGTGTCCAGATCATACTCAAGAATCTGATTATTGGAAATATAATAACGATTATTTAGATAATTCAGAAGAATCTAAAAAAGTTCTTAAAGAAATAGAAAAACGATTAACTTTAAAACCTGAAACAAGAGATAGATTATATCCTCGATTGTTACCTGTCGGTCCAGCTGGAACTGTGTCGGATATTTTTCCAGATTATAATACATTAGACACACTTAAACCTATCATTAAAGAAGTGTATGATAAAGATGTTACTAGTGTTGAAAGCCAATGTATTAGTTCTACATATTGGGATTATGAAATGCATGTTGATGCATATAATTCACATCATGATAATGTTTTGACGGCATGTTGGGATGAACTTTTTGAAAAAGGCGAGAAACATCTTTTAGATAGTATGCTTGTCCCTCCCGAGGAAATAGATAAATGTCATTCTTGGAATAAAGAACGTGAACAATGTAAGCAAAGACTTTATGATAGTGCTACCGAGTTAGACATTATTTCTGCAGAACGACCTATATATCCGGGGGCTTTAAAAAAATCATATTTTTTTTATAATTATTTGCCAACATCTAAAAGATTAAAATTACAAAATCATCCTAATAGGCCCCAATGGTTACCCGAAAATAGTTTTGTATGTTTTATATTTTTAGATTTTAATACCGATCCTCAATGGAAGGAAATCCCTGAAATTCAATTTTGGAAACATAAACCTATGAAGGTTTCTGATCATGAAAGATATAAAATAACCCAAGACGAATTAAAAAAAGAAGAAATAATATCACAATTATTTTATTACGAATCGTGGCATTATGGTCAACTAACAGAAACAGATAAATTTAAAACAAATAAACAACTAAGTGATTCGGTATGGGACGAACAGCATACATTAACAGAATATGATTTAATTCAATCTATACCTGGCAAAATAAATAAATGTATTTTATTTCCGGGAGAATATTTTCATAAATTTAATTTTCCAAAAGGATACATGGATTTACCTATGAGAACTCAAGTAATGATATTAAAATGAAAATACAACCTCGTAATATATTCCATACACATATTTCCGCTTTTAACATATCTGATGAACCGGTGTTTAAATATTTCTTAGAATTAAACAACCGAATGCCGGATAAAATAACTGAAGAAGAAAATATAACAAATCAAATAGGTAATACATCATCATATAATGCATATCAACGTAATATAAAGATGAATGATCTTACAACTTGGAATGCATACGAAGATGACGAATGGATTAAAGTTCGAGGTGAAGTTACTAAATTTTTAGAAAACCTCGCAAAATTATATGTAGATATGCATCATAATATGGGTACGGCTAATTGGATTAAAAGTAGAGAATTTGAAGTTACAAATTTATGGACTGTACGATATAAAGAAGGAGATTATCAAGCATGGCATACTCATCCCCAATGTGCGTTATCGGCAGTTTTATTTTTAGAAGTACCCGATAGTATTAAACCAGAGACATTTCCTGATGGTATGTTACATTTATTAAGTAACGGAATTTATGATGAGCATACTTTAGAAATAAATCATTCATATTATGTACAACCTGAACCAGGATTAGTAATATTGTTTCCAGCATCTATTGGGCATATAGCATATCCATTTAAAGGGCCCGGCCAACGAACTATAATAGCATTTAATTATAATGATAAAATGGGCATGGCATCACTTGATAAAAGATCAGGAAAATACCTTCTTTCCGGCCCTAATGGCAAGATTTACGAATTAACAGAGTATATTGAAGATAAATAATTTTAGGCGGACAAATATCGTCATGTAAACAGGAAGAACTGATCTAATCAATTACGTGCTGTTTATAGTAGTAAACTTGATCAAGATGTGTTTCAAATGACCATAAAGTCCGCCTACCGATAGAAACAGGATGTGACAAAGTTCGGTTCGCTCTTATTAACCTCTGCCTGTAATATGCAAGCATGTTGAAAATTAATCGTAGCCGGTTCAGGAAATGCGAAATCAACAAACCTTAGCCTATTCGCGATATGGCTAAAAACAAAAAGATTTTGCTTTCGTTCTTAAATTGAGTATATGGCAATAATACCGCTGATTACATGTTTTATTTTTTAATATACTAAGAGATACGGTATGCAAAAATTAAGGAAAGGCAAAGCCTATAAGGTAGACAAAGAAGAATATGTCGCTGTATCTTTGAACATACGTGATAGAGATCATTTCTATTCTATTGTTCATTACCTAAACAGGACGTTAGGTAGAACTGGTTGGAAAGCTCAAAAAAATACTCTTAAAAAATTTAAGCAAGGGCGAGTTAATGTTAAACGCCTTTTTTGGCTTTCTGACCCTTCTGTTTCTATAATATTAAAACTTCTATGAATGATATATTATATGAGCTTCGAAAAGTAATACAAACCTTTAACGATAATATCGAAGACGATCCCGATATTAATCCTAATTTTATTAAAGAAGGACATATAGAAGTAGTTACACATGACAATATTCTTTTTGAATTAGATGTAAAACAATTAGAAAACGGGTCAATAGAAAAATCAATTTCAGTTTCTAAATTAGGTGATAACGGAGAAGTAGTTGAAGTCTACGAAGGTGACCAAGACGAATTATCCGAACTTATTCCTAATTCTAAATTATTAAATTAATATGAAAGATATAAAAGTAAAAGATATTGTTATTATAGGTGGCGGAACCTCTGGGTGGATGGCCGCACTATTCTTACTAAAAAGAAAAGAATATAATATAACAGTAATAGAATCAAAAAAGATATCCACCATAGGAGTAGGTGAAAGTACTCAACCATCGGTTTCTGCTTTTTTCGAATTCGCAGGATATAATCAAACAGACTGGATGCCAAAATGTAAGGCAACTTATAAATCGGGAGTAATGTTTGACGGATGGAATCCTGATAATCAATTTTTAGTCGATAGTGAATCGGCAGTATTTAGTATACTAGATACAACAGAATATGATTCGTATGGTACACATGATGCCGCAATAGCAACAGGCATGACTGCAAAAGATTGGTCTAATTGGTTTCCTTCATATCGATTAGCAATAAACAATAAATCACCTAAAATGGGTAAGGAGCGATTTAATTATCTTAATGGTCATTCTACTCCTCCGCCTAATGCAGTACAATGGGACAATATTGCAGTAATAGATTTTTTAAAACAAGAATGTATAAAACTTGGTGTAACACATGTCGTTGATAGTGTCGTAGATGCAAATTTAGATCAAGAAGGATATGTAAAAGAGTTAATTTTAGAAGATAGAATGGAAAATCTTTCAGGTGATATTTTTGTAGATTGTTCGGGATTTAATTCTGTTTTATTTGATCTTATATATCAATGCCAATGGCATTCGGTACAGGAGATTTTACCTACAAATAATGCTATAGCGATAAGAAAAAAATATACCAATCCCCAAAAAGAATGTCATCCTTATACCAAATCTACTGCAATGACTTCGGGCTGGATGTGGACAATACCTACCTATGATGATTTAGCCTATGGATATGTTTACAGTGACAAATATATAGATAAAGATGATGCAGAAAAAGAAATACGAACAAAAATAAATGATTGGGATTCGCCAGCATTACATATACCATTTAAAGCAGGAACACGAGAAACAATATCCATTAAAAATGTATATGCTGTTGGGCTTTCTGCAGGATTTTTAGAACCATTAGAAGCAACAAATTTAGCATTTACAGTAATTGCAATAGGTAATTTAGCCAAGTTATTATATGAAACACAAAATATGTATAATGAGGCTATGGGATCGCATATAAGTCGAATGTTTAGTATACAAGTAGATGAAATGGTAGATTTTATATATATGCATTATAGAATGGCGCCAAAAAATGATACACAATTTTGGAAAGAAATAAAAGAAAGACCAATACCAGATAAAATAATGCCTATGTATAATGCAATAAAAGATGGGCCTTTATCCCAAACTATGTTTTATGATATGCAAATGAAAGACATGCCAGGTTTTAGATATGTTGAAGCAAATTCTCCTATATTTGCTTCTGGTCATTGGTGGCAATTATTAAAAGGATTTGGTCATTACGAAAATATTAAAAGATCATATAGTGATGATTTTATACAGTATAGTAAAATGGTATTAGATGTTCATAAACATAGAATGGACAATGTAATAAAAACTTTTCCTAACCATTATGATTTTCTAACAGAATGGTACGAATCAATTTGACTTTATAAATTTTTTATGTTATAATAAACACATGAAAAACCATGTGATGATAGATGTTGAATGCCTTAGTACTCGACCCGATGCAGTATTATTAACATTTGGTGCTATACGGTTCAGGCCCACAGACAATGATGTAGATAAGGATCCATTTAATATGGAACATTTTTACAGACGTGTTGATCCTGAATCTTGTACAAAAATAGGTTTGCGAACAGACGAACCCACTTTAGAATGGTGGGCAAAACAAGACGATGAAGTTAAAGAAGAAGCATTTGCTCCGGAAGATAGATGTGACATAGCAGATGTATTAAAAGACTTTTACATGTTTTGTAAAGGGTGCGATCAGTTTTGGGCTCATGGTTCTATATTCGATATAATGATTATAGAAACTATAAATAAAATACTACAGAGAGGCAATCCGTGGAAATTTTGGCAAATACGGGACACCCGAACATTGTACAGCCTTGTAGATATGCAACTTCCTAAAACTGCAAAACATCATTGTTTATATGACTGTTATAATCAAATATTGGGTGTACAAGCCTCCTTTGCACAACTTAATTTAACATAATAAAATAAAGGAGAAAACTATGGTAAATTGTAATCAAATACCGGTCGAGGAATGTATCACAGAATGTCCAGAAACATATTGTACTGTTAGAGATTTAAGAGTTGCAGTTCGTAATACATCAACAGTAGATTTAGTAGAACAGGCATTAGACGAACATTGGATGACCGCCTACGATCAAGGAGTAGTAGATACGCTAAATGATATTAAAGACGGTGTAAAAGATTTTACAGTATTATCTTATAAAGGAAGTGTTTAAATGGAACCACAAGAAAAAAGTAAAGTTGAAGATAGAACGTGTTTTGAAGTAAATATTCAAGAATGTCTCGAACATTGTCCGCATGAGGTTACTCATTGCGACGTTCGATTATTACGAGAATTTGTTTTAAATAAACCTGAAATAGCAGAATTAGTAGAAAATGCATTAAATGAACATTGGCGAGAAGCATATGTGCAAGGGTTGCGTGATACATCGTCAAAACTTACTAATACAATTATATAAAATAGGAGCAAATTATGCATTATATAAAAAACAAATATATAACCTTTTCTGAAAATTATCTTTCAAGCCAAATAAAAAATACTAAAAGAAAAATACTTAAAATATTAGACCATGTATTAGAAAAAACGAAAGAAAAACGAGAAAATAATACCATATGTAATAATTGTTTAAATAATATTAGGTATGAATGTAATAAAGCAGTAAATACCTAAAAAAAGAAATATATGTTTGACACAATTATTAGGAGTACAAACATCATTTACCAATTAGGCCTATGAATGTGGAAACTGTATCTAATTTTATTTGCAATTATTGCTGGTGCTATTACAGGTAAAATACTTGCAATAATATACATATAAATGAGTGGAAAAAATATAGTATGGAAAGGTAATTTTGAAATAGATTTAGTCAAACAAGATAGTTTGACAGCAATGCGTCATCACGCAAATGAACAAATAAAAAAATTACAAGAACATGCAGATTTATTAGTAGAACAAGTAAAAGAAATTGTAGACAGAGTGGAATTAGCAGAGAAAATAGCAACAGCAGAATATGGCTTTAAGCCAGTACATTTAAAAGAATATTATTTGTACGAAAAAAATAAAAAATTAACTTTAACATTAATAGCACCAGAAGAATGGAAACCCAAATCTCCATACGGAAAGTGTATTGCTAAAGTAAGACAATTAGGAGATTCAACATGGGAAAAATTATAATTGCAATATTATTATTTTTTGCTATAAGTTTACCAATAACCTGCATGACTTTAATAACTGACAGTTATGGAAAAGTGCATGCCGAAGAAAGCAAAACAATATTTGAACCTAAATATCCTTCAGGTGTAATATATGGATTTATTAATGGATGTTATATGACATTTGAAGATGCACAATACAAATCAGATCAACTTTGGCCAGATGATTTAAAAAACATTTGTGGTTGTATAATGGATGGACTTAGAGAAGCAGTACCAGCAAAAGAATTTTTAAAAAATTGGGGCGGTGAATTAACAGAAGAACAACGATCAATGTCAAATATGTTCGGTATGTTATGTACAGAACAAATTATAAAACAAAAATTACAGGAAAGCAAGGATCCAGCATGAGCGACACAATAACTTTAGAAAATAGGCAACCAAGAACATACAAATATAATAGCACGAAAGAATACGTTGATAAATTTCCATGTGCATATAGACAATGGAGAGCAGACAGTCATTGTAATATTATTCATGGTTATAGTTTTAGTATGCGATTCTTTTTTGGTACAGATCATTTAGATGTTAGAAACTGGGTTGCAGATTATGGTGGTTTAGGCGAACTTAAACAATTTCTTGATGAACAGTTTGACCATACTCTATTAGTTGCCGAAGATGAACCAGAGATGGAACTTTACAAACAACTAGAAAAAGCAGGATTAGCAAAACTTACTATATTACCAAAACTTGGATGCGAAGGTCTTGCTGATCAGCTATACAAATATGTAAATGGAGTATTTATTCCAGATATGTGGGGCCCCGGAGAAGCAGAGCGTCTTTGGTGTTTCAGAGTAGAAGTAAGAGAAACTCAAACTAATATGGCTTACAGAGAAGGTCATAGAGAATGGAATGAAGATTTATTTGATGTAGACGGACAATGATAGAACAACCATCTATACCAAAAATTATCGATAGTAATGTTTTTGATGTTGATATAAACAAAGAACGTGACATTAAAATAATTGATATAGATATAGAAGATAGATTTCCTCTCAAAGTAGCAGAAATTCCTGATGTATATGAAGATTATATTTCTGTAAGACAATTTGCATTAGAACTTCCTTGTATGTTTGCCAGAAATGTAGATAAACATACAAATTATCCTGGTCATAGAGCTCATTATATTTGCGACCAAACTCCATTATGGACATTAATAAATGATGTTTTATTAAAACATTTTTCTGAAGAATGGGGAGGTCCACATACTAAACCAATATATTTTCCTTTTACAACAGGCATATTAAACACAAAACATATTCAAAAACGTACAACAGCAACACAACCATTAGTATCTTTATTGCCTCACAGAGATAAACAACCACCATCTCCAGGTATGTTTGCAGGAGTTATATATTTAAATTTATTAGAAGAATGTGCAGGAGGAACAGGATTTTATACAAGTTCAATAGACGGACAACGTATATATGAATCAAAAATGGTACCAAATACTATGATATTATATCAACAAAGAATTCCCCATTCGGCAGAAGTTAAACATAAAGATTATTTAGAAAAGTTTAGAATTACACAAACCTTTTTTATAGGCGATAAATATTATTGGTTTTAATTTAACAAGGAATTATATGGCATACAGCGAAAATGTATTGGAGCATTATAATGAACCTAAAAATGTTGGCAGTCTGGATGGGAGCGATAACAATGTCGGTACTGGCTTGGTGGGTGCTCCTGAGTGTGGCGATGTTATGAAACTGCAAATTAAAGTAGGCGACAATAATGAGATTATTGATGCTAAATTCAAAACATTCGGATGTGGTTCGGCAATTGCTTCTTCGAGTTTAGCCACAGAATGGATTAAAGGTAAATCCATAGAAGAAGCAGATAGTATTAAAAATGTAGACATTGTTGAAGAGTTATCTTTACCTCCTGTAAAGATTCATTGTTCGGTACTAGCCGAAGACGCAATTAAATCAGCAATACAAGATTATAAAAACAAACAAAAAAGGTAATATGGGATTTTTTAAAAATATGGTAGACTGGCTCACCGGTTCACCGGTTCCTCCTGCAAGTACAATAGAAGAAGGAATGGTAGGAAGACCTACACCGAATTATGAGCCCGGAGAAATACCACCAAAGGAAGAAAAGACACCTGCACCAAAGGCTAAAGCAAAAAAAGCAGGTCCAAAACATACAAAGACTTCGTTAATGAAAAAGACGAAAGGTCAATTAGAAGCGTTAGGTAGAAAAGAATTCAACATTGAGTTGGATAAACGCAAAACAAAAGCAACTCTAGTAAAGGAACTTTTGGGGACCATCAAGAAAGCGGGGTGAGAATTTATGCCTCAAAAATTTTGGCACGCCGGCAGAAAAGGAAAACATCTAGGATGGGATGATATTTCTGCCATGAATATTGAAGAATTACTAACACATCTTAAAGAATGGTACGGAGTAACGGATATAAAACCCATGAGAGATATTACACATGTTAATAGACCTCCGTGGAGTTTACCCGGTGATCCTTATATTCGTAATGCGTTAGAATGTTGGACTGATGGTTCTGATGAATATGGAAAACTCCAACGAAGAGATGAAGGAACATATTATCATCTTTCGACTATGATAAAACGAAAAGATGTTATCCAATTATTAACTGAAACCGCCGATGGAGATTCTCCCCCAACATGGTAACATTTACAAAACGAGCTGTAAAAGTAATATCAAATATAATGAATGAGCAAAAAGTTGGCGACGACACAAGAGTACGAGTAGGCGTCAAAGGCGGAGGGTGTTCTGGTTTTACCTATACAGTAGATTTTGATAGTAGAAAAGGCAAATTTGATTTAGAATTTGAGTCATTCGGACTTAACATTTTAGTAGATAAAAAAAGCCACATATATATTAAAGATACAGAAGTAGACTGGTCAAATGATTTAAATGATCGTGGTCTGAAATTTAATAATCCCTCAGCAAAAGGTTCCTGTGGTTGCAGGACATCATTTATGTATGAACATAAGGAAAAAGAAGATGGATACAAACCAAGTTGGATGTGAGCTTAAAATAACAGAAAAGGCCGCTGTAGAATTTAAACAAATGTGTATCGATGAAGATAAACATTGGGCAGATTCATATTTAAGAGTAGGAGCAAATTCAGGCGGATGTTCTGGTTGGAAGTATAGTTTAGATTATGAAGATACAGTAGATCCTACTGACTTGATTTTTGAACAATATGGTGTTAAACTAGTAGTAGACGAATACATTCTTAATGATATTATTGGGGATGTTGAAGTCGATTATAAAGTTGGCAATCTAGTAGAACAAGGATTTATATTTAAACGATTAAAATATGAACATGTTTGTGGTTGTGGAGAAAGTTTTACACCAGTAAAAGATATACCAGCAGACGGACAAATGCCAGGCCTAGGATGGTAATATAATTTAAAACTAATTAATGCAAATCAATAAAATTATAATATTAGGCGGAGGATCATCCGGTTGGATGACTGCCGCTGGTCTTATTAGTAGATTCCCAAATAAAGATATTACGTTAATTGAATCTGCAAATATAAACACCATAGGTGTTGGCGAAAGCACTTTAGCAGAAATAAATGATTTTTTAAAAATGTTAGACATAAAAGACACCGACTGGATGCCTTTTTGTAAAGCAACATATAAATTATCAATAGATTTTACAAATTGGGATGGTAAAGGAACTCGCTTTCATTATCCCTTTGGTTTTTATCCTAGATATGTAGAAGAACAATCCCCTCTTAAAAGAAAAGATCAATGGTTTCAACGAAAATTACTATGTAATACTCCTCCTACAGAATATGCTGAGTTTCTTTGGGATACAATTGAATTAATAGATCATAATAAATTTACTTTAAATGAAGATAAGTTTTTTTATAATTTTCAAACAACATCTCTTGCAGGAATGCGTAGTGGAGTTGCAACAGATAGGGCGTATCATTTTGACGCCTCTAAATTTGGAGAGTGGTTGAGGTTACATTATTGTGAACCGCGAGGAGTTAAACATGTTTTAGGTACCTACACAAATGCAGTACAAAAAGAAAATGGTTATATAGATTATTTAAAATTAGAAGGAAGTGAAGAAAAATATTCTGCAGATCTTTTTGTTGATTGTACAGGTTTTAATAGTGTTCTTCAAGAAAAAGTTTTAAATGTTCCTTTTAATTCATTTAGTGATATATTAATTAATGATAAAGCATTAGCAACATCTATTTCATATACAGATAAAAATGTAGAAATGGAAACTAATACTAATGCAACCACAATGAATGCTGGTTGGTGTTGGAATATTCCTTTATATGATAGAATTGGTACAGGATATGTTTATTGTTCTGATTTTATTTCCAAGGACGAAGCAGAAAAAGAATTTAGAGAATATTTGTTAAAGCATAGAAAACCTATTGCAGGAAAAGAACCAATACGAGATATTTTACATATAGATATGAAAACTGGTATTAGGCAAGAACCTTGGTGTAAAAATGTTATAGCAGTAGGATTAAGTTGTGGATTTATTGAACCATTAGAAAGTACAGGATTATTACTTACCCATAAAAATATAACAAATATTTGTAATGCTCTAGAAATGGGCGATAATGGTGAAAATGTAACAGGATATTTAAAACAAAGTTTTAATTCGTGGATACATGCAGATATGGCATTTGCATCTTTTATAATGTTTCATTATGCCTTTTGTAAAAGAAATGACACAGATTATTGGGAATATGTTACTAATGAAATACAATATGATGGAAATATTTTTCCAGCATGTGAAGCATTAAATTATTATAAAGATAAAGTATTAGGTCCGCATATGTTTTTAGAAAATCCATATCAAAGTTTTCAACCTCAGGAAGCCCTTAGTGTTATTATGGCAGGAATGGATTTTAATCCATTATATTTACGAGATATAAAAGAACAACATGTTAGACAAAATGCTGATTTTAATAAGACAAAAGAATGGTTACGTAGTTTAGATACATGGTTAGCAGAAAAAAGAGCAAAAAATTTAAAGTATGTAAAAACCTTACCTACTCATTATGAATGGTTAAAACAAAATATATTCAATGGAGAAGAATGAAATTAGATGAATATCGAAAATTTGTAGATTCTATTACAAGTGACGAATCAAAAGTGTATACTTCTTTTTTGCATAGACTAGCAGAATTAGAAGCATCCGATGCACATATACAAGGTAATATTAATATACCAAGACTATTAACAGCCGCATTTGGTTTAGTATCAGAGGGCGGTGAGTTCACTGAGGTAGTGAAAAAAGTTTTGTTCCAAGGAAAAACTTTAGATGAGGGAATCCGCACAAGACTAATAAAAGAATTAGGTGATGTAGCATGGTATTGGGCCAATGCTTGTACAGCATTAAATGTTGATCCTAATGAAGTATTAGAAATTAATGCGAATAAACTTAAAGCAAGGTTTCCTGAAGGACATTTTACCGCTGAACGTAGCGAAAATAGATTAGACGGAGATGTATGAGTGAAAAAAATACAATTAAAATTTACATTGGAGGATACGGCGGAGAATTTGTATTAGGTAAAATTACCGAAGAACAACATGAATATTGGAAAGCATTAGGTGACGAAGAATTAGAAAAATATTGTTGGGATGCATTTGATTATGTAGAAGAAAATCGTATTCCTGAAGATATGGATTTTTTAAATGGAGAAGGTTGGTATGAATGTGATAATGTTGAACATTGTTATGGATGCGATTTAGAAAGCTCATATATAGATATAGAAGTACCAGGGCAAGAAGAGACAATTAATTATGATAATGCATATGCTATTAGAGATAAATATGAAGACGCAGAAGAAAATGCTTTTGAAGATATAGGTAAAGACTATTGGCTCGAAGACGAAATGATTCGTGAAGAACGAGAAGTCTATACCAGTGAAGGTAACAATTACTGTTACGATCCCGGTCATTATTTTACTGCATATAGCAGTGAAAAAGGTGGCTTTATTGATTGCGAATTTGAACTGCCCGATGGACACAAATTTGATGAAAGACGATTGGTGTTCAATACAATTGATCTAGATGGGAACGATTTTTTGAATAGCATTAGTTATATTATGCCTGATGATGATCCTAAAGATCCAACTGAATTAGACAATATGGGTGGTGACACCACCGGAAAAGGATGGGAATGTAGCATGTTTGAAATAACCCGTCCCGTGGAGGACGAATAAATGATATATAGATAGGAAATTATCATGGCCAAAGAAATTAAAGAAAAAATTTAAATTCTAAAGGAAAAAAATAGTCAAATAAAAGAAAAAGCATTAATGCAAATTAAGTTATAAGGTATAAACAAAACTATGAGAATATCATTATGGGGTTTAATAATGATAACAATATGGATTTTTGTTATTAGTAGTTGTACAACCTTCACAAATTCAAATGGAGATGGTTGTTATGGATATTGGGAAAAGAATCGATGGGGACTACAAAGAGGTACTAGAGCAGGGTGGAATACTGACTATAAACATCCTTATCGACAATGTGTAGATGAAGATAATATAATATTAAATAAGGAAAAAAGGCCCTATGGATAAAAAATAGAGGTAATATGGGTATTAACAAAACCATTAATAGACATTGGAGAGATTGGGCAGGTTTAGTTTATTTGTTTCTTTGCCTGATTGATTTTTTTATTGCTCCTTTAATGTGGAATTTAGCAATGGCCGAACATTGTGCAAATCACGATTGTGCGGCCGAAGGTGTAACTAGGTGGGAACCTCTAACACTAGGTGCAGGTGCCATATTTCACATATCGTTTGGGGCGATTTTAGCAGTTACTTCAATGAATAAACATAAAGAATTGCAAGAGCACCATAATAAAGTTAAAAATGTTTAATCCTTTTGTAGACTTTTCAAATCTAACAGTAGAGCAACTTGCTGAAAAGAAAACCGAACTAACAAAAAAACTTATGGGTATTAATAACTTAAGAGTTAGAGATCAAGTAACCGGTATTCTTAATCAAATCGAATTATTAATCAAAGAAAAATCTGAAGAAAGTTTACGTAAAGAATTAGAATCTTCTGAAGATTATAACGATTCATTATCAATAGGCTAATGTGGTACGACAATTATATAGATAATAACGGCGAGATTATACTCGATGATAAAGCAGTTTTTGACTTATTATATCAAGGGTCTGATTTAACAAATGTTAAGTGTAAACGCTCGGAAGATTTAGAGATATATAATAGTATAATAGATAATTATGATTTGGATATGCCTAAACTGCAATTCACAAGCAGTACCGAAGATAAAAAAGCATATATACAAAAGTGTTTAGACAATTGGTTCATACCGGACAAATATAAAAATATAAATCCTTATAATTACATACGTGAATTAACAAAAACACAAAAAGAAATAGATAGAGTAGAATTAGAAATACAAATGTTTGAAGAACGCAATATGAAAAATGTATTACGTTTTATGATATTTTTTGTAGACTTTATGCGAGAAAATAACATAGTTTGGGGTGTAGGCAGAGGTAGTTCTGTTGCTAGTTATTGTTTATATCTGTTAGGTGTGCATAAAGTAAATAGTTTACACCATGACTTAAACATAAAGGAGTTTTTAAAATGACAAAAACAGCAAGGGGAAAAGAAATTAATATGGCCGCATTAATTGCAGCCAATGATACTTCTGTTGCCGTTAGTAACATACCTATGAATGCTAGAGGAGATATTCTTGGTCCTGGTGGCGAAATAGAAGTACCTGCCCAAGAAGTGCAAAAAGAATTTTATAAAGAAAAACTAACTGCACCTAAAGAAGAAGTTAAAACACTAGATGATTTAGAAGAAAAAATCACTGGTACAAAAACAAAAAAACAAACTGTAATAGAAGAAAAAGAATGGGAAATAATTGCTGAACGTAAATTTACACGTGACGGCAAAGAGTTTGTAGAGTACGAATACTCAGATGGTTCAATAGAAGAAAAGGAGTTACATGCAAGTAAAACCACTAAAAAGTAGAGTATTAGCAAGTTCTTGTGAAATTGGAGCAAGAACAACTGACAGCGGAATTCAGTTATTAGATGATGACGGTAAAGAAGAAGGTATTAGACCTAGATGGTTTATAGTACGAGCAATTGGTCCAGAGCAAAAAGATGTTGTTCCAGGACAGTATATTTTAGTTTCTCATGGAAGATGGACATGGGCCGCTACAGTTCATGATAAAGAAACAGATACATTTGTTCAAGATATTCGCATGATAGATGAAAACGATATATTGGCTGTTTCGGATGAAAGACCTAAAGAATTAGACCAATATGAAGTTACTCATTGAGCATAACGGCGGATTAGGTGATGCAATAATAGATACTGCATTTATTAAAAAGTTAAAAGAAAAACATCCCAAATATGAAATAGATTTATTTACGTATTTTGATAATGCTGAAATATTTTATAGTGCAAGTTATTTAAAAACTATAATTCCTGCACCAAAAAATTATAACCATATAAATATTAGTGATCAACTTAAAAATGCATATGATAAACATATATGTATCACTGGTCTTTTAAGTTGGGCATTCTTCACAAAACAAAAAGGATTATTTCAACAACGGAGCGAATTATATAATGTTGAGGCTTCACCTAATGATATGGAAATATTATTAGATAATGATAAATTACCAGATGATATTTTTAAAGATTTTACAACATCAGTAGTTTTTTCTGCACCTAAAAATGAACAATTAATGTCAGGAAAAACAATTAATAAAAAAGTTTGGGAACAAATTTTTGATACATATAAAGATATTGTATTTTTACAAATAGGATCTAAAGATTATGATTTAGAATTTGAAGAACGAGATAATGTAATTAATTTAATGGATCAGATATCTATTAGACAAGCATTATCATCTATTCCTATGGCAACATTTGTAATAGGATGTGATAATTTTTTAAATCATGCATCTAGAGTTTTTAAGAAAAAAGGATTATTTCTTTGGGGAGCAAATGATCCTAAACAATATGGCTGGGAACAAAATATAAACTTATATAACAAAAGACATTGTTCACCTTGTTTAACAAGTCACAAAGATCATACATGTTGTTTTTCCGAAGGTATAGACAACATTCCTTTTGATGAAATTAAAATAGCAATAGAAGAATTAAGATGATAAAAGATATAGTAATTGTAGGCGGAGGGTTTTCCGGATATATGACAGCATTATTGGTTAGATATGCGTTTGGTACAAATTTATGGCCAGAGTTAACTGTTACAGTTATAGAATCTTCTAGTATAGGTACAATTGGTGTCGGTGAATCGACTGCTCAAAATGTTCCAATACTTCTAAACAGAGTAGGAATAGATCCTTATAAATTTATGAAAGAATCAAACGGAACATTTAAAATGAGTGCAAGGTTTGACAATTGGAATTATGAAGGAGAATCATACCATCATATGCTTCATGCACTATCTGTTATGTTAGATTTAAAAATAGAACATACACGAACAAATAATTTTGATTTTTATAATCCTTATTTAGATTTGGGTCTTGATATTTTGTACTATCTTGCTAATAAAGATTGTAACGAATATGGATTTGATAATTTAGTTTTAGAAAATAAAGTACCTTTTATAACACAAGAAAATGGGAGACCCCAAATCCAAAAAATAAAAGAAGGCAATCTTCGTTTAGAAAGCATGTTAGGCCAAGACCTTTCTGCTACAATGGGTATGCATATGGATGCTAATTTATCTGTAGATTTTTTAAAGAAAATATGTAACCAACGACAGATAACAGTAATAGATGGTAAAGTAGTAAATTGGAAGCAAAATAGAAAAACAGGAAATTTAACAGAATTAAAATTAGATACTGGAAGAAAAATAAAAGGTGATTTCTTTTTTGATTGTACTGGATTTAGACGATTAATTTTAGGCGATATATTCAACGAAGAATGGATAGATTATTCAAACTATATTCCACAAAATTCTGTATCACTAATTGATGGTGGTGTAAAATATAAAGAAGGAGAAGATCCTAATGTTTTTACAATACTGGATGCACAAAAATACGGATGGATGTTTAAAATACCTTTACGAGATAGAATTGGAACAGGGTATGTTTATTCAGATAAATTTGTTGACAAAGAAACAATTCAAAAAGAACAATTAGAACATTGGAATAATAAAGGGTACAATCCTTCAATAGGTAAGCAATTATCGTGGACACCAGGTAGATACAAACGATCATGGGTTAAAAATTGTATGGCAGTAGGATTATCGGAAGGATTTTTAGAACCATTAGATGGTAGTGCATTAATTTTATCCTTAGGATTTTTAACACAAGTATTTTTTCCGATGTTTAATAAAGCAATGGAATTTGAAGGGCGAGACGTAAACCATTATAATGATACAGTAAATAGTGCATTTGAACATACAAGAGATTATATTTGTTTTTGCCATCTTCAAAAAAGGCAGGATTCAGACTATTGGAAATATTTTAAAAATGATGATAATATATCCGAATCCCTTAAAGAAAAAATATGGACATGGGCCCATCGGCCTCCTAGAGGTTACGAATATTTGTCAGATCCTTCAAAACCTTTTGGAATTGGTTCATGGGCAACAGTAGGTAAAAGATCAGGATTAGCAGGAGCTCATAATGCTCAAAGAGAGTTACATAATTTTAAGTTAGATAAAATAGGTAAACTAGTTTATGATACGTGTACAGAAATAAAAAACGAAGTTGCAGAAAATGCAATTACACATAAAGAATTATTAGATTATGTTTATAATCGACATTAAGGAGATATTTTATGATTAAAGAAGGCGACACACTTCCTATTATTACTTGGGACATGTATAGAAGAGAAGTAGGAGTTAATGGTCCTATTGGACATGCCGCGGCATGGGATAAAGCACCACCGCGACTTTGGCAAAAGTGGAATTCTGAAAAAATGTTCAAAGATAGATGCGTAATAGTAGGCATTCCTGGAGCATGGACAGACAATTGTACACATCAAATGCAAATGTATGATGGGCAATTTGATATGATGTATACAAAAGATATAGAAAATATATATTTTATTGGCGTAAATGATAGTTTCTGTATGCAATCTTGGTTATGGGCCCATTTTGTTATTAAAGTAGATTGGATAGCAGATGGTAATGGAGAATTTACAGAAAAAATTGGCATGTTAGTAGATAAATCAAATATGGGATACGGCAAAAGATCATGGCGTTATGCAATGGTAGTTGAAAATAATACTGTCGAACAACTTTTTGTTGAAGACGGAAAAGAAGACAATGTTGCACACGATGTAGATCCTTATAAAGTAACTCATTGGGACAATGTTTACAAATATTTAATATCTACCGGAAGACGACAAGACCCGCCTGACGAAACTCGTTGGTATTATGATGTACCAACGGCAGAACGGATCGAGCAAGAAGGAGACCCTGTACCTTTTGAAGAATTACTTAGAGCGGGAGCATTAGAAGATGCAAAGTGGACTAGAGAAAATGCAGATTATATTAATTTTGATCCAAATAAAGATTCTATTGCTCATAAAGAACAAGAGGAATTAGAGCAAGCCAAAAGAGATCAAAATATGGAAGATGGCATGTTAGGATCCTAATGGAAACATTAAGATGTACTATTAAAGATATAGTAAGTAAATTAATTAATAAAGAAATAGGTGCTATTTTTCAAGGTAAATTAGAATTAGGACCTAGAGCATTAGGTAATAGATCTATTATTGCTGATCCTAGAATGGAAGATGGTAAAGATAGAGTTAATGAAGTTAAAAATAGAGAATGGTACAGACCATTTGCATGTAGTATATTAGAAGAATATGCACACGAATGGTTTGAAATGGGTAGACTTAAATCCTCGCCTTTTATGAGTTATGCTGTTCCAGTAAAGGAAGACAAATGGGAAAAAATACCAGCAGTGATACATGTTGACGGTACTTGTAGATTGCAAACTGTTAATAGGGATCAAAATCCTTTATACTATGATTTAATTAATGAATTTTATAATCAGACTAGTATACCTTTAATACTCAATACTAGTTTTAATCTAGCCGGTCAACCAATTGTGTTTAACCCTGCAAAAGCAATTGAGGTTTTTTTAGATAGTAAATTAGATTTTGTTTGGTTTCCTGAAATAGAAAAGGCAGTAGTATGAGAATTTTAGGATTAGGTGTTGCACATGATTCACAGGCAGTAGTATTAAATAACGGCGAAATCGAATCTTATATTAAAGAAGAATCGTTGTCTAATACGAAACGAGATGCTAACCCTATGAAAGCCGCATTACATTGTTTATCCTTAGGTAAACTAGATGCCGTTGCTTATTCATCACCTACAGAAGATATTGCAGAATTATTTTCTACTAATTTCTGGAAAATATTTGCAGAAAAAATGGCAGAAACAGAAGCAATAGATTATGCAGGACAACATCATTTATGTCATGCTTCTCTTGCTTTTTATGATTCAGGGTTTGACGAAGCATATTCTGTTGTAGTCGATTCCCAAGGTTCAATAGATTATAGAGAAGAACAAGATAGTTTTGTAGGTAGAGAAACAGAAACTATATTTGAAACATCGTATCCTGCTAATTTTAATCGCATAGCACATAACCCTTCTCATTGGTTTGGTATAACTAGATTATATTCTATTATAACAAATTTAATAGGAGAAGACGAGTTAGAAAATGGTAAACTTATGGGGCTAAGTGCATATGGTACTATAGATGAAAGTTTACCTCCTTTTTTTAATATATGGGTTCCTTCACGATATAATGATAGTTTTGGTTGCACAATATCATTTAATGAATATAATAGAATGCCAACTAAAGACGAAGGAAAATTAGGAGAAAATTTTAGATATGAAATTAAACCTGAAATAGATTTTACTTTAAACGAAATTATAAAAGATGTGCCTTTTTTAGAGAGAGGACAAATGCGAGATATAAAAGACAAATATCATGACTATGCAAATTTAGCCAAAAAAATGCAAAAAGAAAGTGAAGATGCAGTTTTAAATTTTGTATTTGATCATTGTGATTTTGATGCTTGCAAGAATATTTGTTTTAGTGGTGGTTATGCATTGAATTGTTTGGCAAATTTTAGATACACACAAGAACTTCCGCCAGATGTAAATATATTCATAGAACCTGTTGCCGATGATGCTGGAATTGCAATCGGTGCGGCAAAACATCTATGGCACACAAAAAGTAAAGATTTAACTAAACGACCCCTGACTAGCATATATAATGCAAGTCCTGTATTTAATTTAGATAATTTTGAAGAAAACATAAACAAAATAGTGAGAGAAAATGAGTGAAACAATATTATACACACATGTAAAAATACCAGATTGTTCATATTGTAATAAGGCAAAAGAATTGTTTGAGCAGAATAACATAGAATTTACTATGCAAACTGTAGGAGAAGATTTAACACCAAGGGACCTCTATAATAAAATCGGACCATATAAAATATTTCCACAGATTATATATGAAGGGAAATATTTAAAAGGCGGATATCCTGACTTAGTAGGATTATTAGGTGCGCCGGAAGTTAGTTAGTTTTATATGCTCTGATAATGCAGATGATGAACCTTGGCATCAAGCAAAGGCAAGTAAACTATTAGAAAAATATCGAATTTGGTTTGATAATACAAAATTTAAATACGATAAAGATTATCGATATGTTCAAATGTATAGTCCACAAGAACATTTGATGAAATTTTATATATATGCAGATATTACAAATCCAAAATTAAAAGTACTATTTAAACTTAAATGGCTATGATAGATTTTCCAATAACCGAAACCCAAATAAGAGTGTTAAGCGATGAAAAATTAAGAGAAGTTTTAGAATTATGTCAAAAAGAACATACTCGTAGACAACAAGAATATTTTGAAATTGCAAAACAAAAAGTAAATGATACATCAAATATTTCCACATAAGATTTATCACACTAATATTAATAAAGACAAATCTTTTCATAAACAAATATTAGACGAAGCCAAAAGAACAATGGATCCTGATGTCCCATTTGAACATGGGGCAAATGTAAATTATAAAGGATACACTTCTGTTCAAAAACGGTTTTGGACCAACTCACCTACATACGGAAAAGAATTTAAAAATCCTGTCTTTAAAGAAGTATTTGACTTTATTGACGAAAGTGCAGACAAGTTTATTAAGGATTTACAAATTGATACAACCTACCAACAAATAAAAAAAACAAGTGCATTCTTAAATTTTGGCAATAGTACAGGTTCAGGATTGCATGATCACGAAGGTGCATTATTTAGTTATACATATTATTTTCATTTAGAGGGTACTCTCCCTAGTTTATGGTTTTTAAGTCCTATATATAATGGACCAAAAGGACTATTTCCTTGGAATGCCCTTGAATACACTTGCGAATGGCGACATGAATATGAATGTCAACCAATCGTAGGTGATCTTTTTTTATTTCCTGCATACCTATTACATGGTACAAATGAAATAAAAGATGTTTATAACCGTTGGTTATTTAACGGAGACTATTTTGTTTTTTCCGATAATATACCCAACTTTCCTCCATTAACCGATTGACTTCAATAATTATAGATGTTATACTAGTTATAGAAGTCAGTCCTATAAATATTAAGTAATGTATAGATTAAAATTAATTACTGAAGAAAGACCCCAAGGTGGGATTAGAATTAGAACAAGCGAATTTAATACTTTGCTTGAGGCCTCTAGCCGGCTTAAAAGCCTTTTATTTAAAGAGGCAAAGGCTGAGCTAGATTACGAGATCCTCGATTATGAGGTAGAGCACGCCGAGAAAATTATTTCTATGGGCGATATTGATAACCTTCTTAAAGAGAAAGAAAATGAAGGAATCGAAGAAAGACCTAGTAAAAAAGTTGCGTGAGGCTTTTTATAAAGTTAAACATGCACGAACAGTTGAAGACTATTATTATTGGCAGGATAGAGTAGAATATACTGCCCATGCATTAAAACGAATAGAATTTGCAAGAGCACATTAATATGACAGATAAACCACATTTTAGAGACGAAGCACTAGAGCGTTCGCCCCAATACCGGCACATGATTAATCTAGAAAACCGGGAACGTAAAAAGCAAGAAAAAAAGAAACATAAACAAGGGGGCAAAAAAATTGGCAAGAAACATCCTGATGGTACTTATACTGAAGTGTCTACCCCTGATTGCGATTGGCACGAGCGATGGCAGAATCCAGACTATGACGAAATAGTTGAACATGCTAGAAAATCCGAAATTAAGGCGACATACCAACAAAAGACCGAACCTAAAGTTAGATTTAAATAAGTATAGTGCTGGCGTAGCTCAGTTGGTAGAGCAGAGGTTTTGTAAACCTCAGGTCACGGGTTCAATTCCTGTCGCCAGCTCCATATCCATATAGGAATATTATGAGATTAAATTCAATTATATATGAAAATTTTTACCCAGATCCATTTCTAATTAGAAATAAATTATTAAAACAGGAATTTTATCCTGCAGATTATTTGCATGATACAATTAGAACAGAAGAATTAGATAATGATGATGTTGTTGAGATATCTAAAATAGGAAATTTTTGTGGTGAACGAACAATACGAGCTAGTAAAATATTACCTGAAGCAGATGAATATACTCGAACTTTTGTGAACCAATATTGTAAGTTTAGTGATGAAACTAAATTAGAAGTAGATACATATTTTACATTACAAACTAAAGATCATGATAATGTTAATAAAAGTATTCATCAAGATACAGATCCTATTATGGCCATTATTGTTTACTTAACACCTAACCCCGGACCTAATAGTGGTACTATATTTTATTCACATAAAAAGACAGGATGGAATGGCATAAACAAAGATAGAGTACCAGATCTAGCATTTAACGATATATATCCTGCGAATAGGCAAGACCAAAATAAGGATAATTTTGAAGTAGACTCTGTAGTCGGAAATACCTTTAATAGAATTGTATTATATGATAGTAAATTATTACATGCTCCTGGAACTTGTTTTGGGGATACTAAGGAAAATTGTAGATTAACACAAACATCTTTTATATTTAAATTAGCATAATGGATTATAGATTAATAGTATACGATGATTTTTTTATGCATCCCAACGAAATTCGAAAGAAAGCATTAGAACAAACCTTTGATCAATTAGGAAATTATCCTGGAATACGAACAGACCAATGTAAAAATATTTTACCAGAGATGTATAGAGAATTAAAATTGTCCTTAGAACCATTAATACCTAAAAATTCAACAATAACTGCTAGGTTTCAAAAACAAGGAAAAAATGATTATAGAAAAATACATCAAGACGTTGATACATTTTTAACATGTATAGTATATTTAGATGAAACTCCTATGCCAAATAGTGGTACAGGTTTTTATACTCATAAAGAAACAGGATGGGATGGTAGTACCAAAAAACCAGATAGTATAGAAGTTTTAATAGGGTCCGATTTTAACAGAACAAGTGTAATAGAAAATAAATTTAATAGAATGATTATGTATAACGGTAACCTTGTACATAGAGCAGAGGAAGCAGGTAATGAAAGATTAACTTTAATATTAGGTGTGTACAAATGAAAAATATTATTACTGTATATGATAATTTTTTTGATGACCCTAATAATGTTAGAGAAGAAGCATTAAAACAAGATTTTTATTATTGCGATCAGTTGAGTAATACAGCAACAATAGACGAAGATAATGATAATAAAATATTAGAAATTCTTAAAATAGGAATGACATTTCCAGGACAACGATCATTATTATGTGAAAATATTTTACCTAAAATATATAAAGAATTTCAAAAAAAAATATTAGCATTAATACCAAATGATAATATAACTATAAATGCATTGTTTCAACGACAAACAAAAAATGATGAACGAAATATACATCAAGATGGTAATCCAGTTCTAGCAGGTGTAATTTATTTAGATAATAATCCTGCTCCTGATACAGGTACTTGTTTTTATAAGCATAAAGAAACAGGCTGGGACGGAAGCACAGAAATGCCAACAAATGTTAATATGATAGATAAAACTAGTTTTGAAAAAACTAGTATAATTGAAAATAAATTTAATAGAATGATTATGTATAATGCAAAATTGGTACATAGTGCCGAAGGCGCAGGAACTGATAGATTGACAGTCACATTCTTTGTTTATCCAGGGATGTAGTTCAGTCTGGGAGAACGCTACATTTGGGATGTAGAGGTCGCTGGTTCGAATCCAGTCATCCCTACCAGATTTGGTCCCATCGTCTAGTCGGCCTAGGACACCGGCCTGTCACGCCGGCAACACGGGTTCGAATCCCGTTGGGACCGCCACTAGCAATATATTTAATTATTCCTCGGTAGCTCAGTTGGTAGTAGCAACAGACTGTTAATCTGTGGGTCGCTGGTTCGAGTCCAGCCCGGGGAGCCAGTGTTGAAGACGAGTAGCTCAGTTGGTTAGAGCAGGATTCTTATAAGGTTCAGGTCATGGGTTCAAATCCCATCTCGTCTACCATTTATTGTTGACAGTAGCTCAATTGGTAGAGCATTGGATTGTGGTTCCAAAGGTTGCGAGTTCGAGCCTCGTCTGTCGACCCAATAGGCGTGTAGTTCAGCTGGTTAGAACGCCACTCTGATACGGTGGAAGTCGTTGGTTCGAGTCCAACCATGCCTACCAAATAAATACTGTTAAGATGAAACTTTTAACAGTCTTTCTATTAGGTATGTTAATGTTTTCGTGTTCAACAGATTCAACGCATAAAAAAAGAACAGGGCTTTATCCTTGGTTATTAAATGGAAAATCGAAAACACAAAAATATGATCCTGTTAAAGAAGCATGGGTGCCACGAAAATGCAGAGGATGTAAATATGATCCGGCTATATGGCTATGAGGTAATATGTGGGAGACGTAACTAAATGGGTGCTTGGTATAGTTTCTCTTGTTGTTCTTACGAGTGGTATAATTATATCAATCAACAAAGAGAAAGAGAGACAAAGATACAAAAAGACTCATTACAAATGCGAATACAAAACTGGTATGTGCGATACAAAACCATCGTGGAAGAATTGTTCTGGTGGCCTACTAGATAGTGAATGTGAAAAGGAGTTAAACAGTGAGTAATTCTGTTGTCCAACTTTACATGGAAGCAATAGAAAAAAACTACGAAGAATACAAAGAAAGAGACAAATCTTTAAGAGAAAAGTTAGAACAAATAATAAATGAAGAACATAATCGGGAACCTATGAAATATTTACATAATCCGATTCACCCAGCAGAGAGGTAATATGAATGCCGGTACACAAACATTTATTGGTTCGAGCTGAAGTTACTAAACCAATTAAAGAAGAAAAAGTATTAAAGAAATGGCTTAAACAACTAGTTAAATTAATTGATATGAAAATTATCAAAGGGCCTTTCGCTAGTTACATTGATGTATGTGGAAATAGAGGAATTACAGGATTTGTAATGATTGAAACATCACATATTGCTATTCACATATGGGATGAAACAGATCCAGCATTAGTACAATTTGATGTATATAGTTGTGCAGAGTTTAGTAAACATGACGTTTTGCAACACCTAAACATAATGGAACCTGAAAAAGTTGCATATACGTTAATGGATAGAGAACATGAATTAAAACCTACATTTTCGACAAAAGCACATTGGTCAGGTCTTGTCGACTACGGTGATCCGAAATTTATTTAGGATATAATATGAATATTTGGGTAGAATATTTTAAGTATAACGATAATAGAAACAATAATCATGCCCAAATGAAAGAGCAGGCAAAATGGATTCCGCCTGATCCCAAGGACGTTAGAAAAAGATTTTGTCAAACTTTAAAAGAAGCACAGAACCTTGCAAAAAGTCTTTTTGATCAAGGGTATCATGTGTCAATAAAACAAGACGGACATGGAAATACTAATTGAAGGTAAAACTAAACTAATAGAATCCTTAGATGATAAAAGTTTAGTTAGAATACGAACAAAAGATTCACTTACGGCAAATGATGCCGCAATACAAGCAGACCTACCTGTAGCACAAGATAAAACAAGCCAGACAATTCATGTATTTGCGTTACTGAAACGTGAAGGAATACCAGTTGCATATAAAAGCAGAAATGACGAAACATCATTTGTTGCAGATAAATGTAGAATGATTCCTATTGAATGTGTTATACGTAGAAGGCCATATGGTAGTTATATTAAACGAGAACCTCAAGCATCCTCTTCAGATTTATTTGATCCTGTAAAAACTGAATTTTTTCATAAACATGCAATAGTTAAAGGTGAAATGATTTCTGAAGATAAAGCTCGAGAATTATACCTACGAAACGGAGAATGGACAGAAACTGTATACACAGACCCTTTAATAGAACCACATGATGAAACGTGGTTACTTTATCCTCCTAAGCAACCACGACATGATATGCAACCATTAATGGACATAATACCTGTAGTAGATCCTGTAACATTAGAATATATTAGAAATTCATTAATGATACCATGTTTTGAAACAATAGAAAAAGCATGGAAAAAAGTTAATGTAGATTTAATAGATATGAAAATAGAAGTAGGTATTAATTCAAATAAAGAAATTGTTATTGCAGACGTTATAGATAATGATAGTTGGCGTATATGGCCACATGGCGATCCAAAACAACAATTAGATAAACAATCATTTAGAGACGGAGAAAATTTAACTGATGTTCAACGAAAGTATGCTATCGTGACAGAGTATACAAGCAAATTTTAAGGAGATAAAAATTGAGCAAAGAAAATAGATGGGACGGGATTATCCGACCATATGCCGACTCAGACGTAAAGCGACTAAGTGGGTCAGTTAAAGTTGAATATACATTAGCACAAAATGGTGCTAAAAAGTTATGGCACAAATTACACAATCAACCTTACGTTAGTGCCTTAGGTGCATTAACAGGTAACCAAGCAATGCAACAAGCAAAGGCTGGGTTAGATTCGGTATATCTTAGTGGTTGGCAAGTAGCAGGCGATGCAAATGATAGTATGGAGATGTATCCAGATCAATCATTATATGCGGCCAATAGTGTACCAATCGTAGTAAAACGAATTAATAATACGTTTATCCGTGCAGATCAAATACAAACAATGGAAGGTGAAGGAGATATAGATTATTTTCTTCCTATTGTTGCAGACATGGAATCAGGATTCGGAGGAGTCCTTAATGCCCATGAATTAATGAAAGACATGATTGAAGCCGGTGCCGCCGGTGTGCATTTAGAAGACCAATTATCTTCTGCTAAAAAATGCGGACACATGGGTGGTAAAGTGTTAGTACCTACTAAAGAAATGGTATCAAAACTTATTGCTTCTAGACTTGCCGCAGATATAATGGGCGTTGATACTGTTTTAATTGCAAGAACAGATTCATTAGCAGGTGCATTGTTAGTAACTGATGCTGACGAATATGATCATACGTTTATTACAGGTGAAAGAACAACCGAAGGATTTTATAAAACAAATGCAGGAATGGCACAAGCGGTTTCAAGAGGACTTGCATATGCGCCTTACTGTGATTTGCTTTGGATGGAAACATCTTTACCCGACATAGGCGAATGCAGGGAATTTTGTGCAGAAATTCGTAAGGAGTTTCCAAATAAAATGTTTGCATATAATTGTTCACCATCATTTAATTGGAAGTCAAAATTAAGCGATACTGAAATACGCAATTTCAAAGATGAACTAGGCGAACTAGGAGTAACATATCAGTTTATTACACTCGCAGGTTTTCATAGTTTAAATTATAGTATGTTTGATTTATCTTTAAATTATAAAAATACTGGTATGACAGGATTTGTAGATTTACAACAAAAAGAATTTAAAGCACAAGAATTAGGATTTACAGCAGTAAAACACCAACGTGAAGTAGGTGCAGGTTACTTTGACGAAATAAGTCAAGTATGTACTGGTAGTAATACATTAAGTGCAATTAAAGGGTCAACAGAAGACGAGCAATTTTAAATGTGTGGAGTTATTGGGGCGTATTCGTTAAAGGATAAAACCAAAAACGTTTACCCCCTCATTGTTAGAGGATTATTAGATTTACAACACCGGGGTCAACTTAGTGCCGGTCTTACTTCTTACAATCAAAATAGAAAGAGAATACTCCAAACACATAAAGACAATGGTAAAGTACACGAAGTATTTCAAATCAACCATCAATATAAAAGTAAAAAATTATTAGAAGATTATAGTGGTCATGCCGCAATAGGTCACACTCGTTATGCAACAAGTGGTGATAATGGAGATCAATTAGCACAACCATTTGAACGTCCACATGGTAGAAAATCAAAATGGTTTAGTTTAGCCTTTAATGGCAACCTAGCAAATTATGATAAACTAAAAAGTGGCTTAGAAAAAGTAGGTTACAATATGACTTATGATTCTGATACAGAAGTCATAATGCATTTTCTTAGTCGTGAAGTCCAATCACATAAGCCTCAAGAAGAATTAAACTTTGTTGAAATATTTAAAACGTTATTAAAAGATTTTGACGGATCATGGAACATTGCCTTTGTAAATGCTGACGGGAAAATGGTTGCTGTCAGAGATCCACTAGGGCTAAAACCTATGTGTTATGGTGTTACTGATGATGGCATATTAGTTTTTACATCAGAAAGCGTAGTTCTCTCTAATTTACAAATAGAAGCAACAGATTTGAAACCCGGTGAAATGATTATTGCTGATGGCGATAATTTTACTGTAAAAAGTTATATAGATAAGGATTTACAATATCCAAGTAATAGTTTATATTATTCTGGTCCAAGTAAATTAATAGAAACACATTCTAAAAAAAATACTAGTTATTGTTTTTTTGAATGGATTTATTTTGGGCATCTTGCATCTGTAATGGATGGCGAATCTGTATATCATGTACGAGAAAATATAGGAAAACAATTAGCAATAGAAGAAACAGTTAAATTTAACGGTGATTATATTGTAGTACCTGTACCTGAAACTTCGTATGTTGCAGGAGCAAAATATGCACAAGAAACCCATATACCTTTTGTACAAGGCTTACTTAAAAATCATTCTATAGGAAGAACATTTATAGATAATACAAATAGAACATACAATATACAATTAAAATTTACACATTTGCGTGAGGTATTACGGGGTAAAAAAATTATACTTATAGATGATTCTATTGTACGTGGTACAACAATGCGAGCATTAGTAACAAATTTAAAAGAATGGAGCGGAGCAAAAGAAGTACATTTACGAATTGGATGTCCTCCTATTACTTCGCCTTGTTTTTATGGAATAGATTTTCCAACTATAAAAGAATTATACACAAGTACTAATAAACCTAAAGCAAGCGATTTTGGTGCAGATAGTTTACAATATTTGTCGTTAGAGGGTATGGTAAAAGCGTTAAATAAAAATAGTAGTGAACTTTGTATGGCATGTTTAACATCTAAATATCCTACACAAGAAGGCACACTCAGATATAAACAACAGGTAGCATGATTTCGACTATTATGATAGGCGACGGAGGAAGAGAAGATTCCTTACGTTGGAAATTGGAAAAAGAAAGCATTCCGATTAAAGAAAATTCGGAATTTGTTATTATAGGACCAGAACAACCTATAGCAGACGGACTTACTGAGCATTATGAAGGTATGCTTAAAAAAGTATTTGCTCCAAGTAAACTTGCGGGTCGATTAGAAACAAGTAAATTATGGGCGAAACAATTTATGCTTCGTAATGATATTCCTACTGCAAGATGGGAAACATATAATCGATCAACAATAGAAGAAGCAATAATGCGTCCTAATGAAAAATTTCCTATTGTTATTAAAGAGGACGGATTATGCGGAGGAAAAGGTGTATCGGTTTGTGATGCATTAGAGGATGCTATTAATGTTCAACAAACATTTATTGATAATAAATTTGAGTCTAAATCAAATAAAATATTAATAGAAGAATTTATACAAGGCGACGAAGCAAGTTGTTTTGTATTAACAGATGGAAAAGATTATAAAGTACTTCCTTATTGTCAAGATCATAAACGTGTAGGTGAAAGAGATACTGGACCTAACACAGGAGGAATGGGTGCATACGCACCAGCACCATTAATAACAAATGAACTAGACACAAGAATTAGAAGAGAAATAATCGAACCAACACTTAGGGGAATGCGAGAAGAAGGTATCCCTTACAGAGGTGTATTATATATTGGTTTAATGATTTGCAATGGAGATCCATATGTAATAGAATACAATGTACGTTTTGGTGATCCTGAATGTCAAGTATTAATGATGTTAATGGAGAGTGATTTGTCTCCATATTTAGAAGCATGTGTTAATGGTACATTAAAAGAGTTACCGGCACCTAATTTTTACAATGGATCTGCGATAACTGTTTGTATGTGTTCAGGAGGTTATCCAGAAAAATATGGTAAGGGATTTGAAATAAAAGGTTTAGATAAAATAGATGATCCTGATGTACAAGTGTTTCATGCAGGTACTCAAAAAATAGATGATAGATATATTACAAAAGGTGGTAGAGTTTTAAATATAACTGCTAGAGGAGAAACATTACAAGAAGCACGAAATAAAGCATATCAAATATGTGAAAAAATACATTGGGAAGATAGTTTTTATCGAAAGGATATTGGATATAAAGCATTATGACAGTCGCGGTAATAGATTTTGGAGCAAAGTACACACATAATCCTGTAGCAGTAATAGATTTTGGTGCCCAATATACACAACTCATTGCCAGGAGAGTTAGAGAACAAAATGTTTATTCCAAAATATATGCTCCGTCTGTTAAAGCAGAAGAATTAAAAAATGCTAAAGCAATAATATTATCAGGAAGCAGATCAGGTGTATACGAAACCGAAGCACCTAAGTTAGATCCTGATATTTTAAACTTAGGTATTCCTATTTTAGGTATATGTTATGGCTTACAAGAAATAGTACACAAAGAAGGCGGAAAAATTATTCGTGGCACAGGCGAATACGGACTTGCAAACATATACGTAGAAAAGCCAGATCCATTATTAGCAGAATGTGACAAAGATTGGATAGAAGGAGCCCAAGTATGGATGAGTCATGCAGATGAAATACAAACATTACCAAAAGTATTTGATATTATAGCAAGATCTTCTAACAATGTTATAGCGGCGGTTAAGCATAAAGAAAAACCTATTTACGGAGTACAATTTCATCCGGAAGTAGTACATTCACTTATTGGAAGAGATGTATTTAGAAACTTTTTATTTAAAGTAGCACAATGTGATAAAGATTGGATTTCAAAATATATTATTGAAGATGCTATTAAATCTATAAGAGAACAAGTAGGTGATGGAGAAGTTATAACTGCAATTAGCGGAGGAGTTGATTCCGCAGTAGTAGGAACATTATTACACAAAGCAATAGGTAAACAGTCAAAATGTGTTTTTATTGATACAGGGTTACTTCGTAAAAACGAAGCAAACGAAATAATGAAATCCATGCAAGAGCTAGGATTAAACATTACAAAGTATGATTTTACACAAAGGTTTTGGAAAGTATTAGAAAACATTACTGATCCGGAAGTTAAACGAAAAGTAATTGGAAGAGAATTTATTAGATGCTTTGAAGATGTTACAAAGGATGCAAAGTTTTTAGCACAAGGTACATTGTATCCTGATGTTATTGAATCAGGAAAAGATATAGCGGCAACAATTAAGTCGCACCATAATGTAGGTGGATTACCCGACAATATGGAATTTACTTTAATTGAACCACTTAGGAATTTATTTAAAGATGAAGTAAGATTATTGGGCAAAGAATTAGGGTTGCCAGATACTGTTTTAACCCGCCAGCCATTTCCCGGACCAGGACTAGCAGTACGAATAATGGGCGAAGTAACACATGAAAGATTACGAATATTACGTGAGGCAGATAGTGTATTTTTAAAGACGTTAGGTGATATCGAAGGTATTTGGCAAGCATTTGCAGTTTTGATACCTATTAAAACAGTAGGTGTAATGGGCGATGATAGAACATACGAAAATCTTATTGCATTACGAGCAGTCTCAAGTGAAGATGGTATGACTGCTGATTGGTTTAATTTACCACATGAAGTGCTTAGTAAATGTTCTACTGAAATTATTAATAATGTATCAGGAGTAAATAGAGTAGTTTACGACATAACTTCTAAGCCACCAGGAACAATAGAATGGGAATAAGGTAATAATGAATAAAAATGATAAACTAGTTAAAAGTATTTCACAATATTCAGAACAGATAGGAGGCTTTGCGGCTAGGCATGGCAATCTTATTTCAAGTTGTGACGGTGTTGGAACAAAGATACTATTAGCACAACAAGCAAAGGAAAAATATGGTAGGCCGTTGCAATCAATAGGAGTAGATTGTGTAGCAATGGTTATTAATGATTTATTATGTAATGGATGTGAACCGTTGTTCTTTTTGGATTATTTTTGTTCAGCAAATGTTAACGAGGAAGATTTTAAAGAAGTATTAGAAGGAATATATTTTGGATGTTCTCAAGTAGGAATAGAATTAGTAGGAGGCGAGACTGCTGAGTTGCCTGGCATAATTGAACAAGGTACATTTGATGTTTGCGGATTTGGTGTAGGTATATCAATGGATCAATTGCCTAAAAATAATATGCAACCAGGAGATAAAGTAATAGGTTTGCCTTCTACAGGATTTCACTCTAATGGTTACACAATGATACGAGAATATGCACATAAAACTCCGAATAACGTAGACGAAAAAGAATTTATGTATTCGTTGCTTGAGCCAACAAAAATATATAAAAAAGAATTGGATGCACTTAAAGAAGCAGGTATAGAAATAAAAGGAATAGCACATATAACAGGAGGTGGTCATACTAATACAAAAAGAATATTACCAAAGAACTTAGTATGTAATTATAGATTATATCATTCTGTAAAAAGTGGCAATAAATCAAATGAGACTAGATTTTTTAGACACGAAAGTTTGTTTCAATGGATACAAGCAGAGGCAAACTTAACTAAAAAACAAATGATGAAAACATTTAATTGCGGTGTAGGAATGGTTATAATTGTTCCAGAAGATAGTGAATGGCAGTATTTAAGTAATGTATTAACTGAACATCTTATTTTAGGCGAGTTGGAGGAAAAATGAATGGTCGCATTTTCACATTTATCTATGATACCCTTTGTAGTTTTAGCCATGTCTATGGTTAGGTTAATGATAAATTACAGTTCATTATTAGCAAAAAATTACAATGATAATCCAGACGATGATGTTTATTTCTATTGGCCACATACGGCTTTTAGTTTTATAACTTTTTTTACTATTATATTATTTTGGTGGACTTCGTATCCACTAAGAGACTTAGCATATTTTTCAAATGAAGATTGGAATTTATTTACGTTTCTTTTATATCTTTCAGTACCATTAATATTTTTTATGGTAACTGAAGTAGTTGCTCCACAACCGGAGACATATAAAGATAAATCGGTTGATTTATGTGAATACTATTACGAAAACCATAAGGTTATTTTAGGATTGGCAGTAGCATTACAATGTTGTCTACTTGCAAATCTCTTTGTATTCTTTAAAGGAGAATTAATGTCATTGAAAGTAATAGGTAGAGTTCTTATGCTTTGCATTATGACTCCAATGATATTCAGTAATAGTAAAAAATTACATGAAATTGGTATGGGGATCTTTTTTATAGGATTTATATATACCATTATAAAGTATCACATTTTTGTTGCAGAATATTAAAGGAAAAATGAAATTAAAAAAACATAAAATTATCTACGTTGACGTAGATGGTACTATTTGTGATAATCCAGAGTTGCCAAATTTTGATGACCAACCTATGGATTATACAAAAGCAACTCCGAAACCAGAAAGAATTAAGCATATAAACGAATTATACGATGAAGGTCATAAAATTGTTTATTGGACTGCCCGTGGTATCCATTCTGGATTAGACCATACAGAATTAACCAAAAGTCAATTACTAGAATGGGGATGTAAATACCATGATGTACAAGTAGGAAATAAACCACATTTTGATATGTACATTTGTGATAAATCATATAATTCAGAATCATGGTTTCAAGCAAAAGAACGAGGCTTACCTTGATAGCAGGTATTGGACATGATGAACTTTATAAAATGGGGTTTGATGGAGCAAGTATTGGACAGTTAAGAAAATTAACATCTAAACAATATAAACGATTACTTGAAATATTAGAAGAATTTCAAACTAAGGAGAAAAATGATAGGAATAATAGTGGGAAGCGACAGCGACCTAGAGACGATGAATAATTGCGTTGATAAATTAAACGAATTAAATATCGGCAATGAAATAGTTACTGCATCTGCACATAGAAATCCAGAAAAAGTAACCGAGTATATTAAAAAATGGGAAGCATCCGGATATAAAATTATTATTGCGGCCGCAGGAATGTCTGCCGCATTGCCAGGTGTGGTTGCATCCCAAACAAATTTACCAGTAATAGGTGTACCAATGAAAAGTGATTTAATGGGTATTGATAGTTTACTAAGTATAGTACAAATGCCAAAAGGTGTACCAGTTGCATGTATGTCAGTTGGCAAGCATGGTGCAATTAATGCCGCATTATACGCAAAACGTATCCTAGACATAATAAACTTTGAACAGCCATATGGTGCATAATGAGAGTAGACACTGAAATAAAATTAGATTATTCAGATGTATTATTACAACCTAAACGTTCTACAATATCTAGTAGACGAAGTATAAACTTAGAAAGAGAGTTTACGTTTAGGCATTGGGACGAATCTTCCCAAAAATGGGCAGGTACTCCTATTATGTCATCAAACATGGATGGGGTAGGTACATTTTCGATGGCAATGGTACTGCAAGAGTTTAATATGCTTACTACAATTAGAAAGCATTATTCATTTGATGACTGGAAAGAAGCGGCAAGTAAAGGATTACGTTTAAATAATGTAGTAGTTAGTACAGGTACCAATGCTATTTGGGACGACAACGCAACAGATTATGCTACTGCAAAAGCAGTATTAACAGAATGGCCAGAAGTTAAATTTATTTGTATAGATGTAGCAAATGGTTATCAGCAAAATTTTGCAGATTTTGTTGTTAAAGTACGAGATGATTTTCCTGATAAAATTATAATTGCAGGTAATGTTATTACTGGAGAAATGACCGAGCAATTATGTATATCGGGTGCAGATGTGGTTAAATGTGGTATAGGTCCAGGTAGTGTATGTACAACACGAGAGCAAACCGGAGTAGGTATGCCACAAATAAGTGGAGTAATGGAATGTGCAGATGCCGCACATGGTTTGGGGGGATATATAATTGCAGATGGTGGATGTACTGTTCCGGGTGATATAACAAAAGCATTTGGAGCGGGAGCAGACTTTGTTATGTTAGGAGGTATGCTGGCATTTCATGATGAATGCGATTTACCAAAACAAGATGGAAAATATGAATTTTACGGCATGAGTTCTGATCGTGCAAAAGAAGTGCATGGATCTCGAAAAGATGGCTATACTAGTACAGAAGGTAAACGAGTTACAATGGATTCAAGAGGGCCTGTTAGAGATACAGTAAAAAATATTTTAGGCGGACTTAGAAGTGCATGTACAATGATTGGTGCAAGAAGAATAAAAGATATTCCAAAATGTACAACCTTTGTAATGGTAAACAATCAACAAAATAAAATATTTTAAAGGAATAAAATGAGAAACGAAGACGAAGATCAAGGAGTTCCCCAAGGACCGTCAAGTCCTGAAGCAATGGTTCCTAAAATGGAACTATTAATGAATGGTGTAGTGGTTTTTATGGGTGATGTTACAGTAGAATCAATGAGTCCGTTAATTGACTGGATACTTGCAGAAAATTATAAACCAAAAAAGCAAAAAGAATTGACATTAGGTATATGTTCTAGAGGCGGAGATCTTAATGCATGTTTTGCATTAGTAGATGTAATGAAAGGATCTAAAATTCCTATCAAAACAGTTGGACTAGGCATGATTGCCTCGTGTGGATTACTTATGTTTATAACTGGTGCAAAAGGTAGACGAGTTCTAACACCAAACACAAGTATTTTATCGCACCAATATTCATGGGGCAGTATAGGAAAAGAACACGAACTATTTGCTAGAGTTAAAGAGTTAGAACTAACAACAGAGCGTATGATCAATCATTATAAAAAATGTACTGGTCTTAAAGAATCAGATATTAGAAAATACTTACTTCCTGCACATGATGTTTGGCTTGGTGCTAAAGAAGCAAAAAAATTAGGATTATGCGATAAGATAGAACAAATTTATTAATATGAAAAAATACAAAATCACAACAAAATTAAGAAAAGGTATTAAAGATATACAAGGCGATAATATATCATTAAACGTAAATGCTAATGGATGGCAAGTAGAAAATATGAAAGTAGGACAAGTATTTTATTTTAATGCCCCTCATCATAAAATTAAAGAATTATGCGAAACAGTTCTTGTTAATACCTTATTGTATGATTATGAAATAGAGGAAGAATGAATGTATTAGATCATGTAACAAAATTTGTTAAGGGCGATGATACAATATTGCATGTTTTTCCAACTACAATGTTTGTAAGTAAATATCCTGATACATATGATGAAGAATTTGAATACATACAAAAGTTACCATTTAGACAAGAAGGATCATATAACGGAAATTGTAAAACAGAAGATTCGTACATATTACGGCATAAAAAATTATCTAAAATTAAAAATTGGATTGAAGAAAAAATAAAAAATTATGCAATAGATGTTATTTCTACCAAAACAGAATTGATTATTACAAATTCTTGGGTTAATAAAAATGAGTCCGGGGCAGGCCATCCGACGCACCATCATCAAAATAGTATTATTAGTGGAATATTTTATTTAAATGTAACCAGCTCAATGCCTCCTACGCAATTTTATAATAGGCATCTACCTATGATTCAATTACAACAGTCTACCCATAATAGTATGAATGCAGAATATGTAGATGCACCAATGACCAATGGAGACTTAATTATGTTTCCATCAGATATAATGCATTCTGTTAATATTAATCAGCAAAATGATATTAGATACACTTTGGCGTTTAATACATTTGCTAAAGAATTAGGTAATGATAGACAATTAAGTTATGTAAATTGGGAAAAACATGTTAACGAATGACGAAATAAAATTAATAGACGAAAGATTAGGTCGGGCACCTAACGTAACCGAAACTCATGTATTTGATGCAATGTGGAGTGAACATTGCTCTTATAAAAGTTCTAAATTTTGGCTAAAACAATTATACACTGAAGGCAAGCAAGTCATATCTGGCCCTGGTGAAAATGCAGGTGTAGTCAATATAGGTGACGGTGATAAACTAGTTTTTAAAATAGAGAGTCATAATCATCCTAGTTATATAGAACCTTATCAAGGAGCCGCAACAGGAGTAGGCGGCATCATGCGTGATGTTTTTACAATGGGGGCTCGACCTATTGCAAATTTAAATTCGTTACATTTTGGTTCAACAGACGATAGGAGAGTTATTGATGGAGTGGTTAAAGGGATTGCTGATTATGGGAATTGTGTCGGGGTTCCTACTGTTAGTAGCAAATGCCATTTTTTTGATTGTTATGCTGAAAATCCTCTTGTAAATGCTATGACAGTAGGTTATACTAATAAAGAAATATTTACAAGTATTCCAAATAAAAAAGGCATTGTTGTTTATGTAGGTGCTAAAACAGGGCGTGATGGTATAGGTGGTGCTATTATGGCAAGCGAGGAATTTACTGAATGTGAGGTTAAACGCCCTACAGTACAAGTAGGCGATCCATTTCAAGAAAAACTATTACTAGAAGCATCATTAGAATTATTTGAAACAGGCACAGTAATTGCGGCACAGGATATGGGTGCGGCAGGTATACTTTCTTCAACTTCGGAAGTAGCACTTAAAGGAAATTATGGTATTGATATTGATATATCAAAAATTCCTTTAAGAGAAGAAAAAATGGAACCTTGGGAGATACTTTTAAGCGAAAGCCAAGAACGAATGTTATTTGTTTTAAATCCTGATGCAGAAGTAGAAAGTATATTTAATAAATGGGATTTAGATTATGTCGAAATAGGAACACTAACAGATACAAATAATTATACTGTTCGTGTTAAAGATAAAGTAGTATGTGATGTACCACTAGAAGCATTAGATGCACCTGAATTACAACGACCAGTAGAGCCTTATAAATCAGAATTTATAGATATACCTATAGTAACAGATTTTGATATGAATTGGGTATGGGAGCAATATGATTCGCAAGTAATAGGGAATACAATACAAGGACCACAAGCAGATCCTGCTATTGTTAGGATACCAAATAGTAAAAAAGCAATAGCAATGACAACTATGAGTAGTGCCCCATTTTGCCATTATAATCCTAGAAGTGGGATTAGATATATTATATATGATTGTTATAATAAGTTATTATCTGTAAATGCAAAACCGTTAGGTATAACAAATTGTTTAAATTTTGGTAATCCGGAAAATCCAAATGTTATGCATGACTTTAAAGAAGTATGTTTAGGCATGGCAGAAATATGTAAAGAATTAGAATTTCCGGTTGTTAGTGGTAATGTAAGTTTTTATAACGAAACTTTAGGTAAAGGCATTATGCCAACACCAGTAATAGGTGGAGTAGGATTAATAGAAAATTATGAAAACAGCGATTATAATATTTCCAGGTAGTAACTGCGATAATGAAATGGAAAGATTCTTGTATGCACATACAGGAATTAAACCTATACGTGTCTGGCACAAAGAAACAACATTACCAAAAGTTGATATGTATGTAATACCAGGAGGCTTTAGTTATGGTGATTATTTACGTGCAGGTGCAATAGCAAATCTTAGTCCTGTTATAAAAGAACTTAAAAAAACAGATAGAAAAATACTAGGCATTTGCAACGGATTTCAAATATTATGTGAAGCAGGTTTGTTACCAGGAACGTTACGAATAAACAGTACAGAAAAATTTATATGTAAGCCAATGGATATAATTACTTGGCCTGTACACTATCAACGTAGAATACCTATTGCTCATGCAGAAGGTAATTACTATCACCCTAACCCTGCAAAGTTAGTAGAAGAACAAAAAGTAGCATATTCATATTATTTGCGTAAAAACAATCCAAATGGTTCCACAATGGGCATTTGTGGAATACGTAATAATAATGTATTAGGTATGATGCCACATCCGGAACGAGCATTTGAAACTTATCATTGCTCACAAGACGGATTCAAAATACTAGAAGACTTTAATGCATAAAAGATATACATGCCCTGATATAGAAAATATTTGGTCAGACGAAAGTAGATTTCAACATTGGTTTGATATTGAGGAAATTGTTTGTGAAGCACAAGCAAAATATGGAAACATTCCTAAAGAAGCAGTAAACGATATACGCAAATGCAGATGGCTTTGTGTTGAAAGTGGAAATTTTGTTGAAAAAATAAATGAAATAGAAAAGACAACTAAACATGATGTATTAGCGTTTTTAACCCATTGTTCTAATATGATAGGTCCTAATGCAAAGTATATACACATGGGCATGACAAGTCAAGATTTATTAGACACTTGCAATGCCTTGCAAATAAAACAATCATTAATTGTTATAGAAGATGCTTTAAAAAGCATTGTAAGTGTATTAGAACAACGAGCAGAAGATCATAAAAATACAGTATGTGTAGGTAGATCGCATGGTATACACGCAGAACCAACAACGTTTGGATTAAAATTATTAGGGCATTACAGAGCATTTCAAAGATGCTTAAAGTTATTGGAGCAGGCAGAACATGATATTTGTAGAGTAAAATGTAGTGGAGCAGTAGGAACTTATTCTGTTATTGACCCAAAAATAGAAGAATACTTAGCAGACGAACTTGGCATGTTAGCTGAAGATGTTAGTACGCAAGTTGTTCCGCGAGATCGTTTTGCGTTATTAATGAGTTACTTAGGAATTATAGGTGGCTGTATAGAAAACTTAGCAGTTGAAATAAGACATTTACAACGTACTGAAGTAGGCGAAGTAATAGAACAATTTACTAAAGGACAAAAAGGTTCTAGTGCAATGCCACACAAAAAGAATCCTATATTAACAGAAAACTTAACAGGACTTGCAAGACTTATAAAAAGTGCAGTCGCACCATCATTAGATAATATAGCATTATGGCACGAAAGAGATATTAGCCATTCAAGTGTCGAACGTATTACTTTACCTGATACATTTTCTTATGTATCATTTGCATTAACACGGCTTACAAAAGTTGTTATAAATATGGAAGTAAATACAAAGCGAATGCAAGAAAATCTGAATATTACTGGCGGTTTAGTTTATTCTCAACAAGTTCTTCTCTTTTTAATTAATAATAAGGGCTTAACAAGAGAACAAGCGTATAAAGAAGTACAAACTGCCGCCCATGGTGATGGCGCATTTAAAGATAATTTAATAGCAAATAACGTTTTATCTATGGACGAAGTAAACGATATTTTTAATGTAGGATATTATACAAAGAATGTGGATTACATATTTCATAAAGTTTTTAGTACTCCTTGCACTTCTTACGAGTTGCGGGGATTTGCCTGATCAAGTAGAAGAATTATACGAAAGTTATGAGTAAAAAAATAATAGTAATGGCTTCTGGAGAAGGCTCAAATTTTAGTGCCATTGTTAATAATGATATAGAAGTAGATCAAGTAATTACAAATAATCCTAATGCAGGAGTAATTAACCGAGCAAAGGATGCTGGGGTAAGTTCTTGTTTAATTAAACATTATAAAGGGGAAACACGAGAAGAGTACGATAAAAAGATAGACTTTGCACTTGGGGGTACCGGACCAGATAAGTTTAAGCCTGATTTAATTGTACTTGCTGGCTGGATGCGAATTTTATCCCATTGGTTTTGTGATAAATGGGCAGGTAAAATAATTAACATACACCCGTCTTTGCTTCCCGCATTTAAAGGATCAACAAATGCAATCGAAGACGCATACAATTATGGTTGTACAGTATTTGGTGCTACTGTACATTGGGTAACATCAGAAGTAGATGGCGGAGCAATAATTGAGCAACGAGCAATGCAATTACAAGATATGCCATTAGATGAAGTAAAAAAAATGATACACACTTATGTCGAACATTTTATGTATCCGTATGTAATTAAACAACTTATAAAATGAGAATAGCAATAATAGGTTGCAGTTTTGTAGCCGGCGAATATAATCCTATTCCTGCTAAAAAACAAATAGCAATAGATACATTTGTAGACGATTATAATATAGATCATTTTAAAGGATGGCCATACGAATTACATAAAAAATATAATGTTGAGACACATGTTTTTTGTCATGGTGGTGATGGTTTAAACGGAACTAGATTTTTTATTGATGAAATACAGAGCAAATACGGATTAGATTTTTTTGATAAAATTATAATATCATTATCATCAAGCGAACCAAGACAAGTATTATATAAAGAATATACTTTTGGTATTCGAGAAAGCAAAGAGAATTTTTTCTATTACGATATTTTGTCAAACTCGGGTCAAGGACATTTACCAGATTTTATAAATTTATGGCAACTTAAAACAAGATTTAATTTGATCAAAGAAGACGATAAAACAAAACGAGATCCGTTATTTGGTGTAGTAAATTATGCCAGATCAAACTTTGCAGTTAAAGAAATTGATCATATTTTAAGTTACATAGATTCTTTAAATTCAAAATTTTTAATATTTCCTTATGGTTGGCTAGAAAACGAAGGAGGTATAGCAGATACCTGTTTATCATTAGAAAAACTAAAAAGGTTATCTGCCTTTAAATGTTATAAAGACCAATCATTTAGTAAATATATCACTCGTAATTATGAACTTGATGATATAACAGTAATGGATAATTATCACCATAACGAAAAAGGACAGAAAATATTATTAGATGTTTATTTAAAAGATATATTAGATGAGTTTATGAATGAGTAAAGAATTTGATGGAATACGAAAAACATTTGTAGATAGTCCTAGCAATTGTGCAAATACAAATTGGGAAACATTTTTTGCGGCTAAAGATCCTGGTAACATATGGTCGTCTAAACAAGATCCAGATCCTCATGTAAAATGGTTTTTGAAGCATTATAATTTTTCTAAAGATATTACAATATTAGACAGTGGATGCGGAGAAGGAAAAAACATAAGATTATTAGAACAATTTAATAATGTTTATGGTGTTGATATATCCCAAACAGCAATAGATAATGCACAAAAAGAATTTCCTGATGTTGTTTTTTCTGCACAAGATGCGGCATATTTGGACTTTACAAATGAAATGTTTGATGCTATAATAGATGTAGGATGTCTTCATTGCAATCATCCTATGCAACATCAAAAAATAATAAATCAGTATTATAGAATACTCAAGCCTAATGGTAAATTATTTTTTAGATTGTTTCATGTGCCCGATGAATATAATGACGATAATACTACTCCTATATTTTATTTTGATTTAGGAGATGATCAATTTATGTCAGGAGTAAAAGGTAAAATACCAGTTTATGGTTTAAATCATAAACTAATAAAAAAACTAATAGACGGATTGTTTAATCCAGACGAAGTATTATGGGATACCTCGCATGACGAAAATGGAGTCCATTACATTTATTTTTCTAAAATAAATACATGATGTATAAACCATTGCTAGATAGTCTAACTATTAAAAAATCAAATATTGAAGGGTTAGGACTATTTACTACCTGTTCTATTTCAAAAGGAACAAATTTAGGCATATCACATGTATATAATGCAGATTTTGAAGACGGTTGGATTAGAACTCCATTAGGCGGATTTATTAATCATTCAGAAGAACCTAATATAATCAAATGGAAAGATTTGGTTACTAATCATTATCATTTAGTTGCTATTAAAGATATCAAAGATAACGAAGAACTTACCGTTAAGTACACACTATATAGAATAAATGATTAAATACGTTATAGGTATATGTATACTACTTTTTGTCGGATTAGCAGGTGGTAATATAATGTGGACTTCTTTAGAAATAGCCATTGTGTATAGTTTAATAGAATGGATAGAAAATGGAGGACCTAAACCACCAAGAGGAACATGATAGGTGTATACTATCAAGGGATTAACAAATTGGATCCGTATTTTAAACGAACAAGAATTATATACGACCAACAAAAACCTGTTGTTAAAGCAGTTATGGAATGGAAAAAATGTTTTACAGCAGGTGAGGTGTCGCTAACTTTAAAAGATTTAAAATTTCGCTTATCACAAGTAAACACTTCAGGCGAAAATAAAGAAGAATACTTGAAAGCAATAAATGAAGTTGAGAAAGAAATAGAGAGATATTATGTTTAGATTTTTTTTAAATAAAAAATGGTTGTTATGGTCTTGGCTTGGCTCAATAATTATTTTAGGATCACTTTGGGTTCAAGTAAAGATTGATGTAAAAATAAATGAATGGTTTGGTCAATTTTATGATATGATTCAAAAAGCACTTGCTACACCAAATGCAATTACAATAGAAGAATATTTTGCAAGTTTATTGTCATTTATTACACTAGCAGGAATATATGTTGGACTCTATGTTGTAATAAGTTTTTTTACAGCTCACTATTTGTTTAGATGGCGTACAGCAATGGTTGAATGGTATCATAGTGTGTATGACAAAGCCAGAAAAATAGAAGGTGCATCGCAAAGAGTTCAAGAAGATACAATTAAATTTAGTCGTATAATGGAAAGTTTAGGAACATCTTTAATCGAATCAGTTATGGTTTTAGTTCAGTTTGTTCCTATATTATTTGGATTATCATTGGGTATTCCAATATTCTTTTTTGGTGATTGGGAATATGGATTGATTGCAGGTGCGTTACTTTGGACATTAGGTGGTACTGCCTTTTTAATTGGATTAGGGTGGATATTGCGTTTAGTTGGTATAGAATATGATATACAAGCAAAAGAAGCGGCATATAGAAAAATACTTGTTATTGCAGAAGATGATGGAACTGTTAGACCAAAGAAAATAGAAGAATTCTTTGATGATGTTCGTAAAATTCATTTTTTAAGTTATATACGTTATCTATATTTTAATATTGGTCGAATGGCTTACTTACAAGCAAATGTATTATCCGCTTATGTATTCCTAGCACCAGCAATAGTTGCAGGAGTAATGACTCTAGGTGTAATGCAACAAATAATAAGAGCATTTGGTAGAGTAGAAGGATCGATGCAATATCTATTAAAAGCATGGCCTACTATTATTGAATTAATGAGTGTTTATAGGCGTTTAAGAGAATTTGAGGCCAAATTAAAATAACTTGACAATGCATTCAAAGACAGTTAAAGTAGTAGAGTTAACATTAGAAGACGGATCAAAGGTATTATGTCGGGGCGGTGAAGATGCTGTTCGACGAGCATGGAAAAATTATCCAGTAGTTTCTGCCAAATGGACAGGTGAAGAACAATTAATGCAATGGGTAGAATATGAAGAAGAAGATAGGAAAACGCAAGTCTAAATCTTGGAGGAAACGAATTCCAAGATGTACTCTATGTACACCCTTCCGATGGATGGGTAATATGAAAGAAAGATTTAGACATTCAACTAGAAAACAAATGTTAAAAGGAACAGAATGAAAAGGACAAGACATGAAGGTGACGAAGGTACAGTATCCTTTTGGTTATGGATGAAGGCTTTATATAAAGATGAGTAACGAAGAAATTCAGATGTCTCGAACATCTGTTGATATAGAAGAATATTTGCGAACTTGCCGTTTAGAGGATTATTGGGCAAGAAAATTAGAAGCAGGTGGGGCTAAAGTAAATATGGGCGGAGATCCAACAGATATAGATTGGGGCGATCCACCTATAGATGCTGAAGCCCAAATATATAAAATGCGACACAATATGTAATGAAACAAAAATGGGAAATAATTCACTGGCCAAATAATAAAAGAGTAGAGTTATGCGATTCTAAAGAGATAGCAGAAAAATTATTACCTTATTATGGTAAAGGCCATATAATAAAAGAAATATGGTTTTATGATGATGGGACTGTTTATAAAACAAGAGAAATATAATGATAATAAAAGTTAAGAAAAAAACTACAACACCTAAAAAAACAAGCATAGGTAGATCTCGGTCGTCAAGACCTTTAAACAAGCACAAAAGGAAAAACTGGAAACGGTATCGTGGCCAAGGCAAATAAAGAATATGAATCAATTACAGTAATAAAACATTTAAGAAGCAGTGGATTAGAAGAAGAATTAGAAATCATAACACGATTATCTTACATACCACCAGACGGAGGCAAAGGATGGATAGTTCAAGTACGGAAGAAGAAGAAGTAGAATTATGTGTTAGTTGTGGTAAAGAAACAAAGTATAAAACAAGCGATCATATTGATAGCAGATTGGGTTACATTGAAGGTGCAGGACAAATGTGTCCTCGATGCCATTATAATGAAACCTTTATAAGACGAGTACATTATTGAAGAAAATGGTTGACAATGAACTAGAATTCCTGTATAATAGTTTAAAAGAGTTAGAAAAAGAACTTTTTAGACAGGAAATCATGTCAGAACGAATAATTGTTAGACAAGATATTCAGGCTACTAAAGAAAAGATTAGGCTAATACTGGAGAAACAAAATGACAAAAATCAATCTTAGAAAATCATCAGCAATTCAAAAAGAACTATTTCAACGAGTTCATGCTATTGAGATAGATACAGACATTGAAATAAATGAATACAATGATCCTAAACAGGTCATTGAAACTCAACTTAAAGAAGTTACAGACAACATAGTTTATAAACAAAATCTATTAAGTGTATTGTATTCATTGCGAGCAAAAACCGGAATAGTTAACGCCAAATGGGATGTTAATAAAATGCTTGCAGAACAAGAACGCATTAAAGCATGTATTAATCTTTATACTAATTTATGTGAACGAAAACCTCGACCGGACTTATTTGAAGTTAGGCAACGAATAGAGAAACTTAAAGAACGAGGCGAAGAATCTAGGTACGGTAGAGATTCTTTTAGTACTAATGTCTTTGATAAAGACGACATCAAAGAGTTTAAACAAACAGTTAAAACTCTTAAAAAGAATTTTCAAGATCTTAATGATGTAATTCTTGAAGTAAATGTTAAGCGAACCATAGAACTTTCTGCTGATGAGGAGCAGTTACTCAGCGATGAGGGACTACTTTGAGTCGGCTGGGCGAACGGAGTGGCATCGACTACTACACCAAATTGGTGGCAACAATGGATGAACTTTACGACAGAAGGATTGCTCCTGGGATAAGAAAAACTTTGATGTGTTTGTTGATGAGTTGCTCCCAGGCCGGTCAATGTTTGTTGCATTTTGTTTATTGCATGTTGAACAAGTTGGTAAAACTTCATTCGCCCTATTCCTTTCCAGTAACATTAATATAGAGAAAATAACATGAAATCACTAGCAATTGGAATAATGATGTGGATGCAGGCAAACTGCAATGTACCAGGGGTCCATGAATCACAAAATTTTTGTAATATGGGTTTTGATTTACCAGTACCTAAAATAGTAATGATGTCGGAAAGAAAATTACTAAAAGAATTTGAAAAACGTAATGGTTCATTGGCCCAAGGAACTACAGAAATACGAGGATTTTATTATGGAGGTGTGATTTATATGAAATTCAACGATTATTCAATTGTAGAATATCAAGCAGATCTTGTACATGAGTTAGCCCATTATGTTCAAGATAAAAATAATGTGATAGATTGGGATTGTCCTCCGCATTATGAAATTCCTGTGTATTTAATGCAACTTCATTTTTATAATAAGAAAACAGGTAGAGTGGCAACGGCACCACATATAGATATATACAAGAGAGACTATTGCAATACAAAATACTAGATGATTTATTATCTGAATCACAAGCAACAGATGTTATAGAATATTTTAAAACTTCTCATTGGGTTTATGGAAATAAGCCCGATGACATTTGCCCCCCTTTTTGGAAATCCACTTTAAAACATACACCTATCTGGAATTTATTTGAAGATAAAGTTCATGCCTTATGGGATGATGTTTATATTTCATCTATATTTGCTAACGGCCAAACAAAAGGATTGGACAGTACACCACATCTTGATAAATCAAATAAAGCAGAATTGGGTGTATTATTAGGAAATACAGTAGAAAACGTAGATGATTATACAGAATATTCTTTTATATATCCTGTACTTATGGAAAAGAAATGGGCTCCGTCATGGGGAGGAGAAACCATTTTATTAACAGATGATGAGTATACAGGTAAAGTTTTTATTCCAAAATATAATAGAGCAATTGTCATAGACGGAAGTATATTACATTATGGAAAAGGACCTAGTCATATATACTTTTCCATGCGAATAAACATCATATGCAGGCTTTTAATGAAAAAAACAGTTTTTAATAATATAAATAATTAACAGAGTAATTATAAAGGTTAACATGCTTACAGTATTAGGAAGTTTATTAGGCTTTGCTGGATCAGCAGTTCCTAGCGTAATAGACTATTTTAAAGACAAAGAAGAAAAAAAACAAAAAACAGAAGAATTTAAACTTCAATTACAAGCAAAAAAAGAAGGTGTTGATTTAGACATAAAATTGTTCGATGCAAAGAAAGACTTTGAAGAACAAAAAATGTTGTTAGCACATGACGCCGCATTAGGAAGTCAACCGGGATTTATAAATGCATTACGAGCATTTGTAAGACCGTTTATAACTTATGTATTCTTTTTAACATTTATCGGAGTTAAAGTTACTTTAGTATATCAAGCCATTAAAAATGGAAGCGATCTAAATGCAACTCTTGAAGTTGTATGGGATGATCAAACAGAAGCATTATTTGCCGCTATCATTAGTTTTTGGTTTGGATCTAGGGCAATGCCTAAAATAAAGCAACTTAACAAATAATATGCCAATATACGTTTATCGCTGTAAAAAATGCAACAATAAATTTGAAGAAATTCAAAAGTTCTCTGACCCACCACTAACTGAATGTAGAGCCGTCGCAGATGGTCCTATACCCTATAGTTGTGACGGAGAGCTAGAAAAACTATCAGCAAATAAAACATCGTTTCATTTTGCAGGACCAGGATGGGAAAAAGATAGTTATCATAATCCTTGGGGACAAGGTAATAAAACGTTTGAAGATACAACTCTTGATAAATCAGCTCGCGATATGGGCTGGGATCAAGGTCAACGTGATGATATAAAAGGAGAAGCCATGGAAGTAGACGAACTTTACTTACCTGGTGTTCATAAAGTAGATAGAGATAAAAAAGGTTATTCAGACCAAACAAACTATGATAATTAGGAGAAAATATGTCAATACATGAACAAATAGTAGAAAATTTTAATGCTTATATAGCAGAACATGAAAAGTGGGAAGACAAAGGTGTAAAAGCCGCGGCCACTAGAGCCCGCAAGGCATTGGGCGAAATTGGTAAATTATCAAAGCATCGACGAGCTGAGATTCAAGAAAAGAAAAATTCAATGTAATGGATTTATTTCAATCAGTAAATTTTAAATCACATTCCGGGTTAAATTTAACTTGGAAAATAGAAATGGATGCCTTAAGTGAGCAAGACTGGTTTACCATTAAAAAAATGATAATGGAAATAACACCACCGTTTAGAGAGGCAGTAGGTATTCCTAGAGGTGGTGTTAAATTAGGTGATTTACTTAATGAACATGCAACAGGCAAAGAAGGAGATCCGATTTGTATAGTCGATGATGTGTTAACGACAGGCGGATCTATGGAATATTTTTTATCACAATACCAACGCAATCGTAGACCTTTTACTGCAATTGGTTGGGTAGTATTTGCGAGAACACAATGTCCTCCATGGGTAAAAGCACTTTTTCAAATGCCTTCGTAAAATTTGATGTAATTATATATCAAAATTTGGGTGAAGTTAAATTTACCCATTCTTTTACTCTCTTAAAACAATGGCCAGATAACGAAAAACGATTTTTTAAGAATTTTGTAAAATTTATGACTAAAGAATATGGTCCTGCTGAAAAGCGATGGTCATATTCTCGTAATCTTTTAGGGTATTTTAATGTACGGTTTAGGGATTATAAAGATGCGGCACAATTTAAAATATTAATATGAAATATAAAGTATTTGATTATACAAGTTTAATCACCGAAAAAGATCGCAAAAACATATGCAAAGATGTCAAAGCATCTATTAATGAAGGAAAATATTATACCAATAGTCCACGTTACCAAACAAATTTTGATGTCTTTACATTACCAGGAATACATTGGTTAAAACTTAGAATGAGCTTTTATAGTGCATGTTTTTTCTATTTAGAAAAAGAAGCACAAATAAGTAAAGTTCAATCTTGGAGTTACATGACATCGTTAGAATATCCAGAAGACAGAAAAAATCTTTGGCATAATCATGATCATAAACGAGAGCATAAGTTATTAAGTGGTATATATTATGTACATATACCAGAAGATGTAGATGACTTTAAAAAGGCAGGAACAGAATTTGCACCAAATGGTGTAGGTAAAAAGAAACGAACATGGGTCGAACCATGTATAGGCAAGTGGGTAGTTTACGATAGTTATTATTGGCATAGGCCAGGCATATTACAAAGTTACGATAATAGGTTTATTGTAGCGGCGGATATGGAATACGTATTGCCCCGGTAGCTCAATGGATAGAGCAATGGCCTTCTAAGCCATTGATCTAGGTTCGATTCCTAGTCGGGGTACCACAAGGAAAATATGGAAACACATAAAATAGAATTTTATCCTAGTAGAGGTACTACTGTAGATGAGCAAAAAATATATAAATTGTTAGCTCATGCATGGCCTATTAGACCAGCAGTAGATTTTAAACCTAGTTGGCATACTCATTTAGATAAAATGTATCAACATGAACCTGAAGCGCCTCCTCAACCAACAGCAAAAGGGTGTCCAGGTATCTTTGATCATATGAGAGCGGGGTATATTCTGCCTATGTGGACCGATATGTGTTTTAGATTTCATGACGATGGCAGGAGTGAAAGTAATCGAGGATGGGATTCTATGTTACCAGATATAATTAATAATACTATAAGTAAACCTGTGGAAATGCACGACTATCAACAAGCTAAAGGCGTACCGTTTTTAGAAGATGGCTGTTCCAATTTAATAAAATTAAATACGCCTTGGTATGCTAATGTACCTAAAGGTGTTAGTTTATTTTATACAACCCCATTTTATCATATTAATAGTGATTTTACAGTTGTACCAGGCATCATTGATGCAGACATTGATCATTTGCCAAACAAAGAAGTTAATTGTTTTATTAAATTGAATAAACCAAATGTAACAATTAAATTAAATCAAGGCCAACCTTTGATGCAAATAATTCCTTTTGTACGAACAGACTATGAATTTGAAAATAATGTACCAATAGAAATTGAAGGCGAACAGGAATTAGAAATATTAAATATAAAACATAGAACTAAAATAGAAGATTTTGCACAAGATCCTATAAAAAAATTACAAAATAATAGAATTCCAAAAAAATACAATGTCTAAAAAGTTATCAACAGGAACCCGTGATTATAGTGAGGAAAAGTTAAGAGAAGATCCACCATCTTATTTTCATAGACCGCCTATTGTACTTCAAATGGAACAAATAGGTATAGGTATGTCGGTAACTACTTTACCAGTAATATTAAGTATTAAAAATAGATACCAAGATTTATTTTTAAAATGCCACGAGCATCATCTTCCGATATTAAAATATTTTATAGATGAAAATAATCTTTATCCTTTTTATGATTCAAATGCAGAAAAATTAGAAACAGATCCTATTTTTATAGGTTCGATGGCCCAACAAGTAATATCTTACAATACTTCAATGACTATTCATGCTCCGCATCAATGTCATCCAGTTGATCATTACTTTCATTTAATAGATGGTAGAATAAATGTACCTATGGAAGAACGAAATTATCCTAAATTTCCTGTAGAACAAATAGATTTATCTAGATTTAATTTACCTAAAAAATTTGTTACAATAGGACCAGGTACTACTAAAACTATTTGCCAATTACCAGCTCATACAATAAATGACATAATAACATATTGTAAAAATAAAGGGTATGAAGTAGTAATATTAGGAGGAAAATATTTTTTTAATTTGCAAATAGGCGACAAAAAAATGTCAATAGGACCACGATTTCATGAGGAATTAGATTTAACAGGATGTATCGACTTGATACATAAAACAACATTAGATGAAGCAATTGCAATATTAGACAAATCACATTGTTATATTGGGCCCGAAGGTGGATTAATGCAATTTTGCGGAATGACCGACACTCCAATGATTATTGGTATTAACGGATGGACACCAGAAATGCGAATGCCATATAGACATAATGAATTAGGATGGGAAGCATATCCTGTAATGCCTGATGAAACATTAAAATGTAGATTTTGTATAGAAAATACTATTCATGCTAGAACAGTTAATATAATGATGCAATGTTTATACGATGATTATAAATGTGTTGAAGAACACATGACGTTTGAAAATTTTAAACCACAATTAGATAAAGTTCTTTAAAAGGAAATAAAATGGAAGATAAAAAGAAACAGTTAAAAGAAACATTGCCAGAATACACGATTGAAGAAAAAGAATACACAACTATGCCAAAAAAATGGAAGGTAGATGGAAAAGATCGTTATATAGGCGAACAAGATCAATCCGGTAAAATGTGGTATGAACATATATATCAATATGATGATTTGATCGATAAAGAAATACAAGAAGAATTAACAAAAATAATTACTGCACCTGGTTGGCAATATGGTCATATCGGAAATCATAGATATGAGGAATGGTCGTATAATTTATCTGATAAAAAATATGATTCTAAAGAATATGGAGTAAAATTTTTAGATCAACATTGGGAAATGTCTTTTAATGGCGATCTATTGTATTCGTGGCAACAAAATAATTTTAGAGTACATGATTTATGGAAAGCAATTCGGGTTAAACTAGCAGAAGAATTTGTCGACATGGAATTAGATATTTTGGATTGTTCTGCTCATGGTATCACAGAAAGTAGATTTGGCTTGCCCCATGCAGACGATAAAGATGGACATATTTGGAATGTATTATACTATGTTAATCCTATGTGGAAACCAGAATGGGACGGAGCAACAGTATTTTATAAAGGTGTAGATACATTAAAAGATAGTGAGCCAGAAATTATTAAATCTGTGTATCCAAAACCAGGACGATTTTTATTTTTTAGTTCTATGATACCTAGGACAGGTATGCAACCAAATAAGTTCTTTCCAGGATTACGTACAACATTATTATTTAAATGTATGAATGTAAAACAAGGAATTGGACCTAATGTTTAATTTTTTAAAAAAAGAAAAAGATGTTATTTTTAATATAGATCCTAAATGGAAATACATTTATGATAGATATCCTATACAGTCGGCGGTAAACTACAAACACGAGTACATTAAACATCCGCCGCCTGCTAGATGTCCGGGGTTTCAAGATTTATATAAACATGGCTATGTTGTACCAATGTGGTTTGATTTACAAATTGCACTTGGTCCGGCAGAACGCTGGGAAGACCAAGAAGTTACCCTTAATTCAAATGTTACTAAAGAATTTTGTTCATGGCATTATCCAGAAGTTGCGACTGTTCGACCCCATCTGCCAGATAACTTTTTTCATAGCATATTAAAATTACATTGTCCTTGGCAATGTAAAACTCAAAAAAAATATGCTGTTATACAAACTCCAATGTGGTTCCAATATGACAAAGATTATGAAGTTATACCTGGTGCATTAAACACAAATTATCATCATGATTTAATATTTCCTTTGTTTCTAAAACGAACAAAACCTCTTACTGAGTTTAGTTATATAACATTAAAAGCAGGAGATCCGTTAATGTGTATTATACCTGTAGAACGAAAAGAAAAAACAGTAGAACTTCGACTAGGCGATCCTTCTATGCAAGCAAGTAAAGAATATTATGATCAAGCAGTTAATCTTAGAAAAGATTCGCATATAATGTATAGGGAATTTGATGAGTAATATAGGTAATATTTTTTCTGATTGTTTTTTAGCAGATACGGTGTATCCTGATCACGAACAACATAAAGATCAACTAGTAACTTTTATTAAAGAGTATGACAAACAAAATAAAATAAAAGATAAGGATTTTGTATCTCCTCATATAAAATATAACCTAGCAGAATCTGCTCCTAATTTAAAGTTTTTTGAAGAAGCAAATAATGATGTATTAAATAATTTAAAAAAACATTTCGAAACAATAATAGTTGAGTTATATAGAGTTTTATGTTCTCGAACTGGCACTAAAACATTAACCAAAAATACTAACTATCAAGATGAAAAATGTGAAGTTACTGAAAGTTGGTATCATATAACAAAAACTGGAGGTTATCACGATTTACATAATCATGCACATTCGTCTTTTTCTGCTATCTATTTTTTAGATGTTTCGGAATGTGATTATAAAAATGGTAGTATGAGATTTTATAAACCATTTAATACCATTGTTCCTGTTGGTGATATAGGATTAAATTGGATTCAAAATGATTTAATAGATTTTATTCCAAAAGACGGACAAATAATAGTATTTCCTGGCTTCTTGGATCATGCGGCAATTCCATATTATGGTAAATCTGATAGATATATTATAGCAGTTAATGCAAGGATAATACCATGTTAATACCTCCAAACTTACTTGCACCTCACATAGCCCAACCCAATGTTTTTAATCAAGATGATTTCTTTGATGCATCATGTTTAGAATATATTAATCATCTTATGGATACCGAAAAATGGGAATATGCCTGGGTCGGAGATCCAAAAAAGCCTAAAGCAACAGATGTGCGAAATTCAAAAAATATTATTATTGAACAACATAATGATTCAAATTATTTGTACCAAACATTAATGCGAAAATTTGTAGATGTTAACAACAGGTATTTTTGTTATAATCTTTCAATGATCTATGATGTATTTTTATTAAAATATGAAGCAGATAATTTTTATAAAGCACATTTAGATTTAGGTGGTAATGCTACTAATAGAAAATTATCATTGGTTGTGCAACTATCAAACGAAAATGAATATACTGGAGGCGACACCCTTTTACATTTAAGCCACGAGCCTTTTTGCATTAATAAAAAATACAACTCGGCTACATTCTTCCCTTCATACTTACTACATGAGGCAACACCAGTATTCACTGGAACTAGATATGCCTTAGTTTCATGGGCAACAGGAGAGCCATTTAGGTAAAAAAAGGTTGACTTCTAGTATCTTAGGTAGTATAATACTAGTATAATAATTAAACACTTGCATAGGAGATTCCATGCTAAGACAACTTCAAAATCACAACGTCAGTTTTAACGAGGTAGAAGTAGGACTTAGGCACTTCTGTAATTTAGGCGCACCTTGCAAGTGGTCAGAAGATCAAGGTACTACTCATACCTTGCACACCATGGACGGATATCGTCCAGCTCAAGTATTCAAAACATTTGCTCTTATAGGTACCGATGAAGATGAATTTGGTACTATTGTTTGGGAGCGATGGCAAATCCGTAACATTGAAAAAAATATAACTCTTGTATGAAAACAACAGTTATACTATTACTAGGATTTTTACTAGGTTATGCATACAGTTTTATTAGTGCAGAATGGTATTCGTTCTGGCATCTTAAATTCATTAAATTTTGTAGATGGGCCGAATTACCACACGAAGTTTGGGCATTTATGGATCAATACATATTTTTTGGAGCACTATAATGTTAATAACACGACAACGACCGTTCATTAAAAAGAACAAGAAGCTCTATGATCGTAAACGAAATCGTAAACTTAATAAAGTGAGGTATGTATGAGCCACCCTGGTAATGATTGGTTAGATGAACTCCGTTTTGAAGAAAAAATGGAAGAAGAAGAACGAAATAGAATAGGTGAAGAAGATGATATTGGCTGGTGGGGAGAAGTAGAAGACAAATTACGTGAATTAACTGACATTCCATATTACTTGTATAAAGAATGTAGAGAAGAAGGCATGTCAAAAGAAGAAGCAATTGAAGAAACTCAAAATAGGTTTTGGGAAAAATGAAAGTTAAAATCGGACCATATAGAAAGAATAGGGCGTATCACGTACATATTGATGGTTATGATACTTGGAATGCTGATTACACAATGGCAACAATTATACACCCGTTGCTTTGCAAGTTTAAAGATGAACATCAAAGTTACCCAGATGTCGATCGTAACGAAGATGGATGTCACCGTGAATATGACCGACAAATGGCATTTGAAGAGATTTTGGATCGTGACGCAGAAAGTAAATATTATGAAGAGCTTTGGAACACCCGCCTTGATAAGATGTGTCGTGCATTTGGTTTAATTATTCATAAGGACGACCACGAAACGGAGGCAATGGATGGTGATAGAAATTATAATGAGTATATGAATGAATATTACAATACTGTAAATGAAGGATTGCATTTGTTTGCTAAGTGGTACGAACATTTGTGGGATTAAATGGAAGAAGAAGATGAGGAATTTTAATTTTAAGACGAGTCCGAGGAAAGATCTAGAACAAGATCTAATTGATTGTCAATTTATTAAAGATAAAATAAGGAGTGAAGATGGATATGCTACAAGACTCTATGGTGCTTTATGCAATATTAATTGGTATCACGATAGTCAGTTACATGGCAATGGGAATGAAGATGACGCTTGGCATTGTAGTTGGCGTTATGCTGGGGATTTGGTCGCAACACTCAGAGGTAGCGGAGAAGATTATCTCGACTATTACTGCTCAGGTAATGAAGGACTTATCGCAGATGACATCTCTGATGATTTAAATAAAATCGGCTGGCGAGGAATTGAATATAAAGGTTGACATTTTTAATCCTAGATAGTATAATATATACATAAAGTAAATTAGTTAACATTAACTAGGAGATAGGATGGCCAAGAAAGAATACAAAGACAGGTTAGGCGAACAATTAAAGCATTTAGAAAAGGTGTTAACGACTAAGGAAGAAAGACCAACAATGACGCTCGGAGATGAAGTAATAGAGTTAGGCGGAGTTAAGTATAGAACAGTTAACCTAGGTTCAAGGAGATAACATGGCAGATTTAACTTTCCAACAATATGTAAGGGCACAACAAAAAAAAGCAGAAAAAGTTGCAGAATGTATGCATCTTCAAAAGTTAGACAAGGAAATGTCCCCACTAACAAGAAAGATGCTTGATAAGAATGTAGCATACATTATCCGCAGTAATAGATTGTTAGATCAAAACGTTAGGCATTATACTCGCTGGGATAAAGAATATAGATTACATGGATAAAATTATAAAAGAAAATGCCGGGTATTTACAATATACTCGGCATTCTGTCTTAGATGACATACCTGATAACTTTGCAGAACGCATGATGGCAGGAGCAGGAAAAGGCGGCGGAGTTAAAAAAGAAAAGAAAGAAGTAAAAATACCAGAAGGATTTACAGTAGCAATTAATTATAACAAAGGCGGATACCAAATAGTTCCAAAGGAGGATGTATGAAAGAACGAAAAAAACTAGAACAAGAATTAGGTAACGCCCAAGGAACGGAGCATCCACAGTCGGGTTTTGGTCCTTCTCCGATGGAACAATTAGAAACCTTAATCAATTCAATATATGTGCCAAAACCAGTTGATCTTTCTCCGGTTGAACAATTAGAAACCTTAATTAATTCAATAAAGAAATGAAATTTTACGAAATTAAATTTTTAGTAGACACGATAATAGATACTACTTTTATTAAGGCCGTAGATTTTAGTGATGCAGTTAAACAAGCAAATTACTTTGCAGGGTTAAGCGAAGGTGTTTCAGTTAATTCAGTTAAAGAGGTAACATGGCAGGAGTAGCAGTTTTTATTGGAGTTATATTACTTGTATGGGCCTGGACTTGGGTCGTATTGTCATAAATAATTTTAGCTGATGAGGGTGGCGGAGGTGCTAGGATGCGGGTAGTCAGCATATTAACATTAAAAAAGGAATCATTATGTTAGTTTCACACACATTACCAATTTACTATTGGCGACAGGTATTGTTTTATTGCAATAACTATCCCAATACGTCTGTAGTGTCAACGGTAGCACAAGTGATTCCAAACCACTAAGTCAGGGTTCAAATCCTTGCAGGCGTGCCAAACACATGGGTAGGCTGAGCAAGAGTGAGCTCAACGGACTGTAAATCCGCCGCATAATGCTGTGAGGGTGCAAATTCCTTCCCTGCCCACCAAACTTATGTTACATGATGAATTTAAACAATTTTTAATAAACGGACAAAAATATACAAAATGCACTGACCAACCTTGCCAGGAATGTATTAAAGATCCGTGTTGTACAAACCCTGGGCCTGCCTCGTTAGAAAATGTCATAGAAATTTATAAGTTATACAAGCAAAATAAGTTACCCTTCCCTAAAAATTTATCATTTAAAAAGTTCGTAGAAAAATATTTTACAGTACACGAACATCCCACAGATAAAACTTTTGTTATTTTTCAGCCTAAAGTTATTGCTACTGATGACACATTAGTAGATTTAAATAACACCGTAGGTTTTCCTGTATTTCTTGAACCACCTAATGATATTCCTATTACCATAAATTATGGATGTGTATTTAATAAAAAGAAAATAACAGGAAAACCCGAGGATGTATATAAAACTTGTATGCTTTGGTCAGAAGATAGATTTGATAAGGTAACAACCTTGCCGATAGGGTGTATAAACAACTGTATTATCAAAGGGTTTGCAAATAAAAGAACAGAATTAATAAACAAATATTATCCGAATAGTTCTATTAAGTACCATGATAAAAGATAAATATTTAGGAGGAACTATATGGATTTATTTGCAATAGATGAATTAGTAATGATGGGTGTAGTAGCATTTTCGTCTACATTTATATTCTTATTCAATTACAGACAAGATAACAGAGACAAATATGCAGGACACAGAGGTTTGATTGTCTTTGACTGGTTTATAAATCTTGGTATGGCAGTAACAGGATATTTACTCATATCGATTGTTTTTTCAAATATTCCACAACTTGCACCTTATGCAAGTTATAAATATCCGGTTGGATATTTGTTTGGATTAACATCTAATGTAAGTATACCTATTGTACTTAAATGGTTCCAACAACAAATAACTAAAAAACTTACGCAGATTGGAAAAGCAAAGTAAATTAAGTTAGGTTAACATGGCAGAACAAAAAACTAAAACTACAAAAGATACTGTTCAGACGACGGTAACTACAAATGGCGAAGAAGAAGTGAAATTTGAACCTGTAAAGCAAATTGAGAGTGAAACCTTTGAATCAGTCAAAGGCATTAAAACTTTAGATTATATTATTATTGCTTTATTAGCATGGTTAATATTTTTCATTATTCCCGACATGCAAGAAAAAGTCGACTGGATTGAAAAAGATTTAAACTCAGTATTAGTACAAAGTGAAAGATATAAGGCGGCCACTAGAGTTATGTCAAAAGGTAACGAATGTGCTGAATGTCATTTAGATCCTGACCATTTAATTTCCGGTTTGCAAAGTACATATCCAAGTTTCGCAGACTTAAAAGGTTTTATGTCTGTCGGACACCAAAAATATTACACAATGGCAACTCCTATATCCGACACTGAGCTGATGGAAATATATAGGACGTTGAAGTAATGTGGGAAACCTATAGGAAGATTTTTACAACAATTAGTATTTGCGTACTACTAGGCATCGGAGTACCTTCTAGTGCAGGCAATCCTGCTGACGAAATAGCCGGCTATCCTCCTGAAAAAGCATCTAATGTTAATTACTATAGAGATAAATTTGAAGGAGTAAAAAAAGAACTTGAGGCATTAAAAAAGAAACATGCTAAACATGAGCCTCCTCCTTATAAACTAGGTGAGGAATACAAACCTACATTCGGACAAACAGTAAAACGTATTCGAGATCGGGGATATATGATATGTGGTTCGTATAACGATAAACCTGGATTTAGTCAAAGTTTTGGAACAGCCCATTGGGAAGGATTTGATGTAGATATTTGTACCGCAATTGCTATTGCAGTTATGGGCGAAGATTGGGTAATGAAAACCGTTGAAGTTGACGGTAAAACTAGATTTGAATATTTATTTGATGGTACTGTAGATGTTATTAGTGCTACAACAACATGGACATATTCACGTGATGTAAAATGGCGTATAGAATTTTTACCTACAACATATTATGATGGGCAAGGGTTTATTGTACGCAAAAGTTTAGGTGTTAAAAGTGCAAAGGATTTAACCGGAGCAAGGGTATGTTATAATGAAGAATCTACTGCCGCACAAAATATCAAAGATTTCTTTGAGCTCTGGGATGTAGACTTTATCCCTGTACCACTAAAAGTAGGTGAATCTGCACCAGATGCTTATATGGATGGTGAGTGTGATATGTTTGGTTCTGATCGTTCAGCACTAGCGGGTAAAAAATCTATATTTTCTAATCCTACTGCTCATGTTATTTTACCTGAAGTTATATCAAAGGAACCGTTAAGTCCAGCAATAAAATATGGCGACCAGCAGTTTTCAGATATTGCTAGATGGGCAATATATGTTTTATTTCTTGCAGAAGAGTTTGGTATAGACCAAGTTAACATAGATGATTTTACTAATCATAAAGATCCGTTGGTTCAAATGTTTATGGGCGAGCAAGGCAATCTAGGTGAAAAATTAGGTATTAGTAACACCTTTGCCTTTGACATTATTTCTATTATAGGAAATTATAGAGAAATATTTGAAATGTATTTAGGTAAAGAAACAAGATTAGGCCTTGACAGAGGTTTAAATAGATTGTATAATAAAGGGGGATTGTTATACGCCCCGCCATTAAAATAAATATAGTTGAAGCCACTACACAAGCCTATTAGGATAGTGATAGAGGGCAAAGTAGCGGTAATATAAAATGGCAAACACTTTTCACTTAGCAATTCTTGCAGGTGACTTAGATACAGCAATTGATTTTTATTGTAATGTGCTAGGATGCACAAAAGGTAATTCAGAAATTAAACCACCTGATTCATGGTGCGATATAAATTTTTGGGGTAATGAGCTTACATTACATGCCTCGTGCGGAGGCGAACCAAAAAATGAAGGGCACAATGTTGATATGGGTAGGGTGCAAGTACCGCATTTTGGTGTACATCTTGATCCAGATGTATTTAAGTCATTAAAAGAAAAATTAATAAACAATAATATAAAATTTGTCGAAGAACCTTTTGTAAGATTTAAAGGAAAAATTTTAGAACAAGAAACAATGTTTATAGAAGATCCAAACGGCAATATATTAGAAATCAAAACAATGGTTAATCCTGAAGAGTTATTTACAGGACGAGAATATTGTACTTAATAAAAATAATATGCACAGATATACGGCAGAAATAATATATCATTTCGAATGCGATCTATGTCATTTATGGTGGAGTTATGCTGTATCTCCTACTAAATTAACTAATTATAATTTGACCCTTTCATCTGACGAAAAAGTACATTGTATGCATTGTGGCCAAACAAAAAATGTAGAAATTAAGCCCAATAGTATTATAGATGATGAGGAGAGAGTTAGTGGTATATGAGGGGATTAATATTAGGTTGTAGTATATCAGCCGGAACACATAAATTAGATCCGTCAAATCCTTTAGGCGAAGTTGTAGAGAATCAAATAGGTTGGTATAATTTTTTAGGAATATCTAATCTTGTAGTGTATTCGTTTCCTGGAGGCGGGTATTTAAATTATGCAACATTACTAGATAAAATAGACATATCTAAATTTGATTATATATTACTACAAGAATCATTTGAACCTAGATTTTTGCTTACTAATAATGATGATTTTGATTTCATTAAAGCAAATGATATAGACCATTATACGTTAAAAGATAGTTGTAAAACAATAAGCATTAGAAGCGAAAAAGAAACAACAGATAACCAATTATCCTTTAGTCGTTTTGCGGTTGCTTATATTAGTTCTATTAATAAGCCATGTGCAATGTTTCATTGCAGACGAGATACAAAACAATTTAATTATGGTAATACAACTGTATTAGAAGTGAAGCCTTCTATAGACGAAGTAATATATAAAAATCCAAACTACCATAATGAAATGTATATGGAACTAGGCCCGTGGCAACAAGGCGGACAAATTATAGGACATCCTACGTTAGAAGGTAACAAAGCGATAGGAGAACTAGTATCAAAGCCATTACAAGAATGGTTAAAAACAATATGAAATATGCATTTTTAATACCGTCAGGGCAACAAATGGTACCTAATATATTGTTTCAACAATGGGTACCTTTTCAGGAATGGCTTGCCAAAAACGAAGATGGTAAAATTATTAGTATGGTTGCATCAAACCAAACTGAAGGCCGAAACAAATTATTAACACAAGGTAATCAATCTAACCCATACGAATTTGCAAAAACAGTAGAATGGTTTATTTTTATAGATGCGGATATTAAATTTTCTTTGCAACAAATGCAAGAATTAATGTATTCGGAAGAAAAGTTTGTAAGCGGGTGGTATATTTTTAATCCTAATAATCAAACTAGTTTAGTAGGTTACTGGAAAGATGAACCAACTTTGTTATCACCAAAGGAAGTTTTAAGTCATAAAGAAATATTTGAAGTAGATCATGTTGCAGGAGGCTTCATGAAAATACATAGCAGTTTAATTCAACAGTTAGAATTTCCGTTTTATTATGTACCTAAAATAGAACGATCAAGTGGTGAAACAACTTGGGTAGCAGAAGATTTAATATTTGCAAGAAATGTATATGAAAAAACTGGCGTTAAGCCAAAGGTAATACCAACACTTAAAGTAGGACATGTCAAATGGGTAACTATATAACTTTAAAATATGGCTGTAATCCACATCAAGGATCGGCATCAGTAGCAAGTGCAAAACGCAATTTGCCTTTTACTGAATTGAATGGGCAACCAGGTTACATTAATTTGTTAGATGCAATAAATGCATGGCAATTAGTTAAAGAATTAGATAGTGCATTAGGATTACCTGCGGCAACATCGTTTAAACATGTTAGCCCTGCAGGTGCCGCAGTAGGTAAAACTATAACAGATGCATATAGAAAAGCAAGGAGTGCAGATCCTAAATCTTCCTTTGGTGACTTTATAGCTCTTAGTCAAAAAGTAGATTTAGAATGTGCAAAGTATATTAAAACAGTAGTATCAGATGGAATTGCCGCACCTGGATATGACGATGATGCATTAGAATTATTAAAAGAAAAAAAGGATGGCAAATATTTAATCTTACAAATGGATGCAGGGTACCTACCTCCTCCTATTGAAACTAGAGAAATTTATGGAGTTGTTTTTTCGCAACAACGGAACGATATTATATTAAACAAAGAAACATTAATAACTAAAATTGTAACAAAAAATAAAGAACTATCAGCTATAGCACAAAACGATTTAGTATTGGCGGCTATTACTCTTAAATATACTCAATCAAATTCTGTAGGTTATGCATTAAACGGACAAATGATAGGCATTGGAGCAGGTCAGCAAAGCCGTATAGATTGTACAGAGTTGGCAGGCACAAAAGCAACAACTTGGGCCAAAGAACAAAAACTTGATAAAGTATCATTAGCCTCAGATGCATTTTTTCCATTTAGAGATAACATAGATTATGCCGCTAAATGCGGAGTAAAATATATAGTACAAGCAGGTGGTAGTGTTAAAGACAATGAAGTAATTGAAGCCGCCGATGAACATGATATGGTTATGATTTTTTCAGGCATTAGACTTTTCCATCATTAAATTATGATTGATAAAAACCCAGTTATATGTGTAGTGGACGGTAAATTATGTATTAATGGCATAATCTTTGAACTTCACGAGCTACGAGAATCAAAAGAATATTTACAAAGTATCGGAGCAGAAGAAGCACATTTCTATCCTGAGGACGAAGATCAAGCCGATGAATTACATGAAATAATTATAAAAATGGCAGATGCATCGCCTGAGGCATCTGGGGACGAGATAGCATCTTATTATTTGAATTAGGAGAAAATATGAAAATTGTTATTGGATGTGATCATGCCGGTTATGAGATAAAACAATCAGTTAAAGATGCATTATATACATCATTAATGAAAAAAGACGATACTACACGTTTTCATGACGTAGGATGCAATTCACTTGATAGTGTACATTATCCTGAATATGGAAAAATGGTCGCTGATTTGGTGGCCACTAGCGATGCAGATTATGGTATACTCATATGTGGTACAGGTATCGGAATGAGTATGGTTGCTAATAAAGTAAAAGGTGTACGAGCCGCATTATGCCATGATGTATATACTGCAATGATGGCTAGACAACATAACAATGCAAATATATTATGTATGGGAGCAAGAGTAGTAACACCATACCAAGCAATTAATATAGCAAATACATTTTTTGAAACAGACTTTTTAGGTGGTAGGCACGAAGTCAGAGTCAAAATGATAGATTAAGGAGAAAATGAAATATAGATACAATGAAGGAGAAATATTAAAAGAACTAACAGAATACATCAATAAAACATACGGTGAACATTATGCCGCTGATGATTTTCAAATACAAGATGTATTTAAACATCTTAATATTGCCGAACCTTTTTGCAGAGCAAATGCAATAAAATATCTTTATCGTTTCGGAGATAAAGAAGGAAAAAACAAAAAAGACTTGCTAAAAGCGTTACATTATAGTATACTATTATATCACTTTAGCGGAATGGATGAAAAATAATATTTGTATAACCTATTCATATAAAAAAACTAAAATAGGTGATAATTTAATATTGACAGAGTTTCCTGAAAATTTACATGAGGCAGGATATACTTTTATCGACAAATATAATAATCCTTTTTTAAAATACAACCCATATGTAACAAAAATAGATTATAATGACGATAATTTAGTAGAATTAAATTTTAATAAACTAGATCTAGAATTTATACGTAAACCATATAATATAAATTCTAGATCTGATTTATTATTTAATTATTTAAACATTAAAATAAAACCTAAAATATTAGGGCCTAAATTATATATTCACGAAGGCGTAGAGAAAGAAAATATAATATTATTACATACACAAGGCAAACTACCTTTACCAAATAATATTATTGATCATGTGTTAACAAAATATTCAAAACATTATACAATAGTACAAATAGATAAACCTGATTATGAATGGGAATATCTTGCAGAAATAGCAAGTAAATCTATTATGTTTATAGGTACTGACAGTTGGATATCTCATTTAGCACAAGCATATATGTCAAATGTAAATGTGTTTATTGAATTTAAGTTTATAAAATTTTTTAATAACACATCGCAACCATTTGGAAATAGTTCTATGGGTAATATTTGGTTGCATCCAAATAATTATTATTTTAATGAAACTGACCGTTCGTACGGTTTTACAAATTCATATTTAACATTATGAAAAAACTTTGGACAGAGCAGTACAGACCTGAAACTGCAAACGAATACGTATTTAGAGACAATTCACAACGACAACAAGTAGAAACTTGGATTGCAGAAAAATCAATACCACATTTATTGTTTAGTGGCGGTCCAGGTACAGGTAAAACTACTTTAGCAAAAGTTTTATGTAAAGCATTAGAAGTTGAAGATGCGGATGTATTACAAATAAATGCTTCAAGGCAAACAGGAGTAGATGATGTAAGATATAAAATGACAAATTTTGCAAGCACAATGCCTTGGGGTGAATTTAAAGTTATTTTACTAGACGAAGGAGATTATCTATCTCCTAATGCACAAGGAGCATTACGTGGAGTAATGGAACAATATCACGAGGTGCTTCGATTTATTATAACCTGTAATTATCCACAAAAAATTATTCCTGCAATACATTCAAGGTGCCAAGGTTTCCATATACAAAATTTAGATCAAACAGAATTTATTGTTCGTGTAGGCGAAATACTTGCAAAAGAGAATATAGAATTTGAAATAGATGTATTAGATACATATGTAAAAGCAACATATCCCGATTTACGTAAAACTATAAACAATGTACAATTACATTGTATAGATAATAAACTTACATTACCAACAGATGTAGATAGTTCAGATGATTATAAACTAGCAATGGTTGGTTTATTTAGAGAAGGTAAAATTAAAGATGCAAGAAAACTTATATGTGAACAAGTTAAATTAGACGAATATGAGGATGTATATAGATTTTTGTATAGAAATTTAGAGTTTTGGGGTGAAGAAGATAAACAAGACGAAGCAATTCTTATAATTCGCAATGGATTGGTTAAACATGGTATGATAGCCGACCCTGAAATTAATTTATCTGCAACTTTAATCGAATTAGAAAAGTTAAAAACAGGCTAAATATAGTAAATGGCCTTGGGAGTATTATGCCACAAGAATTCGAAACAATCAATAACAATATAAACTCAATACATGGTAGTGAAACACTACTCGATCTTCTATTAGAATGGGAAGATGTTTTAGATAGTTTAGACATTTATGCATTTCAAAACTGGAAAAAAGGTGAGCTAGTTGACGGCCCCCAAGTAGAAAAATACTGGATTACATGTACATTAATGTATCCGTATAAGTTAATGCCCGATCCAGATGCAACAAAACGTCTTACAAAACATGGTATCAAGTGTAGTTTCAAAGAAGATCATTATTTAAAACCTGCAAAACTTGTTCATCCCGAAGATGCCGAACCTAGGGCTAATGAAGAAAAATTAACCGATGAAGGACAAATGAAACCTTCAGAAGGTAAACGCAGGGCAAAACTTATAAAACTTCCATGTTGGTTAGTTAAAATAGAAATTCCGAGACATTTTATTGATGAATTTTTGGCAGATACTGCCGGTACATCAGGTGACGAAGATGTTGAATTAGAAGATGTTAAAGATGCCTACGATGAAGGTGCAGGCGGTGAAGAACAATACCAAACTGCACCAGATCCTAATATGGCGGCACAACTTCCAGAATCAGTTGTACGTGAAGGACTTGAACCAAACGACTTGCGAGATGTAATTGACAATGTAATAGCAATTGATACATTTCAACCAAAATTAGGATCTGAAGAAGAGACAATTGTTACATCATTTAAAGTACTTAAATATGAACCACCAGCACACGATCTTGCACATTTTATTGAACAGGGTGGTTATGATATTTTAGATGTAGAAGTATCTCCGGGATCAGACGAAGATGGTAATTATCTTGTATTTGTTGAAATTAAACGAGATAAAAATTACATTATGAAAATGGAAAACATATTAAAAGATGTTAAAAATATTACTAATATCGAAGATTGGAAATTTTCATCATATAGACATTCCTTACCAAAGGATTTTAATAGAGACAACATAGAAACAAATGTTACATTAGATAAAGCATTGTATAAATCTATTTTTATGAATCCTACAATTACTACAGAGCCTACCGTAGAATCAATCAAAAAACGAATGAAATTTCTTGTAAATTATTAAGATATATGTTATACTATAGTTTTAGTTAACAATAAATATTTTAAGGAGACAAATGGAATTAGTTAAAGATACTGATCCGGTTCTTAGACAATCTTCTGTTGAATTTGATTTTAATGGAGATGTAGATCCAGAAAAATTATCTACAGAAATGGCACCACTTATGTTTGAACATGGTGGAATAGGTTTAGCGGCACCTCAAGTAGGATTAAATTATAGAATGTTTTTAATAGGTGATCCACAAGAAGCCATTGCGTGTTTTAATCCAAAAATTTTAAATGCATCAGACGAACTGATATATGATGTAGAAGGATGTTTATCTTTTCCAGGATTGTTTCTTAGAATAGGACGACCAGCAGAAGTAGTTGTAGAATTTACCGATTCTAATGGTAAAGTTCAAACAATGACTTTTACTGAAATTATGGCTAGGTGTTATTGCCATGAATTGGAACATTTAGACGGTGTATTATATACAGATAAAGTTGCAAAATTAACTTTACAAATGGCTAGACAAAAGCAAAAAAAGTTATTACGAAAACTTCATAGGAAAGCAAAACGTGGCGGACAAGATTGAACCTATTGTTAAACGAGCATTTAAGTTAGCAGAGGAACATAAACATCAATACGTTACATTAGAACATTTATTGCATTCATTACTTCGTGATAGAAGTATCGGATCTTTTTTAAAAGAAATTAAAGTAGATTCTAAGGATGTATTAAAAGAAGTAGACTATTATGTCATTAATGAAATGAATGATATAAAAATAGATTCTAATGCTAAACCTAAAAAAACAAATACTTTAGAACGAGTATTTAATAGAGCATTTACTCAAAGTTTATTTACAGGTAAAAATAAACTAGATCCTCGAGATCTGCTATTATCTATTTTAGCAGAACAGCATTCCCCTGCTAGTTTTTACATGCAACGTAATAATATTAGCAAAGAAATTTTAATAGAAAAATTAACTGAGGATGATGAAGACGGTACTGCTCTAGAAATTTTTTGTGATAATCTTAATGATCTTGCCTTAAAGAAAAAAATAGATCCACTTATAGGTAGAGAATGGGAAGTTGATCAACTCGCCCAAACTATTGCACGGCGTAAAAAGAATAATGTAATAATGGTAGGAGATCCTGGAGTAGGAAAAACTGCAATAGTAGAAGGTTTGGCAAAATTAATTGTTGACGGGAATGTGCCCGAAATTATTAAAGAAAATATAGTATATAACTTAGATATAGGTGCATTATTAGCAGGTACAAGATATAGAGGTGATTTTGAAGAACGATTAAAAGCAGTATTAGATGAACTCGAAGAACGTGATGATGCTATATTGTTCATCGACGAAATTCATATGATTATGGGAGCAGGTTCGGGCGGCAATGGTTCTATGGATGTTGCTAATATGCTTAAACCTGCATTGCAAAAGGGTAAACTACATTGCATCGGATCTACTACACAAGAAGAATATAGACAACATTTTGAAAAAGATAGAGCGTTAGTACGAAGATTTCAAAAACTTAGTATAGATGAACCTAGTATAGAAGATGCAAAGAAAATTGTACGAGGTGCTTCAATACATTATGCAGATTTTTTTAATTTAAACTATACAGATCAAGCATTAGATTCAGCAGTAGACTTATCAGCACAATACTTGTTAGATAAAAAATTGCCCGATAAAGCAATAGATTTAATCGATGCCGCCGGAGCAAGACAACGTATTACAAAAGAATCAGATAGAAAACTTATTATTGATACAGAAGAAATTAAAGTAGAAATATCTAAAATAGCAAAAATACCTTTAGACACAATAAGCCATAAAGATGTAGAACAGGATAAAAGTATAATAGATTTAGAAAATAATTTAAAAACAAAAGTATTTGGGCAAGATGATGCTTTAACTGTATTATTAGATGCAATTTATATATCAAAAGCAGGACTGAAGGATCCAAAGAAACCTGTTGGTTGTTATTTGTTTACAGGTCCTACGGGTTGTGGGAAGACCGAAACAGCAAGACAACTAGCACATTATTTAGATCTGCCACTGGTTAAGTTCGATATGTCAGAATATCAAGAACGACATGCAGTATCTAAATTGATTGGTGCTCCTCCAGGATATGTTGGTTATGAAGATGGTTCTGCAGGATCAGGAGCATTAATAAATGAGTTGGAAGAAAAAACAAATTGTGTATTATTACTCGATGAAGTTGAAAAAGCACATATTGATGTTCTTAATATTTTATTACAATTTATGGATGACGGAATTATTACAGGATCAAATGGTAAACAAGTTAGTGGCAGACATGCCACACTTATAATGACATCTAATTTGGGTGCCGCAAAAGCAGACGAAAATGCTATAGGATTTGGAAGTAACAAACATGATGATGCCCATGAAAAAGCAGTTAAAAAATTCTTTTCGCCTGAATTTAGAAATAGATTAGATGCAATGGTTAATTTTAATAAATTATCTATAGAAAATGTTAAACAAATAGCAATTAAATTTATTAATGATTTAAATATTCTTTCCAAACCACGTGATATAGAAGTAGTTTATAAACCAGTAGTTATAGATTGGTTAGTAGAAAAAGGCTATGACGATGCAATGGGTGCAAGGCCTATGCAACGTGTAATTAATAACGAAATTAAACGACCACTCGCCAAAGAAATGTTATTCCGAAAAAACTTTGGCAAAAAAGGCACAGCAACATTAGATATTGTTAAGGACAAGATAAAATTAGATGTCTTTTTCAGCTAAATACTGTAATATCTAACTAGGAAGATAACCTATGAGTGGAAAACTTTTACGAAAATATAGTAATATACTAGAAGTAGATACATTTGATAAGGCCGTTAGTAGGCGAGATTCAGAAAAGCTCAAAATTTTAACTAAAGGTCTTCTTGAACTTAGAAAAGAATTGCAAAGCGGTTCTTATGAAATGGGACTAGTAGACGAAATGTTTAGTGCAATTGGTATGTCTCCTTGGAAAGACCCTATTAAACAGTCAACTGACTCTGAATCATATCTTGGTCTAACTCCAGGAACACCCGAATGGGATAAAGTATCAGCAAGTAGAAAAGAGAAATATGGCTAAATTAAACGAAGAAGTTATTGTTATTAAAATATCTGAAATGTTAAAAGACGCAGATCCTGTCCAACCATTGCTACCGCCCGAAATGCTTGCAAATTTGGAACCAGTTATTGGTGAACTTACTGGCAGGCAAAATGTTATGGTAGAAGTGGTTTCAGAAGCTAATGTAAGCGAGGTTCCAGAAAATGGCTAGTAGTGTAGTAATGATGACCACTGTTAGTGCCGATACTACAGGCGATAAAATACAAGCAGATGGTTATTACGGTTACGCAGATGGATTGCATACAGTAGTAATGTATACGACTGGTTATACTGGTCTCTTAAGTATTCAGGCTACTCTTGCTAGTAATCCAATTGAAGCAGACTGGTTTGATTTATTTGAATTCAATTTAACAGCGGATTCAAACACTCGAGGTATGACTCTTAGTGGTAATTATGTTTATTTACGAGCAAAAGTAACAAATAGAGTTGCCGGTTCAGTAGATAAAGTTCTTCTTAAAATTTAAAAGGAATAACAATTGGCTGAATTTACTAATCATTTGATATTAAAAATGGATGAAGAGTTGCCCGATGACTTAGCAGTAAATTTTTTTAATATCGTTCAAAAACATGGGCCAGAAGATATTGTCCAAACAATGGAAGATAGTGTTATGTTGCATTATGTGCAAAATTATACACATCATTATGAAGTAAATCTTACCCGTTCAATTCAACCCGACGAAGGCGATTCTATAGCCGAAGCATTAGATGATGCAATGGATTACGATTTTGAATTAGAAGCATCAACTAGTATTGAAACAGATCTTGTCAATGGAATCAAGTGAATTATTATCAAACTTTTTAAAAATTTATGATCTTAAAGAATATAAAGTAATTCCAACTAGTTCGAATGTTCATGCTGATCCAAGATTGATTATTTTTGATAAAAATAATTGTTATTATAAAATTTTTTTTATAAAAGATACAAAATATGTAAAAAAATACGATTATATCTTTTTTAATAATGCACATTTTCCAAATCATTTAGTTTCATCTGTTATTGAAGAAAATATATGGATTGTTAAACAAACTATACCTAAAGGAACTTTATTATCAAAATTTTTTTTAAAACCTAATACAGTTAACGAAAATATAATTGATAGTTTTTTAAATAATTTGATATGGGTGAAAAATGAAACTCGACGCATTTTTCCAGAAGAACATAAGTATTGGGACTATTCGGCGGGAGATTCATGTGCAAGCAATATTATATATGATATTGAGACTAATACTTCAACAAATATAGATATAGAACCGTCTGCTTGGTTAACTCGTGACGAATATTTAGAAAAAACATATTATAGATTGCTAAAACATTTTGAAAATTTTAACTCATATCCTTATTGTAATTTTCTTCCTGTATTAGAAATGCCAAAAATTTTAGATAAATGTATGAAATTTATTGATAAAGAGGTTCTATGAACTATTCGATTTTTGATGGTAAAATTTTATTTGATTATTCTGAGATAGAATTATTAAAAGAACATTTCCTATATAAATTTTTAGTAGAATTTAAATTAGAAAAATTTGAGATAATTGAAACAAGATCTTCTAAATTAAATTTAATAGAAATAGAATCAGAACAAAAGGTAGTTATTCATGATTTAATTAAGGATGAATTTTATAAAATTTATTATGGGATGTATAGAAATAGAATATCAAGAAATGATGTATTTTACAACAATGCATATTTTCCAACAAACAGAATAACAACATATCTTACAGATGATTGGTGGATACTGAAGTCCACAAGAGTACCCGGTGAAGATATATATAATTTTTTATTAGGCAAATCTAAAATGATTTTTTCAATGGATGAATTTTTAGATGCAATGTTGAATACAATAAAATTTTTTAATGACGAAGCTCAAAGAATTTTTAAAGGCGAAGGAATAATTACAGGAAAATATTGTAGCATAGGAGAAGTAGATTGGATATCTAGCAACAATATGTTTTATTGTTCTAAAACAAACGTGTTTACAAAAGTTGATCATGAACCTAATATTGCTTTTGTTGATAAGGATCGATATATGAGTGATGCTATACGATCATTTATTGCATTGTTTGGTTCTTTAATGAATTTACGGGCTCATAAACATATCATGGATTATATTGCCGATGGTAGAAAAATTTTAAAACGAATAGAATATTGTATTGATTTTGTAGAAACTAATATTTTTAAGTAAACATGTTAAATTATGTTGATATAGAAACAGTTAGACATTGCAATGCACGATGTGTATTTTGTCCTCAAAGTCAGGATCCCCTTCCTGCTGATACAATGAGTTTAGAGCTATTCGAACACATATGTAAAGAGCTACGAAAAACAAATAAATTATACAAATATTTTTATATGGTTTTTAATCACTATGGCGAACCATTACTAGATAAATTTTTTAAAGAACGAATCAAACTATTAGACAAATATAAAATAGACCTCCAACTTCATACTAATGGTACTAGATTAGATGCAGATAAAATTGCATTTTTATACCAATATAAACATGTAGTTCAAAAAATAGAAGTTAATATGACAACATTAGATGAAGAAGAATGGTGTGCTACATATGGATTACCGCCTGCCCAATTTAAGAAAACTTTTAATAATTTACTTAATTTATTAAAAACTTTTTCTTCTAATCGTAATCAATTAAAAGGAGGTATTGTATTAAATGGAAAAATAAGAGACCAATTAGAATCTATAATAACTCATCCTATTAACGTAGATTGGTATTTTATGCCACATAATAATAGAAGTGGTAATCTTAAAATTAATGATAAAAACGAATATGATATATATCAGACAAAATATAAAGGTAATACTTATATGTATGATTGTGTTAAGAAAGTTTTAAAACATACTTTTTCTATAAACCATAAAGGAAAGGTATTTTTATGTTGCCAAGATTATTATCAAGAAAACATTATAGGAGATATAACAAAAGATAGTGTCGAATATATACTTAATTCAGAAGAAGCAAATCATTTAAGAGATCAAATGTATGGTAAAGGAATGGGCGATAATGATTTAATATGTAGAAAATGCATACATTCAGTAATAGGTGGATTAGATTTTCCTTTACAACATCCTCGAGCTTGGGTTAGAACATGATACCATGGTTACTAATAGACGATATATTAGATAAAAACACATCTATAACATTAACAAATCTTAATCCTGAAGATGGTAATATAACACCTCTTGAATTGGTTGTAATTTCTTTACTAATAAGCACACTAAAACCTAAAAAAATATTAGAAATAGGCACATTTAATGGAAGAACTACTATTAATATGGCACTAAATCAACCAAAAGATGGTGAAGTTATTACTATAGACCTACCTTCTAACGAAACTAAATTACCACTTGAACCCGATGAAGCAAAATACATTTTAGATTGGACTACTCGAAAAAGAAAAATCACAACTATTAAATCTCATCCACAGATAAAACAAATATATGGTGATTCGGCCGACTACGATTTTACTGATTATATAGATAGAATTGACTTTATGTTTGTTGATGGATCACATAGTTATGAATATACAATGAGTGATTCTAAACTTGCATATAATTTAGTACGTCGAGGAGGATATATTCTTTGGCATGACTATAGCAGTCCCCATTGGCCTGGCGTAACTGAAGCATTAAATGAATTATATCTTGGTAATAGAGATTTTAAATCGTTGCAACATATAGTTGGAACATCCCTTTGCATTCTGCAAAACCGATAAATATTCATATATAGATGGAGTACCATGATGCCGGAATCTGAGAGAACCAAATCTGCACAAATGCGTGAAGTACTAGACAGACTTAAAGAAGGTCCAAAAGATCCTTTTGAAACAGATATATGGCCACCTAGTGGTGGAACATATGACATAAAATCATTACAAAATATGGTAGCAAGGCAATTAAAAGAACTTGCTGATAGTATTGCAACCGCAGATATTGATCAACCTGCCGATCCGTTTATGATACGGCGAGCATATAAGATATTATACAGTAAAGATAACCCTGTTTTTCAAGGAAAACTTGAAACCCTTGTTTCTGCATACGATAAGTTAGCCCGTCAAAACAGATATAAAAAACAGTTTGGGGATATTTAATGCGTTTTGCAGAATTATTAGAAGGTGGTAATGTATTTGGAGAAAATACAGGACGAATTGCAAAAGAAAATATACAACCTACATTAGAAAGATACTTTGCTGAATTGCAACAAGTGTTTCCTAACGCAGGCATCTCACCTAATAAGTTTCATCCAGTTGGATCTGTAGGTCTTAAAAGTTCAAGTGGTGATATAGATTTAGCAGTTGACGCAACAGAATTGTTTCCACAAGGCATTTCTAGCCAAACACTAACAGCATGGCATATTAGACCAGAAGAATTTGTTACACGATTTGATGTTTTTAAAAAACGTGCAAGAACATCAAGTGATGAACAAGTTGCTATGAAAACTGCATTAGTTTTAATTAGCGAATATGTTAATGAACATGCACCTACTATACATATGGATCCCAAAAAAGTTACACCAGGTAATGCATTTGGAATGTTTCCGCAATATGATGAACAAGGTAGTAATTTAAATGTAGGTATACAAATTGATTGGATGGTAGGCAATTTAGATTGGCTTAAATTTAGTTATGCATCGGCTAATTATCCTGAAGACTCTAATGTAAAAGGATTACATAGAACACAATTAATGTTAGCAATGTTTCAAGCAACTAATCATTCGTTTGATCATAAAGTAGGTGTTAAAGATAAAGCAACCAAAGAAGTAGTTGCAGGAACTCCCGACGACACATTGGCTCTATTAAATGAATTATTTGGGCTAAATTTATCAATACAACAATTAGCAAACTATCATACATTACACGATGCAATTAAAGGACATCCATTGTATGATAATGTTATGCAAATTTATTTAAAAATACTAGACAGAACACGAGTAGATATACCAGACGATTTACAAGAATACTGGTTACAACATAAGGATGAGTTTGGGTTAACAGGAAAGTTTTTACCAGACAGCAGTAACCTTAGGAGTAATATATGAGACTAAATGAAATATTAATAGAACGCGGCGATACATATTTTGATAACGCTGGTAGGGTACATTTTAAAACACATGATGCTTATTTAAAAGCAAAAAACTCAAAGTTAGGTTCCATGAGAAAAGCGGCACTTGATTATTCAAAGCGAAACCCACCAGTAGGAGAGTTTTGGCCAAAAGACTGGAATGCTCCTCAACCTCAAGATCAATATGCATCACAACTTACAATGCCAAAGGCAAAACCAAAAACTATACTTGATCCTAATAGAGCCGGATTAAGTACAGCAGATTTAGGTAGGCCTGACGATGGGATTTCAGCTATTGCTGGTGCTGGTACTAAGCCAAAAAGTAAACCAACTAAAATGCCAGACCGTGGCGGAATTTATAAAGATTCTACCGGTACTGTCCATAAGTTGAGGCCATAAACAATGAGCGGAGTAGCAGGCGGAGATAGAATAAGTAACGAGCATGTTAATTCAACAGCGAAAAGTTATATCGATTCGGTGTTATCAGGTTTTCCTGGTTTCGTGTCTGCAGAAGTTACAGGTGGTGTAGCCGCAGGTAAAAAACATCACGGCGACATAGATTTAATTGTACACATTGAAGGTACAGATAAAAAAGCAATTAAAAAAGAATTACAAAACTATTTAGAAAATCAATCAGCAAATAAAATTTTACCTTTTAGAAGCGATAAGTATGCGGGCAGACGTTCATCCAATGCAGGTGAACTTGTTAGTGTTTTGTTCCCCCAAACAGAAGCAGGCAAAACAGCACAAATAGATAATATAGTAGCAGTAACAAAAGATGAAAGTGCATTTAAAAAAAGTTTTTTAGATTGGCCTGCAGAAAAACAAGGATTAATTTTAGGTCTTATTAAAACTGCAATTCAAGAAGCAAATGCAACAAAAACAATAGATAGATTATTTGCAAGTATAGGATTAGGTGTCCCTAAAACAAATAAAGTATTAGAATTTAATTTAAGTGGTATTGAATTACAGTTACGAGCATATGAAAAAGATCATAGAGGTAGAGAAGCAAAAGGTACTAGAGAAGTATTATGGAAATCTAATAATTGGAACGATGTAGATAGATTGTTATGGCAGTATGATTTAACTAAATCGTTCGATGACCTATTACCTGATGTACAAGCGTCTTTAAAACACCCTACAAGCAAAGATAGAGTTAAAGGTGTGTTCAATGCTATGGTGTCAATTAAATCAGGCGAAGTAGGCACACCTAAAGCGGACAGAAAACAAGAAACAATTAATATGATTAATGCTATGGAAAGTAAACACATATTATTTCGGAGTTTGATCGAATGTTAATTGAAGATATTATATCTGAACGTGAACTTTCTAAAAAAGAAGAGAGTGACAAAGAACATAATGTTAAAAAGTTAAAGTCACATAAAAAAAACTTTACTGACCAATATGGTAAGGATGGTGAATCTGTTATGTATGCAGTAGCAACAAAACAAGCAAAAAAAGGAAACCGGTTTAAGGCATGAGAATTTCTGAGGCTCTATTAAACAAAAGTAATGAAGACAATTTACATAATAGTCTAGTTCGTGGTTTAGTAGAGGCATTATTATTAAACGAAAGTATTGTAGACAATTTACAGAATAGTTTAGTTCGTGGTTTAGTGCCCGAACATGGTCCTGGTACTCAAAATTATAATACCTTGTTAAGAGATTTTAAAGCCATTACAAACCAAGCAAAAAAAGCATTTCAAAAACAAGATGGTAAAGTAGACAACTCTAAAGTAGTATGGGCATTACGATGGTATGTATTAGATACTAAAATACATCTTATTTACAATAAAGATTACGGCTATCCGACTTTATACACAGAAAAAGAAGAACAACGTATAAGAAAACAAGCAGAACAAGCAGGTATAAAAATAGGCAATGAAGGTGTAAGAGGTATCTTTCCAGGCGGTGATGATCAATTCTTTTACTCTATGAATCATTTTATAGAACACGATGGATTTGGTAATACTATTCGCAATATGACATTCAAACCTGAAGAAACGCCGACTGCTGTTCATATGAGAATGGCCAACGTAGAAACTGAATGGATTAAAGCTCTTAAAGATGATGAACGTTCAATAGCACATGGCGGAGTAATGTCCGATATGGATACCGGTGAAGAGACCGAATACCGAGAAATGTACGAAGAGTTTATTAAGTTTCCAGATGGATCGGCATGGTTTGACTTAGACAGAGCATTTTGTTCAAAAGAGGGCGAGTCAATGGGTCATTGCGGTAATACTGCATCGTACAAGGATGATGATACAATCCTCAGTTATAGAACACCGCATCCACATAAAAAATATCATTGGACACCACATCTTACATTTATATTAGATGGTGCAGGATATTTGGGTGAAATGAAAGGCTATGCAAATCAAAAACCTTCCGCAAAATATCATAATGTTATTAGAACATTAATAATGAATAAAGAGATTAAAGGTATTAAAGGCGGCGGATATCATCCTGAAGCAAATTTTTCTGTATGGGATTTACCTGATGCCGCAGAACTTATAGCAAAAAAGCCTGGATTAGCAGGAGACAACATAGGCAAATATGTAGAGGATATAGGTATAGATGACACATTAGTTGAAATTATAACAACTAAATTAGATAATGAAAGCCAAACACCGCAACTATTCATACCACGCGATACTGCTATAGGAAAAACTGCAAAACAGGCAATGGAAATACCTGTACAAATTACAAATGAATATCCAAACGTATATTCATTAATAAGTTATGAATTGGCTAATAGCACATACGACCAAGTATTGCGTGATGGAGAGACCCCAGATCTCCGGTATAGAGATGAAGATTATGAGCCTTGGAGTATAAAGGATTGGGCAACAACATTAAGACGAGACAATAATAAAGACACAGGCCACAATGAGCTATGGAAATATATACCAGAAGCAACACGAAATATATTAAACACAGAATTTGCAACAGTATTAGGCGACGAACTTGAGGAAGACGTGTTAAACAATGCTATTAAGTATGATGAAAAAACAGAACAAGATTATGTTGGTATTGCTGATATATTAGTAGAGGCAGTCAACGCAGGATGGGAAGAAGGCATAAGACATGAAGTAGTGTTACAATTTAAATCAGCTCTAGAAAATTCTGATTATAATTTCGTTAATCATTCGGGCGGAGGATTAGATTTAGCAATCGTATTCGAAAAACCCGGATTACCATCAGATTCTCCTAATAGATGTTATATAACAGCACCAATAGTTCAAATTGTAGATTGGGTTGTGCGAGAAGAACAACAATATGGTGAAGTATCTAAAGAGTGGTGGTCAATGCAAGATATTAACTTCTCTGCAGAAGAAGTTTTACAAAGAAGCGAAGTTGTACCAAATGCTCAATTTGATGTTAGAGCGGCCGCAGAAGATTTTCAAACATCTATGATACAAACGTCTCCTATATTAAAAAATAGAAATGAAAAATTTCACATAAGTTATTACACAGATGCCCAAGGTGTAGATCTTGCAGATAATTATTGGAAGCGAGAAGAAGAAGAGAACAAAGTACAAAGTGAAAGTGTTACTCCTAAAAAAGTAATTAAGTTAGCACAAGTGTTAACTGGTTCTAATAGTAAAAAAGGTCACGATAAGTTACATAAGATGTGTTCACGTTTAGGATTGTCGGCGGACCAGTGTCATGCAATAACAAGTAAAGCAGGATATACTTGACCCAATGAACATTAGTCTTGGAGAGATTAAATGAAAATAAATGAAGTAATAACCAAAAAAGAACGTGTTGATGAAGTACTTCCGGCAGTTATAGGCGCAGGAATACATGCGGCGCGACTTGCGGCGCCATATGCGTTGAGGTATGGAAAAAAAGCCTGGGATTACGGAAAGAAATTGTTACCTGGTTTAAAAAAGGCTAAAGCCGCATCTCATGGATTAGGAGGCAAAATACATGCGGCCAGTGAAGTTGGAAAAAAGATAGTTAAAAAATCTCCTCCTACTCCGGGCGATGGATCTGAATTTGCAAAAACTGATATGGTTCCAGGCCCTCAAGCCTATCATAAAAAAGCAGTCGCAGGAGCCGGTGTTTCTCCAAATACTAACCCAACTAAGGCAGTTGGACCTATGTCAAATCTTGAAAGAAAGAGGTTAAGATAATTAAATGCGAGAAAAAGAATTAATAACCGAAGCAACGGCTGGTGAAATAACTGTTGGCTTTGAGTTAGAAATAGTTGTTCCTGCCGCCAAATCTTTTGATTCTAAAATAATGGACCTAGAGCCCGGTTCAGTAGAGGAAGTTCATCCTAATATACAACGTATAGTAGATAAGTATGGGTTAGGTCGAATGGAAGAACAAAGTGTTCTAGCAAATGACGATGACACAGATACTCATTTTGGTGCTGAATTTGATATAGGTTTAATTAAAGACGAAAACGGTGCATCTGCTAGACTTACAGCAACTCCGCCTAACTTCCAAAAAGTAGCAAAAATTGTAAAAGAGTTTCTTGACAATGGTGCATATACAAATAGATCATGTGGTTTTCATGTTCATTTTGGGTTAGGAATGTTAGAAAAAACAAGCGGAATGGATGCTACCTGGTTTGCAATTTATTTTTTAGATAGTGGTTTGTTTGAAAGATTTAAAGAATATAAAGGTATTCCACAATATGACGATGACGAGTATGCAAGTTTAAATGATTTGGGAGAATCAGTTGAGCAATTTAAAGGATCATTAGAAAATTTAACTTCAAAAGAAAATAAATTAGAATTTGCGTATGATCAAACAGTTAATAGATTGGCAATGGGAATTTTTGACAAATATAGTGTTCTTAATCCACATCACCAAGGAACATTAGAATGGCGAGGATTGCGTGGTGTACTTGATAGCATGTCGGGACAAGTAAACAATTATAATGAAATAGTAGACTATTTAAAATTTGTTTATAAATTTGCTGTAGAGCTAGGACGAGCTCAAAATAAAATATTTGACTATGATGTTGCAGGCGTAACATTGCGAGACTTAAAACGATTTTATTTTGAAAATAAACAAAAACGAAAAGGTTCAATTAATAATGTAGCACAATTATTTGTTAGACATTTTGGTTCTATAATGCCATCAGAAGAATTTAAACAAACTAATTCAGAATTTACAAAACATTTATCATTTAGAAATAATGCAGTAAACACCTCGCAATATGACAATAAAAACTATTTACTGGCATTAAATGAGCAAATGAAATTTCAAGCAGTAGCATTGCAACCGTTTGTTGGACAACAAGCCTGGGGTACGCCCGAATCTCGCATGGTAACTAGATTACGAACTAGTACAGACCAACCAGGCATTGAAGTAGATTTATATGACATGACGTATTATAATCATGTATTAGTTATTGATCCTACTGCGTGGAACGAATTAGTTAATAAATTTGGATGGGGCATGACGAATTGTGTATTTGAAAATTGTCAATTTATATTTAAAAATCCAAAATTATATCAATTTAAAATAAATCATTTATTTTTAGATGCAATATATACAGATTGTGTAGCAGTATTTAAAACCATGGAAGAAGCCGATTATGCTAAAAGGACTTGGCGAGAATTTCATGGAAATGAAACAGAAGACATACATTTTATGTCAGTAGAATAACCATAAAACTTAGAGGAGAAATATGGCAACTTATAAAAACGATGAGCCCTGTGAATTCATTTACAGAGTAGAAGCAGTAACAAAAGTAGTAGACGGAGATACATTAGATTGTGTTTTTGATTTAGGTTTTGATGTTATGGTAAAACATCGTGTAAGAATGTTAGGCATCGATACACCAGAATCAAGAACAAGACATAAGAACGAAAAAGTATATGGTCTACTTAGTAAGGCCGCACTTAAATCATGGGTACATTGGGCAATTATGTCAGATAGAGATGACATAGATATTCAAATTAGATGCCCTGAAGCAGACAGCCGAGGTAAGTTTGGAAGAATTTTAGGCGAGGTTTGGATTAATTGTACAGCAGAAGGCGAACATAGTGGCTGGACTAATGTTAATAAATGGCTATGCGAAAACGGCCATGCAGTTGGTTATTGGGGACAAAATAAAGACGATGTTAAAGGTGAGCATTGGAAAAATAGAGAGTTTTTGGCCGAACATGGTAAACAAGAACTTTTACAATGGGACGAGGATTAACAATAAATATTAATATGAATATATTAAACGCCTATATCAAAGATAAATTAAATGAAGCAACATTATCTTTTGCCGAACTACGAAAAGTACGATACGGTGATATGCGTTATTATAGGGATTTAATTACAAAAATTAAAAATGGAGATCCAGTAACCTTAATAGACGGATCTCAAGTTGTTATTGCCGGAGACCAATATAAAAAACTTAACAAAGCAGTATTTGGTACCGAAGGAATTCCAAAGGATTGGAATAAGCAAGTAGGAGTTATTAAAGGTGGAGACAAAGTATTGCTTCGAACAGTATCTGCCGGCGGAGATCCTAATAAAATGCCTCCAGGTTTTACGTTAAAGTTAGACAATGGCGAATCTATTAAATTAAGTGACATAGATAAAATAACTGTAAGAGAACAATATAACAGAGGCGATGTTTCTGAAATTTTTATGGGATTGGCTGTTACTGCTAAAATTTTATATCATAATAAAGAAGAAGTTGCATTTGAAGATTGTCTTAAAATCATAAGTGAGAGTACAATTAATAGTGGTGATGGTAGTTTAACTTTTGGAAGTCCTATTATATACGAAAATGGTGAACCTGATAGATTAGATGTTAATATACGGGTTCGTAAAAATAGTATGTATCATGTAGAAAAAGTTATATTAGAAGAAGGCGACACAAGTGAATTTAGAGGATATTTTCAAAGTGCAATAAGTTACATTAATAGTAAATCACCCATTATAGAAAAAATAAAATTACCTAAAGAAGATAAGACATCTAATAAAGTAATAGTACGAGGTGTAGGCACAGAAGATCAAAAAGGAACTAAAGCAGATTTGGTATTACAAGTAGATAATACTGTAATTAATTTATTGAGTGTAAAAGCAAACACCTCACAAGTAGGTCAACTTACAAGAAGTTTAAATACACCTGCATTAAAAACAAAAGCAGGAGTAGACTTACAAGCACATTTTAATGAATTTTTTGGACTTAATGTTTTTAAAATTAATCAACAAGCCTTTGCTCAAGATCCAGTAGAATCTATTCGAGGTGCATATGCAGGAGCCGCACAATCATTAAATAGTGCAGTAAATACACCACAACAAGAATTTAATTTTTTAGATGCAACATTTAATTTTTTACAACACCATACAACATTAGGAAGTGATATAGATATTGTAATGTTAGGAGCAGATCCAAATAATCCTATGTTTACCAATTTAAAATTTGACGAGACATTAAAAGCAAAACTAGAAAAAGTTAATTTTATTTTTAAACCTCCTAGACAATCGGGTAACCCGACACTATGGGTTGATATATTTCCTGAAGAAAAAATAGAAGAATTGCCCGATTTTGATCGTGAAATGGGATTATACAGTATACGAACTTATTTGCAAGCGGCCGGTAATATGAGAACAGTTATCGAAATAGGCAATGGTGCTCATCTGCTTGCAGATCAAAATATTAGCATAAATAGTAGTACTATGGAAAACATAAAAGAAACCGCCTCTGCAGGAGGCACAAGTGCTGGAAATGTTGCAACAGTTAATGCACCATTAGGCAAAGGTAAAATGATTAGGCGAGAGAAACCTGTTAGTGCTGACGCTAACAAAGTAGGAATGTTTCCAAAAGCAGTTAAAGAAAAAGCAGTTGGGGTTAAAACAGGTGTTCAAGTTAAAACAAAAACAGATCATCCTGCACAAGCAAACCGCCCTGAAGGTTATACAAAAGGAAAATTAGTAGGTGATTCAATGACAAATGAAAAGAATGACAAACTTAAAGAAGGCGTGTTAGATGCCGCCGACGAAGATGGATGGATGGCAAAAGAGCAATTATATAAAATTGCACAATATGCAATTAAACTTCATCAACAAATCGGCGATACAGATAACTTAGAACCTTGGATTCAAGCCAAAATAACTAAGTCTGCAGATTACATGAGTTCTATTAAACATTATATGGAATACGAACAAGTTAATCCCCACCCAACAGACGAACCTAGTGAAGAAGAAGCACTAGAACCGGCTATGGATATAATGGGCATGGAATCAGTTGATCCTAGAATTAAAAAAGGTATGAGTCGCATTTTTACTTCAGCAAATGAAGATTTAGCAACTAGTTTAGTGAAGTAACGGCATGCATTATGACATACAGTCTTACCGAAAAGGAAGAAGTATTACTCGAACGAAAACTTGAAGAGCTATTTACTCTGACCGAATTAGATCCTAACGAATATATTAAAGAGCCTGCCATTAAAAAAGTAAAATACAAGGGCAAAGACGTAACTAGACAGCAAGCAGATTGGCTTAAACAGGCTGATAAAACTAGTCATTGGACTGATATGTATAAGTGGGTCGAGCCTGAACCTGCTCATCCGGCCGGAAAGATTGATACACCAGAACCACCATCCCATGATCCTAATGATCCTAATGCATTAGTTACAAATCCTAATTATAAACAACCGCCAGTTCCGGCAGATTTAACTGCGGCCGCGGCACTTACACTTGGATATAGAAATCGATGGTCACCAGCAGGGAAATCCCCTTCACAAAAACTAAAAATTACAGGTGCTCAGAAAAAACCTCCTAGCAAAATAAGGAAAACATTATCTAGAATTAATCCACACAACTGGGCCAATAAAAATCAGGAACTAAAGCCGCCTTCAAAGCAAAAGCAGGAACTAAAGCCGCCTTCAAAGCAAAAGCAGGAACTAAAGCCGCCTCCAAGGCAAAAGCCAATAGTAGTATCACCTGAAGATATCGACAAAGAGAAACAAATAATAGCAAAACATGAAAAAGAACAAGAGAGAAAAAGAAAAAATACGATACTACAAAAAGACGAGAAAAAATTAAATCAAAAAATACGTAAATTTGACTCAGACTATCTACGAAGGGTAAGAAAACAAGTTACAGATGCAAGAAGACAGGCAAAAGCCGCAAATCTAAACGCAACTAAATTAAAAACTCCTGCGGCAAAAAAAGCCGCAGAGACGGCACAAAAAAATTTACAAAATGCACTCAGAAAATTAGATACTGCTGAGCTAAAAGCAGAAAAAGCTCGTATAGACAAAGAAACTGAAAATAGAAAGATTAGAGAAAAAAATCAAGAAGAATTAAGGAAGAGAGCAGATGCAGAACGAAGACAAACAAAATTAAAACTAAAAGCATTTCGACAAGCAGAATATGCTTCTCGTAAAGCCCTAATAGATTACGAAGAAGCATTAAAAAATAAAAACTTATCACCTGAAAAAATACAAGAGTTAAAAAAGAAATGGGCACACGAAGATAACAAACGATTGGCAACCCAAGAAGCATTAAAACAAAATAGAAGTAAAATTACTGGAATTAAAGATCATCTTACACAATCAAAAAAACAATCTAAACATATACAATCATTAGAAGAATATATTAAAAAACAAGAACTAGCATCAAAGAAAACTCCTGAAGACGTAAAAAATATTAAAGAAACTAGAAAAAAAGTAGCCTCAGCAAAAACGGCACAAGCACAAATAGAAGATGCGGCCAGGAAAGGTGTTAAACAAATTAATTATAAACTTAAAAAAGGTGAGACTATTTCTCAATTAGGTAAACGATATGGTGTTAATTATCGAGAGATAATGAAATTCAATGGTATTACAGACGAGTCGGCAAAAAGATTACCAGTAGGTGCAGATATAAAAATACCTGTTAAAGGTGATATATCTCCAACGAATATAAAACCTATACCGCCTAAAACAAGATTTCAAACATCAAAAAATTTAGGACCTTCTGCAAGTAATCCTGAAAGACATTTAATAAGAGGAAAAAATGGACAATATTATTTGCAAAATCCTGCAAACAAAATGGATAATAAACCCCTTACCCATACTCAGGCAAAAATAGAACTTAGTAAAATGGGGGCTCAAGCAGAGACAGGTGTAAAAGCACAAAACAGAAAGGCAGCCAGAAAGAGCAAGAAGGTCCGCCCTCCGGGTCGCATGGGACTTAGAGGAGGTGCCGGATTACTTGGATTTCATATGTTACTATCGGGAACATCTGCATTAGCGTATGACAATTTTGTTAAAAAATATGACGAAGATAGAAATAAGTTACCAGAAAATAGTCCATTGCGAAAATTGTCTCCTAATCAGTTTTATAACGGACAACAATTTTTTCCAGGAAAAAATCCATTTACAGATAGACCACAGGGTAAAGACAAAAACTTTTACGAATATGGTGTTGGTACTAGTTCAGGTTCGATGACTAACCAGGTTAACTCACGATCAAAAATGTTTAACGATAAATTTTCTTCAATGACTGAACGAGATTTAAACTCAGAACTTTTTCTACCATTAGACCAACGTGACGAACAATTTGAAATAGTAGTGCAAAAACCTGATGGTTCATATATTAATGTAACTGAACATGAAAAAAGAGCAAAGAAAAAAGGCGAAATATTAGATCCTAATACATTCATTAACGACGGAGATGTTGTACTTTATACTCAATCTATATCAAACGAAGTTGCTAAACAAACATGGACAAATATGGCTAAAAAAGGAACGCAAGGAACAGCAACTTGGTTAGATATAAAATATAACATGCGAACTTCAAGAATGAAAGTTTTTTACATGACAAGGGGAAATAAAGATCATTTAGATACAAAATATCATGCAGGTGGTACACATGAACACTCATTAAATCCAAATTGGGATCCTAGCGATTATGTAGGTAAAAGAGCAGACGAATTAGGCAATGAAAGAAAATTAGGTGTAGGAATATTTTCTAAAAAAGGATTTCAGGGAAACATAAACATGCAAGGAACCTGGAGAAGGCATAACGAACTTATGAAAGAATTTAGAGCCGCAGAACTAGAAGCAGTTCGAAAAGGCCAGCAGTTTGATCCTTCGTCTATCTATAAGAAATTTGGAATGACAGAAGATGAATTATTTGCATTGTTACCTGCAGAATCAATGACAGGATTAGACTTAGAAGGAGACGAAAGTTCTAGTTCTGTTGCTGATTATATAGATGATACTATATCAGATTTTGGAGAATGGACAGGATTATATGATTATCAATCTACTTCAGAAAGAAAAATAGATAAAGTAGTTAAATCGGGTTTAGAAGGAGACGAACCATCAGCAATAGCAGGGCAAGGAATAGCCAGCTCTGGATGGCCAGCAGATACTCAAACCTATAATACATTAATAACAAAATTAAGCACAGAATACGAAATAGATCCCAAATTATTAAAAGCATTATCACAAAAAGAAAGTGGTACAAGTGTAGTTAAAGGTGAACTAAAGCAAGGAATATTTAAAGGAGATACTGATAGAGGAACACGAGGTGCTTGGGGGTTATTTCATGTTAGAAAAGGTGAGATAAGACAAGATGACCAAGGAAACCCTTACCTTTATGATCCGGCAGTCGTAGATGAATATAATCTTCGACATGGTACAACGTATCAATGGTCGGATGTTGCGGGTGATGCTCTTTTAGCCGCACATATTGGTGCAGATACATTTGCAGTATATTATAAAGAAGCATTAGAAACAAATTCAGATCCAATGAAAGCGGCAGAAGAAGCCTATGCAAAATATAATGGTGGTCCTAATTGGAGAAATAAATCTGATGCAAAAGCAAATGCAAAAATATTTGTTGACATTTTTAAAAAACTTCATGAAAATAAAACATATACCAAAAAAAGTGCAATACTTGAAGGTATAGCAAAAGCCGCATAATAAATAACTACATATATAAACTCGTAGGAGAAAATAGATGAAGTTAACAAAAAATTTTAGTTTAGGAGAACTAACAAAAAGTTCTACAGCAACTAGACTAGGAATAGATAACACACCCAATTCAGAACACTTAGTCAATATGGTAAATGTATGTTGCCATATACTTCAACCTGTGCGAGAGCATTTTGGTAGAGTAGTAACAGTAAATAGTGGATACAGAAGTCCTAAACTTAATGCCGCGGTTAGAGGATCAGCAAAAAGTCAACATTGTAATGGTCAAGCCGCCGACTTTGAAATTATAAATTATCCTAATTATGATTTGGCAAAATGGATTAAAGATAATTTAGTATTTGACCAATTAATTTTAGAATTTTATAATCCTGCAGAAGGCCCTAACAGTGGCTGGGTTCATTGTTCTTATAATTTAGATGGAAGTAATCGTAAAAAAGCAATGACTGCATTACGAATTAAAGGTAAAACTAGTTATAAATCAGGATTAATTAAATGAAAACTAATAGTTCAAGAGATATAGAAAGTAGATTAAAAGAAGTATTTACGCCATCTTATTTGTTAGTAGAACAGTCAGCATTAGTGGCTAAAAAATATAAAATTTTAATAGTTTCTAAATGGTTTAAGAATAAATCTAACACCAGTATTACACCGGCTGATAATCACAGAATGGTTTATCAATCATTAAAAGATAAAATTAAAGTTCAACAGCCTTTAATAGAAGAATTAGATATAGCAACATTCAAACCTACAGAATATTCTGAAGGTAACACCGTCCAGCTAACAACGTATAAATATAATGACATGTTGCCACACTTTAGCAAGCAACTCATAATATAACAACAATAAGCCTATCAAGGGAATATTAACATAAGGATAACATGAAAGCACTATTACGATGGTGGCTTATATTTTGTCTAACCTATCTTACCGGTGGTGTTGCAGTATATTTTAATTTGCACATAGACTTATATAATGCCGACCAAACTAAAATAAGTTTTTTAATATTAATAGTATTTGTTTTAACATCCATATGGATAGGATGGAGAACAAAAAAATCTGAAAATCAAATGCAAGATGTTAGCATTGGCTGGTTTACTGCTGAAGCCTGTCTTGCGTTGGGGATGATAGGAACTGTTACCGGATTTTTGTTAATGTTAAGTGGCGCATTTGCAGAAATTGATTTAGCAAACACAAGCACTATACAGAGTTCGCTTACAAAAATGGCATTAGGCATGAGTACTGCCTTATATACAACATTGATAGGGTTGATCTGTTCGTTAGCATTAAAAATACAATTGGTTAATGTAGACAACGAGAACAGAAAAAAGAATAAATTCTACTTTCGCCATGAACAGTAATTCTAAATATAAAAGTACACTAGCATTTACCGATCTACTTTTTAATGTATTAATCGGTTTTGTTTTTATGTTCATAGTCGCTTTTATTTTAATTAATCCTGTTGAAAAAGATGCAGAAATAGAAGCAAAAGCAGAATTTATGATCATAATGGAATGGGATGATCAGTCTGCATATGATGTAGATTTATGGATGGCAGATCCTGTTGGCAATATAGTTGGTTTTCCTAATTTGCAAGCCGGTTTGTTACATTTAGATAAAGACGATTTAGGCCAATCAAACGATAAAGTAGTATTAGCAGACGGAACTACAAAGACAATCTATTTAAATCGAGAAGTAATGACAATTAGAGGTATAGTGCCAGGAGAATATATAGTTAATAATCATTTATATTCTATGAAAGGCAGCCAGCAAGAAGGTCCGATCGAAGTAACAACAAGGGTAATAAAACTTAATCCATATGGAGAAGTACATACTGGTATAGTTACATTAGAAAATACAAGACAAGAAGAAACAATAATAAGATTTACAGTTACACCCGAAGGTTATGTAAAAAATAAAAATAAACGAAAAAGAAGATTTGCAGGTCGAGACCGAAGTAATCTTTCCCCTATTGAAGGCTCAGGACATTCAACAAGCATAAGTGCAGAAGCCGCCGGCGAAGGAACCCAAATACAAGGTGTTGCAGAACCAGATGATCGCCCATCTCCGCCATCATATATGATAGAAGATAATATACCTGCAGATGATGATGAGGTTCATAGTAGTGGTACCGAAGAAAGCTATTATTCAACACCAGGAGGAGGAATTAATTCTGCTCCAACACAAGAAAGTGATGCAGAATTAAATAGATACGATAATATAGGCGCAGATTCGAGGGGATTCTAATGTTAGCATTTAGTTTTTTAATAATAGCATGGTTAGTTTTACTTGCAATATTTTTATGGGATTTAATACAACATGGTGCAGATAAAGTATGGATGTTTGTTATAATTCCTGCTACTCTTGCTCTTACTGTTACGACTTATTTTACAGTACAAAGCATGTTAGGATACCCAACAGATAAAATAAAAGAAGGTAAATTTATTGTTATATCATCTGCTGTTAAAGAACCAGATTGGATATTTTATTGGGTCGGATATCCAGGTGAGGATGAACCTATAGCATATCGATTTCCGTATTCAGAACAAGATCACGAAAAACAAGAAGAAATACGAGGACGACAAGAAGCAGGAGAAGTTGTCCAAGGCGAAATTGTTGATCAAACAAGTGATGATACTAGAAGTAAAAGTAGATTAGGACAAATTGAATTTTATACATTTGATGTTTCAAGAGCAATACCTAAAGATTAAACATGTTTCATAAAGATACCAAAGGCAATATCGTTGCTGAGGTAATAGATGACTACTTACCAAAAGGCATAGCAGACGAATTAGAAGAACATTTTTTAAGTAGAAACCCTCAATGGCGATTCCAAAGTAAAGTTGCCGTCGAACAAATGCATAATCGATCAACCGGCGATCCATCAGATTGTTTTTGGGCATTTGTTATTTGGCGACAACCAGAAGGAATTATTGCACCAGAATTTGAACATTTAGTTCCAATTATAGAAAAATTAAATTATAAAGCATTAATACGAATTAAAGCAAATATGTATCCTTCTACAGAAAATTTATTAGAACATGCTCCTCACCAAGATTTTTCATTCAACAATAAATCGGCAGTATATTATATTAACACTAATGATGGCTATACACAAATAGGAGACATTAAAGTAGATTCTATAAAAAATCGATTTGTAGTTTTTGACGGAGCTATGGATCATTATAGTACAAATTGTACAGATGAACAAGTTAGGGTAACCATAAATTTTAATTTTTTATAGGTTGACTCATATTTTAGAGTATGCTATAATAATAAGACATTATTTATGAAAGGAGAAAAATGCCAACAAAAACATATAGTATAAATGAAATTGCTAAACTTAAACAACTTGTAACCGAAGGTGTTCAAGTATCGCAAGAAATTCAAGATTTGCGAGAAGGGTTAGGCGATACAGTTAAAGCCGTTGCCCAAGAAATGGAAATTAAAGCGGCTACATTAAACAAAGCAATTAAAATAGCACATAAGGCATCATTGCATCAATCAAAGGATGACTTTGAAGCAGTAGAAGATGTATTACAGGCAGTTGGACGAACTGCATGAACCCATTTATTGTTTTTGGGGATTCAATTACATTTGGCGACGAATTAGAAGATGTACCATACGAAGAAGCAAAAAATGATCCTAGCGAACATGCATGGCCTGCTATATTAGGTGCGGCAAATTTTGCATATCCAGGGTTATCTAATTTTGGTATTAGGCGCCTTTGTATTAATTTTAGTACCTATTGTCGACCTAATTTTGTTATAGTTGCATGGTCTTATAATGATAGGGCAGAATTTTTACAAGCAGAGAATATAACAGAGTATTCGCCTTATACCGAAAATACTAAAGAATGTGAAAAATTGTTTACTACTGTTGGACCAAATTGGTCACAAAAAGTTAAAAAAGAAGGTAAGCAATTTATTGATTTATATTACAAATATTTTTATTCCGATTATGCAGGAATATATAATACATTAAGTAATATATATTTTACCCAATTACATTTAGAATCTTTGAATATAAACTACAACATGACTTTGCCTTCATATAAATCGTTATGTGTAGATGATGAATATATTTTTAATTTATTTGTAGACAAACCTCCTATAGATGCTATAATAGGTAATATAAAACAATTATACGAATTAATAGATTGGCCAAAATTTATTTTTATGCAAAATGAAACTTCAGAATATGGTGGTATAATGGATCTTGCTAAAGATTTGAATGCCATAGCACCTCATAAACACCCTACACAAGAATGTCATAATAAATACGCTGATGAGTTACGTAGACGCATTTTTTGATAGAGAAAAAGACGCAATACATATAGTAGAGCGATCTAGAAAGAAACGGGAATATCAAACATATCCTGCAAAATATATCTTCTATTATCCTGATGTAAAAGGAAAATATCGTTCTATATTTGGAACACCTTTATCTCGAGCAAGCACCACAAGCGGAAAAACCTTCCGCATGGAAAAGAAAATTCATTCACATAAACAGTTATTTGAGTCTGATATTAATCCTGTATTTCGTTGTTTAGAAGACAACTATTTAGGTAAAGAAGCACCAAACTTAAATAAATGTTTCTTTGATATTGAGGTAGACTTTCAACAAAGTAAAGGGTTTGCTGATCCTTCTGATCCTTTCTCAATGATTAATTCTGTTACATTATGGTGTAGTTGGATAGAAGAATTAATAACATTAACAATTCGTCCAAAAACAGTTGAACGAGCAGAAGCAGAAAAAATATGTGATAAGTTTGAAAACACTATGCTCTGTAATACAGAGGAAGAATTGTTAGAAAATTTTTTAAAATTAATAGATGATGCAGATATATTAAGCGGATGGAACAGCGAAGGTTATGATATTCCATATACTGTAAACAGAGTTGCTAGAGTATTAGGCAAAGAACGTATGCGAGACTTTTGTTTATGGGGACAATATCCACGTAAAAGAGAATTTGAAAAATTTGGCAGAGAATTAGAGACATTTGATTTAATAGGTAGAGTACATTTAGATTATTTAGAGTTGTATCGCAAGTATACATATCACGAAATGCATAGTTATAGATTAGATGCTGTTGGAGAATACGAAATTGGCGAAACAAAAGTTACATATGAAGGTACATTAGATCAACTATATAACAATGATTATGAAAAATTTATAGCATATAATAGACAAGATACAATGATGCTAAAGAAAATGGATGACAAATTACAGTTCATTGATTTAGCAAATGTGTTAGCCCATGCTAATACGGTATTACTGCAAACAACAATGGGGGCAGTAGCCGTTAGTGACCAAGCAATTATAAACGAAGCACATAGCCAAGGTTTACAAGTACCTGATAAAAAACAAAAAAGCGAAGACGAATTTAGTACTGCCGCAGGTGCCTATGTAGCACAACCAAAAATAGGAATGCATGATTGGATAGGTTCTATGGACTTGAATTCACTATATCCTAGTGTAATTCGTGCTATGAATATGGGACCAGAAACAATTATAGGGCAATGTAGACTAGATAAAACTCATGCAATGGTTCGTGAAAAAATGGGTAAAAAAGCAACATTTGCTGAAGCATGGGAAGGAATATTTAATACATTAGAATATGATTTAATACAAGAACGAGATATAGCAGAAAAAATAACAGTTGATTGGGAAAACGGAAATACAGATCAATACACTGGTGCAGAAATGTACGATTTAATACATAATCAAGGTAACCCTTGGGGCATATCTGCAAACGGTACACTCTTTAGATATGATAATAAAGGTATTATACCTAACTTGTTAGAACGTTGGTATGCCGAGCGTAAAGAGATGCAAAAGAATTTGCAAAAAGCAATAGATGATAAAGATAAAAGAAGAATAGAATTTTGGGATAAAAGGCAACTTGTAAAGAAAATTAACTTAAATAGTTTATATGGAGCCATTTTAAATCCAGGATCAAGATTCTTTGATCTACGAATGGGACAAAGTGTAACTTTAACAGGTAGATCAATTGCAAAGCATATGGCCGCAGAAGTTAATAAAGTACTTACAGGAGAGTACAATCATGTGGGTTCAAGTATCATATATGGTGATACTGATAGCGTGTATTATAGTGCTATATATTCTCTCAAGGAAGATATAGAGAATGGAACTGTAGAATGGGGTAAAGAACAGGCAATAAAATTATATGATGTAATAGGTACGGAAGTAAATTCTACATTTCCGAAGTATATGAATAAGGCGTTTGGTATTACTTTAGAAAGCGGAGAAATAATTGCGGCGGCAAGGGAAATTGTTGCTACAAAAGGATTATTTATTAAAAAGAAAAGATACGGTATCTTGGTCTATGACGAAGAAGGCAATCGTAAAGATACCGAAGGTCAACCAGGTAAACTTAAGGCCATGGGCTTAGATCTTAAACGAAGTGATACTCCAGAATTTATGCAAAGATTTTTAGAAGAAATTTTGTTTGATGTATTAGATGGAAAAGGACAAACAGAGATCTTTACAAAAATAAAAGACTTTAGAGGAAAATTTAAAGAACGCCCAGGTTGGGAAAAAGGTACTCCAAAGCGTGTAAACAATCTTACAAAATATACTAAAATGTACAATCGTACAGGCAAGTGCGGAGTAGGGCATGTAATGGCGGCTATTAATTGGAACAGATTACGCAAAGCATATTCAGATAACTATTCAATGGAAATTACAGATGGTATGAAAACTATTGTTTGTAAATTAAGAAATAATCCAATGGGCATGACATCTATTGCATATCCGATTGATGAATTACATTTACCAAATTGGTATAAAGAATTGCCATTTGATCATGGTGGAATGGAGAATGCTATCATAAATAAAAAGATAGACAATTTAATTGGAGTGCTTGATTGGGATCTGAAAGATACAGAAACCACAAATACTTTTAACTCATTATTTGAGATTTCATAGGAAGAATATGACATTTACCCAATATGTAACTCATGTAGATAACATGATTAAAGATTATACAAAACAACTACCACGAGAAACGCTTAGAGCAATTGAGCAAACTATAGAAGATGCAGAAGCAAATTGTGGTAAAGTTTGGTTAGAAGATTATATTGATCAAGAATGTAATCAATGAAAAAAAAAGATAGAAAACTTTACGATTCATGGAAATATAAAAAAGGAAGCTACATGGAATTTAATAATCCTGTCTTTCAAACCCTTTTAGGTTTGGTAATTTTTTATATAGGACTTAAAATGTTTTCAGGTGGTATGAAATCAATGGGTCATTTAGAACACCTTCAATGGTTTTTAGGAAATCCGTATTGGATGTTTCTTGGAGCAATAATATGTACCCTCCTATGGCAATCTTCATCTCTTACTACAACTGCGGTAATTGGTCTCGTTGCTTCAGGTACGTTACCACTTCCGTCGGCGATTGCCGCTATATTAGGAGCAAATGTAGGCACAACAGGCACTATATGGATAGCAGGAATGTTAGTAAGTGATGGTATGCCTACGGGCATTACAAAGCAGGTAGCTCTTGTACATACAGGAGTGAATACAGTTATGGCAGTCGTACTATTACCATTAGTACAACCTATTGCAAGATTTATATCTAAATTTTAACTTGACATTAGCCGTTCGGCATGTTATAATATATTAACTAATTAATCTAAAGGAGACATATGAAAGATATTCTTCTGGACCTTGTCGACCATACTGCTGGTCTTGGGTTCATTGAAAATGTAAAAGTAACAGGTACGGATTCAGAAACTTCTTTTGAAGCAATGGATCCAGATAGAACTGTTATTTTAAATGCAAAAACAACTAACCCAGTAGCCGAGTTCATTGGTGAATTTGGTATGGGTAATTTAGGCTTTTTAAATGGTATTGTTAATCTTGATGGGTATAAATCAGATGAAGGTACAATTAATGTTAACAATCGTGAACGCAATGGCGAGCAAGTATTAGAGTCATTGACGTTTGAAGATCAGCATGGTAATACTGATCAATATCGATTTATGAGTAAAGAAGTTGTAGAACAACAACTTAAAACAGTGAAATTTAGAGGAGTTAATTGGAATGTATCATTTGAACCATCTAAACAAAGTGTTCAAGAGCTTGCCCAAATTGCAGGTATTTATTCAACAATTGAACCAACTTTTTCTGTTAAAACCGAAAATGGTAATGTTGTTATCGGCGTTGGTACTGACGATGGTAGCGGACATGTTGGTAAACGTATATTTGCAAGAAATGTAGAAGGACAATTAAATCAAAATTGGAGTTGGCCATTACAACAAGTATTAGGTATTCTTAAATTAGGAATGAGCGGAGCATGTGTTATGAATATTTCAGATCAAGGTGCTTTGCAAATTAGTATTGATAGTGGACTTGCAACATATGATTATATTTTACCAGCGATGAATAAATGAAAACACGGAAAAATTTAACTAAAAGTAATAAAGATTATGCAGTCTTTCTTCCTAGTATAAGTGGCTTTTATAATACATTTATATCAAAACAACGGGTAGAAGAATATGTACCTAAGAATAGAATACCTGCTGAGTTTGAAAATGGTATAGAAGGCTGTAATTTTCTTAATGAAGATCAAGCATATTTTAATTATAAATGGTCATTGTACTCTGCAGGCCATGCTCAACTTGATATTGCAAAAAGTGATGTTGAAGAAAGTATGGTACAAAAAAGAGATAAGCCGAAAACTTGGTGTCTTGCTGATAGTGGTGGGTTCCAAATAGGTAAAGGTGTTATTAAATTCGATTGGGAGAATTTTTATGAAGTACCTACTGATAACAATTATGTTGGTAATGCTGATGCCGTTAGGGGTAAGATTCTTAATTGGCTCGAGCATACCGCTGACTATGCCCTCGTACTGGACGTACCGTCATGGACTGCCGATCCCGTTAATCGTGGACGGACAAAAATGTCTAGTTATGCCGAAACACTCAAAGCCACATTGTATAATAATGCTTGGTTCGTCGCAAACAGACAAGGAAATGTAAAATTTTTAAATGCTCTTCATGGAATGGATTGGGCTTCTTCATCACAATGGTATGAAGAAGTAAAACATTTTCCATTTGAAGGTTGGGCGTTTGGTTCTAATAATATGCGTAATATCTACCTTGCTATGCGTAGATTAATTGTATTACGTGATGACAAATTATTAGAAAAAGGCAAACATGACGTAGTTCATTTCTTAGGTACATCGCGATTAGATTGGGCGTGTATGCTTACCACAGTACAGCGATGTTTGCGTGAACATGTTAATGAAGATATGATGGTTACATTTGATTGTGCTAGTCCTTTTATAGCAACCGCACATGGACAAATGTACACACAACATGTACATAGAAATAATCGCTTTAGTTATATAATGGATAAAGCAGTTGATGATAAAAAACTTGCAGGTAGTACCATTCCTTGTCCTTGGACAAGTCCTATTGCAGAACGTATGACTATGGGAGATATTTGTTATTATAAACCAGGAGACTTAAATAAGTTAGGGAAGGAAGGCAAAACTAGTTGGGATAGTTTTAGTTATTTCTTAATGATGGCACATAACGTATATCAGCATATAGAATCTGTACAACGTGCCAACATACTTGCAGATACTGCAAGTATGTTGTATAAACCTAAAATAACAGAATGGCGTAAAGTTAAAGCAACAGGCAACGAAGATGAATTTAGTCCTTGGGTTCCACGTAATTTAATTTATTTTAATGAAGTATGTAAAGACATATTTACAGCAGAAAATCCTATGACATTAATTGAAAAAGCAGAAGGCTTATTTGCCGATATTAGTGATAAAAGAACTCGAAGATCATCAGCGGCAGTATTTAATTCTTTATTTGAAGCCGAAGATGTAGGAGACGATAATGATGCAGATACATTTGATCAACAGGATGATGAAAAAATGGAGGAGTTAAATGATTCAATATCATGAAGGGGTTCCATTTTGTATAATGCAACCCGACGAAGCAGGAGTTCATATAGATTGTGAGCGAATAGTAAAATTTTTAGAATTTGTCGAACCACAAATATGTTCTACGCCTAATGATACAAATACGGCATATAAAAATGATGACTTATCTGCTCGATTTAATAAATGGAATATATTTTTATTTGTAGAACCAGCATTATTACCAATTTATAAATTAATTCAAACAGGATGGGAACAATTTGCAGAAGAAGTTAAATTTGGTGAAGAAGCGTTATGGATTCATTCTCATGGTAATCTTCATCGAAAAGATCAACAATTAAGTTATCATGCCCATAGATATCCTGTCTTAGGATATGTTGGGATATCTTCTGAAGGTAGTAATACTACATTTTATACAGGTGAAAAAGAAGATATACCTATACCTATACCTAACAAAAACGGCCAATTAGTTATAACATTAGGACCTATACCTCATAATACAGATATATGGGATAAAGATTATCCTAGATGTAGTGTAGCATTTAATTTAATGACAACACACGATACACAAGTAAAAGGATGTGGACCAGTATTTCCATTTAAGGTTTAATTATGCCAACTACAGTATATCATAACATGCTTCCAGTAACTACAGTACCAGCAAAAGAACATGGTATAGAATTAGACTATGATAAAATAATAAAATTTGTCGAAAAAATAGAACCAGAAATTTTAAAATTAGAAGTTGATAAAGGACATTATAATGAAGAACCAGGAACTGTCAACGAAATGATTATAAAATGGAATGGCTGGAATATTTTATTATTAAATGAACCTGAATTATTTAAAGTTTATCAAATAATAATGAAAGGTATTAAAGAATTTACTAAGTTTACTAAATTTAAAGAACCTGTTACATATTTAGGTTGTTGGGCAACATTAACTAGAAAAGGTAGACAAGTATTTCCACACACACATAATTTTCATATGGTAGGGCATGTTTCTATAAATGCCGAACCGTCAACTACTACATATTCATGGAAAGACCCCGAAGGTAAAGAATACCATGTTCCAATTGAAAATAAAAATGGTCAAGTTCAAGTTACTAAAAGTGTAAATCATCATAGTTCAATTTGGGAAAAAGATGAGTCAAGAATAACTATTGCTTTTGATGTAATAGGACAAATACATGTCGAAGACCCTCGTCCTTTGCCTCCTTGCTTTCCTATTCTTTTAGAATAAATATTGTATGCAGTTAAATCAATTAAAAATATCTGAAGCATTAGTAAAATATCCAGAACGAATATATAAAGTATTTTCTGCTCATTTAGAGCAAGAAATGCTTAATTACATGTATCATTATAAGGTTCATAGAGACGATTATGAACAAGAACATGATAATATTAAGGGCATGGTTGCCAAAGTAGCAAACAAAAAAGGTATAACTATTGAGCAAAATTGGTCTAAAGGAAAAAATAATAAACTTGAAATAGATATTAAACCAGACGACTTTCCTAAAAGATACACACCTAAAACAGAAACCGAAGAAGGATATGCTAAACTACAATTAGTATATAAACCTGGTGCCGATGAAAAGGCAGAAGGAACACACCAAACTGGTGTACGTAAAAATAAATGGCTCCATACCATTAGAATAATAATGGGCGATATTATGGAGGATATACTAATTCAAGATAAGCCTAAGGAGCAATTTAGAGAAATACATTATACATTACAACGTGTTAATTCTACTCTAAGACATGAGCTTATGCATTTAACACAAGAACATACACTTAAAAGTACAACTTCTAAAAAATTAAATCAAAAAACAGGTGAATGGGAAACAGATGATTTAGCATATACTGGGCAAACAGATCGATTACCTGGATATGGAGATGACGATTTAGAAAGAGATCATCCTGAATTTGGTTATAGAGTTCATAATTTAAGTCCTATAGAATTTGATCCTATGATTGAATCTGAAGCGGTAAGATTTAGATATACATTCTATGACCGCACCGAACCTGTGATGCCACAAATAAAAGATTATATTCGGAGTAGTCAATTTTTCAAATTATTAAAAGGAATGCGAGAAACTAAACCAGGAGAATGGAAATCCTGGGAAGAAGCAGATCCTAGATATCAAACAGCAATTAAAAAATTCACAAAAAGAGTTAAAGAAATCACTTGACATAAATAACTAGATATGTTAAAATATTACTAAAGGAGAGATCGCTTGGGGTGTTGTTATTTAAATCCATGTCGGTTGATCATAAGCAGGAAATCGTAAAACACGATTGTACCAACGGAGAAATAAACCTTAAAGATTATGGAAAGAGCGTATTTTTGGGCACCAACCTTAATAACGAGGAAATCATTTCGTGCATAAGAGCTTATCGAAAACAACAGGCAATTCGAAATCAAAAATTGTCCCTGTACCAGAAAGTGAAGAAGGAATTCTTGAAACTAGTGGCTTAGAGGGAATTGCCGAATCACGCAATAGTGATGGCATACCTGGCCTTTTGAATATTTTACAAAACATTAAAAATGCTGAGAGACTACGAAACTGGAAAATCTACTGATGTAAGTTTTTTCATTGGAACAGAAGTAGAAAACACAAAGGCACATGGGCTCCGCACATTGTTTGTTGCGGGGCTCCAACCCACGAGTAAAATAATTAAACATGCCGAAGAAAATAAAGTAGAACATATTTACTTAGGTGCCAATCATTCTTTTGTTCCTAATTTAGATTGGAATTATAATACTGTAAACAAATGTATAACAGCAGGATATTTAGTTTCTTTAAATTATCCAATTAATTATCATAATAATGTAATAAAAGAACTTAATAATTTGTATAAAAATGAAAATTTTATACCACAAATATCATTGCATTTTCCTGAATTAGAACATGAAAATCCTAATTTAAATATTAAAATTGATGATATAGATTTTGAAGCAACAAATAATGGTGTTTGGTGTTTCAATTTATCGGATGTTTGTACAGACGATAATAAAACAACCTGGGACAAATATAAAAGCGATAAAATATTATGAGTAATAAAAAAATTAAATTAATTAAAGAAGATGAATCATCAACTGACGATTTATTAAAAACTATGCTTAAAACCATGGAAGCAATGGATTGGAAATTATGGGAACTCTATCAAACTGCCCAACGAGTAGAAAAATATTTAGGAATAGAAAAAGAAGATGAAAAATAATAAACGTATTTTTGTAACTTTTCAAAAAGAAGGATTACATAAATGGCCAGATGCTATTAATCATCCAGGAGTAGAATTTCTTGCAAATGAACATAGACATATGTTTCATTTTAGAGTAGATTTACAAGTATTCCACGATGATCGTGAAGTAGAATTTATTCTTTTTAAACGTGAACTAGAAGGGTTATATACAGAAGGTACTTTGCAATTAGATTATAAATCATGTGAAATGATGGCAGATGAACTAGGAGAATATATTCAAGAAAAATATCCTCATAGACATTTTAGTATTGAAGTATCTGAAGATGGCGAAAATGGTTGTTTGGTTGAATTTATTAATATAAACCCAACTAATCCAATTAAGTTTAAAGAAGAATATCAACGAACCGAAGCTATTGGAAAAGTATATTCTGATGGCAGGGGTGGCACATATCAAGTAGATGAACCTAGAAAATTTTAGAGAAATAATTGATGTATCTACTCACGTAGATGTAATCGGTGATTATGAAGTTCGTCGGTATAAGCAGAACGGCGGATACATTATAATAGATGCATTAGGTGATTTTGTTATAATAACAGAAGATTGTATTGATAAAGTATGTAGTGTAATATTTGGTGATTTAATAGACCAGAAAGTCTTTTTAACAAACTAATATGAGCATAATAGTAGCATTAGATTATACTAATCCGTTAGAAGCACTAGAAATGGCCGCAAAGTTACGTGACCATGTCGACGGGTTTAAAATTAATCATGCGTTATGGAGCCAATCTGTGTATATTAAAGATTACACTGATAAAGAATTATTTATAGACTGCAAATTATGGGATACACCTAATACAATTAAAACTATAGTAGAAAAAATTATTGCCAAAGGTGCATCAATGACAACAATAAGTACCTTTAACAATCCCGAAGTATTTGATCTCCTTTCACAATATAATAACGATATTAGATTATTAGGTGTTACATCTTTAACATCGTGGTCATCTGTAGAAGAATTACAATTATATAAAGAAACTTCACATGATATATGGAAAGAACATATAGGTAAAATAATACATAATTTTGATGGAATTGTATGTTCGGTTCCAGATTTGCATCATATTGATAGAATCGATCCTGATTATAATTTAATTAGGGTTTGCCCAGGAATAAAATATGAAAAAACAGAACTTAAAGGACAATCAAAAACAGCAACACCAAGAGAAGCATACGAACTCGGTGCTGATTACTTGGTTATTGGAAGATCTATTACTGAAGCGAGCGATCCAGTCGAGAAAGTAAAGGAGATATATGACAGTTTACATAGTTGATTTAGAATCAGTTGAATCTAGATATACATGTGAATGGAAATGGCATTTACCTGAACTAATAAAAGGATCTGTACCTATCGAAGGAGCAGACGACATACCTAAAGCAACTACCCCAGGTGCATTTTTAAACTTTGGTGGCACTAACATTTATAAAGCAAAACAAATAGAAACAATGGGTAGGATGTTCTGCGATGGTACAGTTAAAGCAGGAGATCATTTTTTATTTACAGATGCTTGGCATCCAGGTATTATAACATTGAAGTATATGAGCGAACTGCTCCAAGTACCTGTAACAATTCATTCAATGTGGCATGCAGGATCGTATGATCCACATGATTTTTTAGGAAGGTTAATTAATGATAAGCAGTGGACTTTTGATTTTGAGCGGAGCATTTTTCATGCTTCAGATTATAACTATTTTGCTACTAATTTTCATATTAAATTATTTGTAGAAACATTATTTAATTATACATTTACTGGAACATTTGAAGAATCAGCAGATGTGCCTAGTAACCAATTCTTTCACGAAAAACTTAAAAGTAAAATAGTACGTACAGGTTGGCCAATGGAGTATTTAGAAGATGCTTCAAAGACAACATTATTTGATAACAATGTACAACCGGAAAAAGAAAATTTAATAGTATTCCCACATAGAATAGCACCCGAAAAACAACCAGAGATATTTAGAGATTTAACAACGGCATTGCCTAAATACAAGTGGATAGTATGTCAAGATAAACAGTTGACAAAACCTGAGTATCATGCTATACTAAAGAGAGCAAAAATGGTCTTTAGTGCCAACTTACAAGAAACATTAGGTATTAGCCCATATGAAGGAGCATTAGTTGGGGCAATTCCATTGGTGCCAGATAGGCTTTCTTATAGTGAAATGTATGATTGGGAATTTAAATATCCATCAGAATGGACTACAGATTGGGGCAATTATCAAAAACACAAAAAACAATTAATTGATGTAATCGTCCAAAGAATGGACAAATATAATGAGTTATATCCTACAATAGTAGATGAAGCATATAAGTTATCACAAAACTTTTTTAGTTGCAAACCATTATTAGAAAAATTAAACACATGATAAATTATGACGGAAAACGATGCAATGATAACATTAGTGATATAGTTACAGAAAAAGGTATTGCTAAAATAGAACGAAAAGTTGAAAAACGTTTTCAAAAGGTATTAGATGCATTGTTAATAGATACAGAAAACGACCACAATACACAAGAAACCGCAAAACGTGTAGCAAAGATGTTAGTACGTGAAATCTTTGCTGGTAGATACGAACCTAAACCACGTATAACTTCATTTCCAAATGCAAATCAATATGATCAACTTTATATTTCAGGACCGATTAAAATCCGTTCGACCTGTGCTCATCATTTTCAGCCTATTGTTGGTAATGCATGGATTGGTATATTCCCTGGTGAAAATGTTATTGGTTTATCAAAGTTTAATAGGCTAGTGGATTGGGTAGCAAGTAGACCACAAATACAAGAAGAAATGACAGTACAAATTGCAGATCTTATTGAAAAGGAAACACAAGCAAAAGGAGTTGCAGTAGTTATAAAAGCAGAACATATGTGTTTAACACATAGAGGTGTCAAAGAACACGAGAGTGATATGACTACATCTATTGTACGAGGATCTTTAAGAGAAGAAGAAACTCAAAAGCGTGAATTTTTTGCATTACTTAAAGGCATGAAAGGATTTTCAGAATGAAAGCAAAACTTGAATTTAATTTGCCCGAAGACAAAGATGAATTTAATGTTGCATCCAACGCAATGGATTGGGCATTAATAGCATGGGATATTGAACAACAATGTCGTGATTGGGTTAAATATGATAATCATCAATTCAAATCCATTGAAGAAGCCTTGCAAGGTGTAAGGGATATTATTAATGAAGCAATGGCCGAAAAAGGAGTGAGATTTCCATTATGAGTGTTAGAGTAAGATTTTTATGGGAAGCCGAAGGGCTTTATGACGACGAAGAAGAAGATGTTGGACCAATAGAATTAGAAACATATTATGATGCGGAAACATGGCAAGAAGCATGTGATGATGCCGCTGACTGTTATGATTGGGACGATGAAGATTGCATTAATTTTGAAGCAAAGAGTGATTTGTGTGAAACTACTCGATCACTTACAAAAATACTAATACAAGAAGACGGCAAAGAAGAAGTAGAAGCAGACGACGAAGTACGTGAATACTATTTTAAAGCCGAAGAAAAAGCGATGGGAGTATAATGCCTTGGAACCCAGAACATTATATGAAAAACAAAGTTAAGATGGAGGTTGGGTACCTACACTGGATAGATCCACCTAGTGGTTGGAAATATGGTTTTCCAAAAATTTTACCAAATAATATAACAAATACTCTAGAATGGTTAGTAGACAATGGCTATCCTCAAGAAGAAATTGATAAGTTTGGTGACCAATTTGTATGCAGGCATTGGATAGAGGAGGAAGGAACGCAATGACAGTAATAGATATTAAAAATTTAAACACCACAGAAATAAAACAAGTAAAAGAATGGTGTGAACAAGAATTACAATTTCGGGAAAATGTAGGCAAGGAAATAGAACGCCGAGCACAAACAGATAATGGTATTCGAAATTATCCTGAAGGTTGTTTTGAATATTCAATTACACAAAAACCATAAAGAATAGAGGTGGCCCGGGGACTCCAGACAGGAGTTCTGGCTCCTGGTTCTTTACAGGTCACCACTTTAAGGAATATAAATGAAAAAAATATATTATACATGGCAACAAATAGAATTTTTACTTCATGAAATTATGCGGAGTATGAAAGATTGGCAACCTGATTATGTAGTAGGTATTGTTAGAGGAGGATGTTTCCCTGCAGGAATGTATAGTCATTATTCAGGTGTACCAATGTATACGTTAAAAGTACAATTAGCAGACGGAATAGGAGAACATACCGAAGATGATACAGAATGTAATGCATGGATGTCCGAAGATGCATATGATGGTAAAAATATTCTTGTCTTTGATGATATTAACGATAGCGGATCTACTTTTAATTGGATTAAAAGGGATTGGCGACAAGGTAATTTACCAGCAGATCCTAAATGGCAAAATGATATGATATTTGGTAATAATGTTAGAACTGCATGTTTAATAGATAATGGACCGAGTGACTTTGATTGCGATTATTCGGGTACAACAATTAATAAAGTAGATGATCCTTGTTGGATTGTTTTTCCGTGGGAGGAATGGTGGAATCCGAACAGCAATTAAAAAAATGGCAGGATGCACCTTGGCCAGATGATAATATAGTGCATGAAGAAAGTAGATTTATAGTATATAAAGATGGTTTTCCAGTAACAGAAGGCCATTTATTATTTGTGCCTAAAACATTAGAACATGTAAATATTATACAATGTTTTGCGGCGGCATACAATTGGGGCAATAATGGAGTTGTAAATGGAGATTTTGAAGCGTATAATATTGGGTATAATAATGGTGCCGATGCGGGTCAAACTGTTTTTTGGCCACATATTCACCTTATACCAAGACGTAAAGGAGATGTCGAAGATCCGAGAGGCGGTATCAGACATGTCATCCCATGCAAAGGAAATTACCAGGTATAAAGATAGTATTCCTAAATTATTATTTTTAACTACCGGTAAATTGACACAAGATTTTGAAAGTGCAGAATCTTTTGTTACCCAGGCAAATTTAACTCTAAGAGCAGATGATAAAACATTTATATTTGATTTTGCATCAGACGATAATATAACAATAGCAACAAAATTTCAAATACTAGACGAACATGGTAATCCTCTTATTAGTACTAATGGTCTTCAAGATACGATGGGACCACCATTAAGTGATACTATAAACTAATTGACAAAATGGAAAATAAAACGTATAATATAAATGTAAGTGATCTTCAAGTAGAAGATGACGGTAAAACTGTAGTGTTACCTCTAGATGCACAAAAGGCATTAGGTTTAAAAGAAAATGATAAAGTTATCCTTAAAAAAATAGCAAGAGGTGATAAAGCAATATTTGAAATAATAACAGATGAAAATTAAATATTCAGAAGCATTTTATAGTATACAAGGAGAAGGTCGTTGGGTAGGAACTCCTAGTGTCTTTTTGCGTATGTTTGGATGCAATTTTGAATGTAGAGGATTTGGTCAAGGTAAAGATAAATCTAAATGGATACCAAAGGATCAAATGCCACATGTTACAGATCCAAATAGACTTAATTATAAATCATATCATGATCTTCCTGTTCCAGAAATAGGATGTGATACAAGTGCATCTTGGTCACATTTATATAAACACATTGCAACTAACGAGGAAAACTCTGTAGTTGCGAAAAAATTATTAAATTTAACACCACATAAAAACTGGAATGGTATACATTTAATTCTTACTGGTGGTGAACCTATGCTTTGGCAAAAAACGTTACCTGATTTATTATCACAAGAAGAATTTGCAGGATTGGAACATATTACAATTGAAACAAATGCGACACAAGAATTAACTCCTTTCTTTAAAAATTTTTTAAATGCACGTAAAATACATATAACTTGGTCGTGTAGTCCTAAATTATGGATTAGTGGTGAGGATTGGAAAAATGCAATAAAGCCTGAGGTTGTACAAGAATATAATAGAGTACGAAATAGCGAGCTGTATTTAAAATTTGTAGTACAAGATAAAGAAGATATAAAAGAAGTAAAAACAGCAGAACATGCCTATGGATTAAATGTTCCGGTATATTTAATGCCATGTGGCGGTACAGTTGAAGGGCTAGAACTTACAGAAAAAGATGTTGCTGAACTTGCGTTAGAATATGGATATAGATTTAGTCCTAGATTACATGTACACTTGTTCGGAAACGCATGGGGAACATAATGAAAATATTTGATAAAATTAAAGATAAGTTTAAAAAGAAAGAACCACCTAAGCCTAAACCCAAAAAAGTCGATCCTAAGGATAGCAAAGAACCTTGGGTAGATGTATTAAATGTTAAATTGGATGCAGATAATCCATCTCAAGGTTTTTTTGAATTAGATTGGAATGAACCTTTTGTAGCAATGTTGCGAGAAAATGGTTATGAAGGTAGTGAAGACGAAATGATAGTAGACAAATGGTTTAGTGATTTATGTAAAACTATTGTTAGGGAAGAAATAGAAGATGAATATGATCTTTTAGGTGAAGCCCCTAATATTGTTCAACTCAAAGATGGGCGAAAGATAATCGAATGACATATATTCTTGTTGATACAACCAATATGTTTTTTAGAGCAAAACATGTTGTAAGAGGAGATGATCTTGATACAAAAGTTGGTATGGCTTTGCATATTATGTTTACATCAATAAACAAAGTATGGAGAGATTTTACCGGTAGTCATGTTGTATTTTGTTTTGAAGGCCGATCGTGGCGTAAAAATGAATATGAACCTTATAAACGCAATAGACAAGAAAAACGTGATGCTCTTACTTCAAAAGAGCAAAAAGAAGATGAATATTTTTTCGAAAAGTTTGGGGAATTTCAAACTTTTTTATCTGAAAAATCAAATTGTTCTGTTTTGCAAAATAAAGATTGCGAAGCAGACGATATGATTGCTCGTTGGATACAATTACATCCCGAAGATAAACATGTTATTGTTTCGAGTGACTCTGATTTTTTTCAACTTATATCAGATAATGTGCAAATTTATAATGGCATAACTGATACCACAATAACAAAGGAAGGATATTATGATGGGAAAGGTAAACTTAGTATTGATAAGAAAACCGGACAACCAAAAGAAGCACCTAATCCTAGATGGCTTCTTTTCGAGAAGTGTATGCGTGGCGACACCTCCGATAATATTTTTAGTGCTTACCCTGGTGTACGTAAAAAAGGAACTAAAAACAAAGTGGGGTTACTTGAAGCATTTGATGATAGAAATAAGCAAGGATATAATTGGAACAATCTCATGCTTCAACGTTGGACGGATCATGAGGGTGAAGAACACCGAGTGTTGGATGATTACGAAAGGAACAGAAAACTCATTGATCTTTCTGAGCAACCAAAATGGATTAAAACAGCAATGGATGAGACTATTACAAAAGTTGTCCAAAAAGACAAAATACCACAGGTTGGCATACATTTCATGAAGTTTTGTGGTAAGTATAATTTAGATAGGGTAGGTCAACAAGTTCAAGATCATGCTTTATATTTAAATGCTGGATATAATTAATGACAAATGAAGAAAAAGAAAAAATAAGAAAACATGCTGAATTAAATATTAAAATGCAGTTATACCAACAACCTGTATTTCCGTATTATCAATCAATGGGTGTTAAAGAATTTTTTTATCCAGTACAATCAAATGACGAACTTATAGGTTTTTTACATATATGGTGGAACAAAGACAAGATGTCAGGTATAGTCCAGGGAGGGCACGAGGCAAAAGGTTTTTGGGAAACAACATGGTATGATAATATAGAAGATAAACCAAAATTAGAAGATAATGGCATAAAAATAGATTATCACAAGTTACAATTAATTGCCCAAGAAAAAGAAAGAGAACGCCATGAAAAAATAGCGTTACGACTGAAACAAGAAGAAAAACTCCAAAAACTCACTGCTCCCGCCGGTATACTCAAAAAATATCTATCTTAAGATAGATATAATAAATAATTATAAGGAGTATACTATTAATGGCGCGGCCTCAACCTGATATTCTATTAGAAAATAACAATAATGGCTCGGTCATTCAAATATTGAAGGCCAAACACATTTATGCGGTCTTTTATCAAGACGCCCCCATTAATTTACGCTCTATTAATAAGTTAGGTAAATCGGGATTGAAATATAAAAAAGTCTCATTTTCTAATCCCGGACATGCCTATAATTTGGCAGAAAGATTAAACAAACTGTTTTGTACAACCGACTTCGAAGTCTACCGCTTTGCGGAGGGAGAATTAGTAACTGAGACAATATACTAAATGAGTAATTTTCGTGAAATATTTGAGGAGAGCCAGCAGGCCTTGGAAGATCTGCATGTTCGAATAGGCGTCGAATCTAAAAAATTAAAAGATAATCTTAAAGAACAACTTGAATTAAAATTAGAAGCCGACAAAATATACGAAACCAAGTGGGTTTTTTATCATACCATTTTAGGAATAGAGTTACTCGTAGTAATAATAATTCTTATAGGAATATGGTGGAAATTATGA